CGCTCACACAACAACAAACACAAAGGGGGTGGTTCGATGTCTTGGATGACTGGGTTAAACGTGATCGCTTCATATTTGTGGGTTGGTCTGGATTACTTCTTTTTCCCACTGCTTATTTGGCCCTTGGCGGCTGGCTTACTGGCACAACGTTTGTTACTAGCTGGTACACCCACGGGTTGGCGTCTTCTTACCTTGAGGGTGCTAATTTCCTCACGGCAGCTGTGTCAACGCCTGCTGACGCTATGGGTCATTCTCTTCTTCTACTTTGGGGTCCTGAGTCTCAAGGGGATTTCGTCAGGTGGTGCCAACTTGGGGGACTCTGGACTTTTGTGGCGCTCCACGGGGCTTTCGCTCTAATTGGATTTATGCTCAGGCAGTTTGAGATTGCTCGTCTTGTAGGCATTCGTCCTTATAACGCAATCGCATTCTCAGGTCCTATTGCCGTATTCGTTTCTGTATTCCTGATGTATCCACTGGGTCAATCCAGTTGGTTCTTTGCTCCATCCTTCGGGGTAGCAGCAATCTTCAGGTTCCTGCTGTTTCTTCAGGGTTTCCACAACTGGACCCTCAACCCCTTCCATATGATGGGAGTTGCTGGTATACTAGGAGGTGCCCTTCTATGTGCAATTCACGGTGCAACAGTCGAAAACACACTATTTGAAGATAGTGAACAAGCAAATACGTTCAAGGCATTTGAACCAACACAAGAGGAAGAGACCTATTCGATGGTTACTGCTAACAGATTCTGGTCTCAGATTTTCGGTATTGCCTTTAGTAACAAGCGTTGGTTGCACTTTTTTATGCTTTTCGTTCCAGTTATGGGTCTCTGGACTTCTTCTATCGGCATCATCGGTCTTGCTCTTAACCTCCGTGCTTACGACTTTGTAAGTCAAGAGATTCGTGCCGCTGAAGATCCAGAATTCGAGACGTTCTATACAAAGAACGTGCTTTTAAATGAAGGATTACGTGCTTGGATGGCTCCAGTAGATCAACCAGGAGAACGTTTCGTATTTCCCGATGAGGTGCTTCCGAGAGGAAATGCTCTTTGATTTCATAAGACCCTTCGGGGTCTTTTTTATGGTATAATACCTTCGTTGAGATAAATATTTTTATAAATAATAATAGTTATAGAAGGTAAAATGAAAAAGAGTAGAATTGGTGAAATCTTTGGTCGTCTCACAATAGAAAAAGAATATCAATCTCCCTGTAAAAAATATGTTCTTTGCGAGTGTTCTTGTTCCTGTGGTCGCAACACTACTAAAACCAGAAGGCACGAAATAGTTTCTGGTAAAGTTCAATCTTGTGGTTGTCTTCGTAAAGAAAGGTCAATAGAGTTTAATAAGTCAAGATTTGACCCTAATGCAATATCAAAAACAACTGAATATAAGATGTATGCAAGGGCAAAGAGTAGGGCAAAGAAAAACAATTTACCCTTCAATATTGAACTTGATGATATTATTATTCCAGAAAGATGTCCATTGCTTGGTATAGAAATTGAAAGCACGGAAGTTAGAAACTCTCCAAACAATCCTTCATTAGATAAAATTATTCCAGAAAAAGGATACATAAAAGGTAATGTGTGGGTCATAAGCAATAGAGCAAACACTCTCAAAAACGACGCTTCCCTACAAGAACTTCAAATATTAGTAGAAAATCTTAAATCTTATTCACAAAAAGGAAACCCATTATGACCACACAGTATCTTTTATACTTGGTTCTCTTTGTATTTGCTCTGATTGTGATTCTCAATGAGGATCACGATAATGATGATGATCAAGACGGGGGTATTTTACAACCCGTCTATTCCCAAGGACAAAGTTGAAAATAAATAAAGGAGTTCCAAAAGAACTCCTTTTTTTATGCTTACAATACTCGCAGCATTCATAGCATTCGGTATGTTCCTCTTCCTTCTATCCCTCATATGATAACTTCTACAACTCCAGACAAACTCGCAGAGATACTCAGAGACACTTGGCCTGGTCTTTACAGACCTATAAAAATGGATTATAATAAGGAAAACAATAAAGATGATGAACGAATACTGGATCGTAACAGAGAATAAGACTGGGAGAGTAATTGCTCATTGTGGAGATATTAATGATGCGATGATGATGGTTTCTTTTGATCCAGCAAATCGATCATATAAAAGAAACCGATTCATTATGGATCAGGTAATTGATGTATCTTCTACAACTGATAAACAACTTCCTGGACAACAAGGGTTGCCTGCTGGTAAAGTAGAACAACTCAATCCTCATCGTGAAAGACTTCCAGAAGGACAACAAGAACCTATAGTAGTATAAATGGTGAAAAGAGACTCTGATATTACATTTTATGATGAGTGGCACTATGTCTATATCACTCTTAAAGAATTGATAGAAGTTATTATAACTCGAAATAAATAAGTGTAAGTCGCAGTAATTTATGGGACCTCTACATTCTCCAAAAGAATACTTGTTTAATTTATACACAACAAGTTCTGGGGAAGCGAAACGAATGTGGAGGCAGAAGATAAAAGAAGAATGGGGACATCAATGTGCTTATTGTGGATCTGATAAGAATCTTACAATTGATCATATTGTTCCTCAATCAAAAGGAGGACTAGATAATACAAAGAATGTCGTGTGTTGCTGCCATTCTTGTAATCAATCTAAGGGGCACGAGCACTGGAAACTATGGTATGTCCAGCAAGATTTTTATAGTGAAGAGAGATTTGATAAAATACAAGAATGGATGAAACCAGAAGCACCAACAAATCTATATTCTTATCGCCCAAGACGTAATAATATTTCTTGAATAAATAAATCAAGGCAATATATATTGCTTTTTTGGTAAATACCGAATGTAATAAATGGCAACTCCGATTCGTATTAAAAGGTCTGCTGTACCCGGTAAAAGACCTGCGGTTTCTGATTTAAGAACTGGCGAATTAGCACTAAACACGTTTGATGTAGAACTCTATACCCTCAGAGATAGATTTTCGCAGACTGGTATTGCTACGGAAGTTGTTAGACTCGGTGCGGGTGCAACAGTTACTAATATTTTATATGTCACAACAGACGGAAGCGACACAAATACAGGAAGAAAACTTGGAGACGCAAAAAGAACAGTCGGAGCAGCACTCTCAATCGCAACAGAAGGATCCGTTATTAGAGTTTCTGCTGGATCTTATATAGAAAATAATCCTTTAATAGTTTCAAAACAAGTTTCTATTGTTGGAGATAGTTTAAGAGAAGTATCAATATCTCCACAAAATCCAAACGAAGATTTATTTTACGTTTCGGAAGGAAATTATATTGCTGAAATGTCTTACACAGGATCTTTGAATCTTGGTAAGGCAATTTTTTCATTTAATCCAAATCAAGTTGGATTTTCAAGTCAATCACCTTATATTCAAAACTGTACTAATTTTATTCCAAATAGTATCGGAATGAAAATTGATGGTTCTAAATGTATTGGACCTTTGAAATCAATGGTTCTTGATTCTTATACTCAATATAATCAAGGTGGTATTGGAATTTCAATTACGAATGAGGGATATGCCCAATTAGTTTCTCTTTTCACTATCTGCAACGACATTGCAGTTTTCTGTGGAAGTGGTGGTGCTTGTGATCTTACAAACTCCAACTCTTCTTTTGGAAATTATGGTCTCATTGCTGATGGTGTAGGACCTAAAAAATATACTGGAATTGTTACAGCATCTGCGGAAATAAATTCTGATACTTTTGTTGTTGATTTGAATGTTCCTACACTTAATGTAGTTGATGCATCTTATGATAACGTAAGTGGGATTTTGACAGTGACTACAGATAATCCTCATAAGTTTTCTGTTGGCATGGGGGTGAGTATTGCTGGTCTAGGATTTACTTGTCCGTCTGGTCCAGGTATTGTTACATATCCATCTGGAAATAAGGGTTATATTTTTGAGACCATAACGGTTGCTCCTGGAAGATATGTTGATAGTTATAATTTAATTCAGGCAAATCGCCAAGAAATTATTGATAGTGCTTATAATGCAATTGGTATTGCATATCCTGGATTTGTAGATCCAAGTCCAACTAAGTGTAAAAGAGACATAGGACATATTGTTGATGCAGTATCTAAAGACGTTCGTGATTTTACGAGTGAAAATACACTAGCAGCAACAAAAATATATTTTAACATTGATGGATCGGGATTAATTAGTAATGGAATTCAAGGTGAAGTTCCTCAGACAATTGTTGGATTTACTTCAGCAAGAGATTTAATGAAGTTGGCGATTACGAATAATCTAACAAATAAAGATTTGTCTATAACACCAGATCCTTTGACTGGATCTAATATTGATCTTAATTCTTGTGCGAATGTTCGATCCTTTATTGATAATCTGGTTGGAATTATAACAACCAGATTGAATGCAGGAAATATTATTGGTGCTAATGCTTTACCATCTGTTTCTATGGCAAGTACTACATTTAGTGCTTATGTAGGAACTTCTACATTACCTCATACGTATAATTCTAACGGAACTGTTAAAATTGATGTAGTTCGTCCTTTTGATGGTCAGACCATTTATTTTGAAGATTTATATTATACAATAGGTGGAATTTCTGTTGGATCTGGTGGAACTGGATATACTGGAAATGCTGAAGTAACTATTCAAGTTCCAGATACTGGATGGGGAATTCCTGCAACTGCTGTAGCGGAAGTTAAGAATGGTTCTGTTGTTGCAGTTGAAATGGTTTCGAGTGGAAGGGGATATAGCAGTGTACCACCAATTGTTACATTTAGTACTCCAGATATAGGAATAAATACAGCAACAGGAACCGCAAATTTGATTCCAACTTATTATGCAATTATAAAATCAACTCCTGTTTCTGCTGGAATATGTACTATTACCTTAAGTGATAATGTTCCTTATGTAGTCGGTGTTGGTACGCAAGTTCCGTTTTTTAAACAAAGTCGTGTTTTAGCTTCTGGTCATTCTCTTGAATATATTGGTTCTGGTACTAATATTAATGCTGCTCTTCCTAAAAATGGTGGAGTTCCAATTCAAGAAAATGAAACTGATTCTAGGAATGGTGGTCTAGTTGTATTCACCTCAACAGATCAATCTGGTAACTTTAGAATTGGTGATGGTGTTATTATTAATCAGCAAACCGGAACAATTAGCGGAACTTTCTATTCTAAGAGTTTATTTTCAACACTTACACCATTCATTCTAGCACTAGGAGGGGAATAATAGATGGCATTAGCACTTAATGTATTTAAAACGATTACAAAGGTCGCTGGAACAAGTCCAGTTGGAATTTATACTGCACCTATTGGATATACTGGTGTTGTTCTTTTAGCACAAGCAGCAAATATTGGAAACATCACTCAGACTGTTTCTTTTTCTCATCAAAGAACATCTGCAGGAATTGCAGTTACTACGGAAATTTTGAAGCAATTTCCAATTTCTTCAAATGATACTGCAAATCTTTTGGCAGGAAAATTAGTTCTTGAATCTGGTGATGTACTTGTATTATCTGCAAGTAGTGCGACTGATATTAAGTTTTTGGGAAGCATCTTAGAGACACTTAACTAAAAATGGCAAAATACACCAGCGGCAGACAAAAAAACCTTAAGGTTGGAATATCTTCATATAGTGAAGATCTTACTTCAATACAGGTTATTGGAAACGTTGGTATTGCCACGACAAATGCAACATCTAAACTTTGGGTGGAGGGAGATGGATATTTTAGTGGTGTCGTTACTTCTAAGAATTTTTATGTAGGAGATCAATTAGTTGGTGCGGGGGGATCATTTGCAGATTTAACTGTTTCTGGTGTATCAACTCTTGGTATTACTTCAATTAGTCAATTATATGTTTCTGGAATTACTACTCTTGCTGCTCTTGGTGGAATCACGACTACTGGTGGAGATTTATATGTAGGTGGTGATCTTTATGTGAGTGATGATGTATTTTTTGATGATATTACCGCAAGAAATCTTAAAATTACTGGAATTAGCACTCTTGGTGTTACTACAGTCACATATTTAACTGCACAGAATATTAATTCTTCGGGTATTGTAACTGGATCTACATTTAGACCTTCAACTGGATTTGTTCAGGCGGCGGATGGAACAAATGCGTTTTATATTTACGATGGTACTGGAAACGTAGCATTTCAGGGAACTATTGGTGCAAGTCAAATTAATAATTCTCAAGGATATAAAGTAATTGGATTTGCTGGAACTGATATTACCTTTGAGAATAATGTTTATACTGCAGGAGTTACAACTTCTGTCGGTGGTTTTGAGGGAGATTTAACTGGAACTGCGACTACTGCCACAAAATTAGAAACTGCAAGAACATTTGAAATTACTGGTGATGTAGTTGCTTCTTCAATTAGTTTTGATGGTACAGGTAACGTATCATTAGCGGCAACTATTCAACCAAATTCAGTTGAACTTGGAACTGATACATTTGGAAATTATGTTCAGTCTATTTCTGGAACAGCAAATCAAATATATGTTACCTCCGGATCTGGTGAAGGATCCACCCCAGTTGTTTCAATCTCAACTAATCCTATTTTACCTGGAAATGTAACAATTCAAAATGATTTACAAGTTAATAATAACTTAAATGTAACTGGTAATATTACAGTTGGTGGAACAACTGCGTTAATTTATGCTGAAGAACTTGTAATAACTGATAAAGAAATTATCTTAGGATTTACTACTGATGGTTCTGGTAATGAGGTTTCAAATGATATTACTGCAACTGGTGGTGGTATTGCAATTGCTTCAACAGAAGGAAACCCACTCGTAAATTTATATGTTGCGGGAATTCATACTCATCCTAATACCTATAAGGATATTGCCTGGTTTAGGGCAAATTCAATTACTGGACTTGCAACTGATGCTTGGTTATTTAACTATGCAGTTGGTATTGGATCAACTCAGTTTCCAAGTGGAACTCGTTTAGCAGTTGGTAATGTCCAAGTAACTGATACTGAAATTGCAGCTTCTAGATTTATTGGAACTGCAACAAGTCTTGATATTAATGCACTTACGACAATTGTAGATCCTCAAGCGACTGATTTTATTGCAATTTATGATGTAAGTGGAAGTGTTGTGGGTAAGGCAACAATTCAAGATGCTGCCTTACAAGGAATTCAAGGTATCCAAGGTATCCAAGGTACGCAAGGTACTCAAGGAATTCAAGGTATCCAAGGTATCCAGGGTATTCAAGGTACTCAAGGTACTCAAGGCACTCAAGGTATCCAAGGAACTCAGGGTACGCAAGGTACTCAAGGAATCCAGGGTATTCAAGGTATCCAAGGAACTCAGGGTACGCAAGGTACTCAAGGAATCCAGGGTATTCAAGGAATCCAGGGTATTCAAGGTACTCAAGGTACTCAAGGTACTCAGGGTACTCAAGGTATTCAGGGCATTCAAGGAACACAGGGAACACAAGGTACTCAAGGAATTCAGGGTATCCAAGGTACTCAGGGAACACAAGGTACTCAAGGAACTCAAGGTATTCAAGGTATTCAGGGTATCCAAGGTACTCAAGGTACTCAAGGTATTCAGGGTATCCAAGGTACTCAGGGAACCCAGGGCACTCAGGGAACTCAGGGAATCCAGGGAATCCAGGGCATCCAAGGAACTCAAGGTACTCAGGGAACCCAGGGCATCCAAGGAACTCAAGGTACTCAAGGTACTCAAGGTACTCAGGGAACCCAGGGCATCCAAGGAACTCAAGGTACTCAAGGTATTCAGGGTATCCAAGGTACTCAGGGAACCCAGGGCACTCAGGGAACTCAGGGAATCCAGGGCATCCAAGGAACTCAAGGTACTCAGGGAACCCAGGGCATCCAAGGAACTCAAGGTACTCAAGGTATTCAGGGTATCCAAGGTACTCAGGGAATCCAGGGCATCCAAGGAACTCAAGGTACTCAGGGAACCCAGGGCACTCAGGGAACTCAAGGTACTCAAGGTATTCAGGGTATCCAAGGTACTCAGGGAACCCAGGGCACTCAGGGAACTCAGGGAATCCAGGGAACTCAAGGTATTCAGGGTATCCAAGGTACGCAAGGAACTCAAGGTATTCAGGGTATCCAAGGTACTCAGGGAACTCAAGGTACTCAAGGTATTCAGGGTATCCAAGGTACTCAGGGAACTCAAGGAATCCAGGGCATCCAAGGAACACAGGGTACTCAAGGCACTCAGGGAACTCAAGGAATCCAGGGCATCCAAGGAACACAGGGGACACAAGGCACTCAGGGAACTCAAGGAATCCAGGGCATCCAAGGAACACAGGGGACACAAGGCACTCAAGGTATTCAGGGTATCCAAGGTACTCAGGGTACTCAGGGTACTCAAGGAATACAAGGAACGCAGGGCACTCAAGGTACTCAAGGTACTCAAGGAATCCAGGGAATCCAAGGAACTCAAGGAACTCAGGGTATTCAAGGTATCCAAGGTACTCAAGGTACTCAGGGAATCCAGGGCATCCAAGGAACTCAGGGAACTCAAGGAACTCAAGGTACTCAGGGAATCCAGGGCATCCAAGGAACTCAAGGTACTCAAGGAATCCAGGGCATCCAAGGTACTCAAGGAACTCAAGGAACTCAAGGTACTCAAGGAACTCAAGGAACACAGGGTATCCAAGGAACAGTAGGACCGATTGCTGGATCTAATACTCAGGTTATCTTTAATGATAATGGAGTTTCTGGAGCTTCTACTAACTTCACATTTGATAAAACAACTTCAACGGTTCAAATTGGTGGTTCTGCTGGAACTGGTATTGGAATTAATACTAATACAATTACTGGTCCTTCGCAGATTACAATTGATCCTGCCGCAATTGGGAATGATACTGGTGTAGTAAGAATTAGGGGTGATCTTTATGTAGATGGAACTACCACAACAATTAATTCAACCACCGTTGAAATCGCTGATGCTCAAATCGGTATCGCAACCACCGTAGGTACTAATATACTTCTTGATGGAGCTGGAATTGGAATTGGTTCTACAAGTATTCGTAAGACAATTACATGGAACAATACCGCAAGCGCATTGACTTCAAGCGAAGATTGGAATGTCGCCTCAGGTAAACAATATGAGATTGCGGGAACTTCAGTATTAACTTCCACAACTCTTGGAACAGGAGTTACAAACTCAAACATCAGAAACGCAAACCCTGGATTTATTAGTGATAGACCTGAAGTATCACCAGTAGCAAATGATTATCTTCTTTATGTCACTAATGATGGAACTACTTTAAGAAAAGCAACAATTCAAAATGCTGCTCTTCAAGGTATTCAAGGTATTCAAGGTATTCAAGGAACCCAAGGTACTCAAGGAATTCAGGGTATTCAAGGTACTCAGGGAACCCAGGGCACTCAAGGAACACAGGGGACACAAGGCACTCAGGGAATTCAAGGAACTCAAGGAACTCAAGGTACTCAAGGTATCCAAGGTATCCAAGGTATCCAAGGTATCCAAGGTACTCAAGGTACTCAAGGTACTCAAGGAATCCAAGGAACACAAGGACTTCAAGGTACTCAAGGTACTCAGGGCACTCAAGGAACTCAAGGTACTCAAGGTATCCAAGGTATCCAAGGTATCCAAGGTACTCAAGGTACTCAAGGTACTCAAGGTACTCAGGGCACTCAAGGAACCCAAGGAACCCAAGGAACTCAAGGAATACAGGGAACACAAGGAACACAAGGAATTCAGGGTATCCAAGGTACTCAGGGTACTCAGGGAACACAAGGAACCCAGGGTATCCAAGGAATACAAGGAACGCAGGGCACTCAAGGTACTCAGGGAACTCAGGGAATCCAGGGCATCCAAGGAACTCAGGGAACTCAAGGTACTCAGGGAACTCAAGGTACTCAGGGAATCCAGGGTATCCAAGGAACTCAAGGAACTCAAGGTACTCAGGGCACTCAAGGTATCCAAGGTACTCAAGGTACTCAGGGCACTCAAGGTATCCAAGGAACTCAAGGTACTCAGGGAATCCAGGGAATCCAGGGCATCCAAGGAACTCAAGGAACTCAAGGAACACAGGGTATCCAAGGTATCCAAGGAACGCAAGGCACTCAAGGGACTCAAGGTATTCAGGGTATCCAAGGTACTCAAGGTACTCAAGGTATTCAGGGCATCCAAGGAACTCAGGGAACTCAAGGAATCCAGGGTATCCAAGGTACTCAGGGAACCCAGGGCACTCAAGGAACACAGGGGACACAAGGCACTCAGGGAATTCAAGGAACTCAAGGTACTCAAGGTATTCAGGGCATCCAAGGAACTCAGGGAACTCAAGGAATCCAGGGTATCCAAGGTACTCAGGGAACCCAGGGCACTCAAGGAATCCAAGGAACTCAAGGAACTCAAGGAACTCAGGGTATTCAAGGAACACAGGGGACACAAGGCACTCAAGGAATTCAGGGTATCCAAGGAACTCAGGGTACTCAAGGTACTCAAGGAATTCAGGGTATCCAAGGAACTCAGGGAACTCAAGGTACTCAAGGAATCCAGGGTATTCAAGGTACTCAAGGAACTCAGGGAACTCAAGGTACTCAAGGCACTCAGGGAACTCAAGGCACTCAGGGAACTCAAGGTACTCAAGGAATCCAGGGTATTCAAGGTACTCAAGGAACTCAGGGAACTCAAGGTACTCAAGGTACTCAAGGAATCCAGGGTACTCAAGGAATCCAGGGTACTCAGGGAACTCAAGGTACTCAAGGTATTCAGGGTACTCAAGGAATCCAGGGTACTCAGGGAACTCAAGGTACTCAAGGTATTCAGGGTATCCAAGGTACTCAGGGTACTCAAGGTATTCAAGGTCGTCAAGGAATTCAAGGTATTACTGGTCCTGTAGCAGGTTCTGCAAATCAAGTTGTTTATAAAGATGCTTCGAATAATCCTACTGGTTCTAATAATCTGACCTTTGATGGTTCCAATCTTTATGTTGGTGGCAACATTACTGTTGGTGGTACTACTGCATTCCTGGCCGTTAATGAAATTAAAGTAAAGGATAAAGATATTGTACTTGGTATTACTACTGATGCTTTTGGTAATGATATTTCTACCGATATAACTGCAAATCACGGTGGTATTGCTATTGCCTCTACAGTAGGAACACCTTTAATTAATATTGATGTTGTTGGTATTGATAGTATTCCATCCACATATAAGCAAATTATGTGGATTAAAGGTGGTACTTTAGGTGCTGGTACTACTGATGCTTGGATATTTAATTATGGTGTTGGTATTGGTTCTACTCAAGTACCTAATGGAGTTAGACTTGCTGCTGGTGGAATTCAAGTTGAAGATAATATTACCCGAATTAATGCTATTGATGTAGATAAAATTTCACCAAATGGTACTGATTTTGGTGCAGCAACTTATGTTCCAATTGCGAATGGAGATGGAACTTGGGGATGGGGTGCAGTAAGTTCAGCAGGTGCCGCAACAACAAGTTCTATTACAATTAAAGATGAAGGTAATTTAAAGGGTAACGCAACAATATTAGATTTTGTTGGCGCTGGAATAACTGCAACTGTTTCTGGTGGAACCGCGACTATTACTTTAGATATAAATTCTGTTCAGGGGGTACAGGGTATACAAGGATCTCAGGGTATCCAGGGTCGCCAGGGGATTCAGGGTATCCAAGGTACTCAAGGAACTCAAGGTATCCAAGGTACTCAAGGTATCCAAGGTACTCAAGGAACTCAAGGTATTCAGGGTACTCAAGGTACTCAAGGTACTCAAGGTATCCAAGGTACTCAAGGTACTCAGGGAACTCAAGGTATTCAGGGTATCCAAGGTACTCAGGGAACCCAAGGAACCCAAGGAACTCAAGGAACTCAAGGAACCCAGGGAATACAAGGAATTCAAGGCACTCAAGGCACTCAAGGTGCTCAGGGTATCCAGGGTACTCAAGGAACCCAGGGAACCCAGGGAATACAAGGAATTCAAGGAATCCAGGGAATTCAAGGCATTCAAGGTGCTCAGGGAACACAAGGAACTCAAGGTATTCAGGGTATCCAAGGTACGCAAGGAACTCAGGGCACTCAGGGAACTCAAGGTATTCAGGGTATCCAAGGTACGCAAGGAACTCAGGGCACTCAGGGAACTCAAGGTATTCAGGGTATCCAAGGTACGCAAGGAACTCAGGGCACTCAGGGAACTCAAGGTATTCAGGGTATCCAAGGTACTCAGGGAACCCAGGGCACACAAGGTTTACAGGGTCTTCAGGGTAATAATAATGGTGGATTTACTGTTGTTAATGATGAATCGACAAATGCAGCACGATTTATTGTATTTGAAGATGTAACTTCTGGCATTTCTACGAATGTTGGTGTTTCTTCCACAAAGTTAGTATTCAATCCTTCAACTGGTAATCTTGGTGTTGGTAATACAAATCCAGGAGCAAAATTAGATGTTGCTGGTGATATAAGACTTTCTGCTGCTGACCCAGAAATTGAGTTAAATTCTGGTGGTCCAAGATTAAAAGTTCCAGTAGCAAATACTTTAACCATTCATACTGGGGGTGGATTAAATACAACTTCAAACGAAGCAGTAAGAATTAATACTATTGGTGTTGGTATAGGAACCACAAATCCAGTAGCAACTCTACAAGTCAAAGATGCTCTGGCATTTGAGACTACAAACACCACAACCACAAACACCAACCAAGTTGCAGTAGATACTTTCGCAACGGCAACATTCCGTTCTGCAAAATATCACGTTCAATTAACTTGCCCAGGGCAGATTTCAGTATTAGGTGGTATTACAACTGGAGGAAGAGGGTACACTGCAGGAACATTTAATATAAACTTCACAACCTCTTCTGGTAATGGTTCTGCGGCACAAGGAACTCTTACAATTTCAAACGGAACTGTAGGACAATTGAGTGTAATTTCTGGGGGAACTGGATATACTACAAATGATGTCTTGACCGCATCAGGTGGTTCAGGACTTCAGGTTTCTGTTGCATCTACTGGTGCATCTGGTCAAATTCTTACACTTGGTTCTATCACAAGTGCTGGTATTGGTTATACTGCTGGTGTTGGAGTTGGAACCACATCACTCACATTCTTGGGTGGAACTGGAACTGGTGCAGTAGGACTTGCAACTATCTTTGATGGAGTCATTACAAGTTCCCTATTACTTCAGCAACCAACTACAGGAACTGGTGGAACTGTTTATTATTCTGGTTCTAACTACTCGACTGCATCAGTCCTTTCAGTTGATAGAACTACACTCACAAATACGATTACAACAATTACTGGTTCTGTAGGTGTTTCTACATTCACATCACTTACAGCACACGGATTGTTTGTGAATGACATTATCCGTTCTTCTAGCACCTCTAATGGACTAACCGCTGGTACTGATTATTATGTTGTAAGCATTCCAACAACAACAACATTTACTCTTGGAACTTCACTTGGAGTTGGCATAACATTTACTGCTGGTACTTCACTTGCAATTGGTTTCTATCGCAACAGTTCAAATGCTGGAGGACAGGTTGCTTATACAAATGCAATCACGGGAGTTTCAACAAATTATCAAGTCAGTGATATTTTAGTTCTTCAGGATGGAACTACTGCCGACTTTGTTGAATATGCTGGAATTGCAAATAATGATATTCTCGGAACCTTTAGTGCTGATATTTCTGGTGCAAATGCAAGATTACTACTTACTCCAACCTATCCAAACAATAATGTGAAAGTTGTGAGGCAGGTAATTACGTTATGAGTATTATAAGAGATGGAATACAAAGTGCTGATTTAGATGTACCTGTAGTATCTCCAACGCTTAATATAGACTTTGCAAACTCTCAAAGTTTAGACCCACGCATTACATTCACTCGGGGTTCGATTGGAACTTTTGTGAATAAGAATGGATTGATTGAGACAGCACCAGCAAATCAACCAAGATTTGATTATGACCCGATTAGTGGTGAGTGTAGAGGACTTTTGATTGAGGAGAGTAGAAGTAATTATTTTCACGGAACTCAACTTGGAAATGGTGGAAGTGTAAGTGATGGAACTGCTACGGGTGCTGATGGAGTGACTGCTAAAAAGTTTGTTCCTACTTTGGGAAATGCAGTTTTTCCTTCCATTTATAATTTTACAACTTATTCATTCACTGCTGCAAGTGGTGGAACAGTTGATGTTTCTTTTAGTGGTTATTTTACTGCAGTTGGAAATGGTTTGTATGTTCCAGATATTGTAATTCAATTTGATACCGATGGAACATCAAATTACATTTTTGCAGAACTTTTACCTGATTTAACAAATGGAAATATTGTTTCCAAATCTTTAAGTGGTGCATCTGGATTTTCTGAGTTGATTGCTCCACAAATTACATTAATGCCTTTTGGAATGTATAAAGTAGTTTGGAGTATAAGATATACTCAAGGAGCAACAATAAGAAATCGTGCTTCATTTTATATTCAGTGTCGTAGAAAAAATAGTCCGACAGGTGCAACAGGAACTTATTATGCTGATGGTATAAATGGATTTCAGTTTTCTTGTCTTCAGTATGAGATTGGAGCATTTCCAACATCTTATATACCAACAACGACATCATCAGTCACAAGAAGTGCTGATGTTGCTTCTATAACTGGAACTAATTTTACGAGTTGGTTTGGTTCTCCAACAGATTTAAGTGTTTTCTTTTCTGGTGTTGCACCTTATGCTTCTAATAATGGTGCATACTATTGGCAACTTACAAATACGGCAATCACCGAAAGAATACTGTTTAGATATGCTGGACTTCCCCAAGTTATACCTTACTATAATAGTACAAGTATTGGTGGTGTTTTTGGAAATGCAAGTCAAGTTAGAGATATAAAAAGTGTTGCTATGATTGATAATAAAAGTGTAGCAATAGCAATTAATGATGGAAATATTAAATATCAATTTGCAAGATTAAATATTCCAAGAATACCAACTACATCTACATTTTCTACATTAAATATAGGTTCTTCTCATAATGGATTTAATTATTTAAACGGAACTATAAGAAAACTTTCTTATTATCCAAAACGAATATTGGATAATCAAGCAGTATATCTAACACAATAAGAAGATGTCTAAAATACTCATAGGTCGTGGTGATACTGATTTAGATTATCCAATCTGTCGTCCAAGTTTAGATTTGGATTTCACACAAGAAGAGTTAGACCCTCGCATTACATTCACCAGAGGAAGTATTGGAACTCGGGTCAATCGTAATCGTTTGATTGAAACTGTTGATACAAATCAGCCAAGATTTGATTATGACCCTGTGACTGGTGAGTGTAAGGGATTATTGATTGAGGAGAGTAGATATAATGATTGGTTATATTCGGGACAAAATGTAACTACCAGTTGGAGTACTGGAGGTACAGGTACTTTAAGTATAGATACAACACAAATTGCTCCAGACGGAAGTACAAACACAATTAAATTTACTGAAAGTACTACAACTGCGAGTGGAAGAAGATTTAGTCAAAATATAACTGTAGCATCTGGAACTTCTTATACTGTTTCGGTATTTGCAAAGCAACCAACTGGTTCTGCTCCAAGATATTTTAGTATATTATTTTGGAATACTGCATTTACTACTTTTCAAATTATAACTTTTGACCCACTAAATGGAAGAGTTTTATCTAATAGTTCTGGAAATACTACATTCGTAGAAAAATATCCAAATGGTTGGTGGAGATTTGGTGCAACAGCAACAGCAACAGCATCTGTAAATATTGGATTTGATTTTAGATTTACAAATAGTGTTAGTTCTGGTGGAAATAATGGTGGTCCTTATGGAAACTATACTGGTGATGGAAATTCTTATTTGTATTTCTTTGGACCACAAGTTGAAAATGGTGCTTTTATGACTTCTTTTATACCTACTTCTGCTTCAAGGGTTACTCGTTCTGCTGACCTTGCTTCTATGACTGGAACTAACTTCTCAAGTTGGTATAATTCAAGTGAGGGAACCTTATACGCAGACCTCAATAACATCACTACTCGTTCTTCACTTACTTATGATGCATTTGTTTCACTTACAGGAACAGATGTAAATAGAAATGTAATGAGAATTTATACACAAACTGCATCTGGAGGAGCAGCGCAAAACCAATTTTTTGGTGCAGTTTCATACTCTCCTGATGGTTCTTATACATTTAATAGTTTTGATACTACTGTATCTGGAAGTCCTCAAAGAATTGGAAAAGCAATTCTTGCATATAAAAAAGATGATTTTGCATTTACTGTGAATGGATTAAAACCTGCAACTGATAGAAGTGGTGATATTCCTACTTGCAATCAGTTGTTGATTTATGGTGCCTCAAGATTTCAATCGGCACCATCAGGATACATAAAAAGACTTACTTATTATCCAAGAAGACTTAAAGATAATCAACTTCAATATCTAACACAATAAGATGTCTATACTTTCTCTTCAAAAACAATCACAAAACACAGATTTTCCAAATCTTCGTCCTTCTTTGGATTTGAGATTTGCTCTTGCGAAAAAGTTAGACCCACGTATTACATTCACTCGTGGAAGTACAGGAACTTATTTTGGTCCTGATGGCCTTATGAAAACTGCTATTGCGAATGAACCAAGATTCGACCACGACCCAATCACAGGACAAAGTTTGGGATTGTTGATTGAGGAGAGTAGGCAGAACTTATTGACTTATAGTCAAGATTTTAGTAATGCTATTTACGGTCTTGGTAGTGGTGCAATATCTATAAATCTTATTACTGCACCTGATGGAAATACAACGGCAGATGCATTTATAGAAAATACAACATCAAATGCCTACCATTATTTTAATCAATTTATAACAAAAGCAGCATCATCAATTACATATACTTTTTCTATTTTTGTAAAATCAAAAGGAAATAGAAGAGTTGGATTAAGAATTGAGTCCGGTGGTTCTGGTGTTGTAGGAGAATTTAATGTAGTTTCTGGAACAGTTCATTCAAATCCCGGAACTTATGGAAGTGGTTTTTCCAGTGCGTCTTCATCAATAGTTAAGTATCCAAATGATTGGTATAGGGTAATACTAACTGTTACTTCAAATACCTCTACTTCTCTATTCATTCAACTTTATTTGGTTAACAGTATTACAAATTCCTCAGTATATACAGGTGACGGAACATCAGGAATCTATATCTGGGGAGCACAATTAGAAGCAGGAGCATTTCCAACATCTTATATACCAACAACTGCATCTACAGTCACAAGAAGTGCTGATAATGCTTCTATGGAGGGAATTAATTTCTCAAGTTGGTTTAATTCAAACGAAGGAAGTTTTATTTCAAGTCATATTCAAATAGATGTAGCAGATACAACTAAAAATCACGGTTTATTTTCTGTATCTCAATCTGGAACATCTAATTACATTCGTTTGTTTTCTGGTGGTGGAAGAACACCAGTTTTAAGTATAGTTAAGGACGGAACAACAAGTGTATATACACTTGGTTCAATCTTTTATTCTGCAAATAGATTAATGAAAACTGGATGTTCTTATTCATCAACTATAGCATCAAGAACTATTAATGGAAATACACCTATAACTGATAGTTCTGTTCTATTACCGACAAGTCCAAACAATATCATAATAGGTAGTGCTCCTGGAACTGGCGTTACTTATTTAAACGGAACCATAAGTCGTCTCACCTATTATCCAATCCAACTCACCAATCAACAACTCATAAATCTCACCTCATAAATACTAATAAAACATATTATGATTGATTACTACTTAAAGTTTTCATCAAAAGAAGAAGCATTATCGGCACTTAAAGTTGCTGGATATACGATGCCGAAAGAACAGATTTATGAGATTGATGAGAACTTAACAGCATATCAAGATGAAGATTATATCATTTCAGCAACTCATTCTTATTGTATAGATGAAGTTGGAACTATTTACAAAGGTGGTAAGTGGGAACCAAATGAAGCAGGTGAGATGATTACAATTGAAGATCCTATAAAACTTGATGGTTGGCATATTAATGTAAGAATTTTAAGTGGTGATATTGCTGAAAACCTAAGACAATTTGTAATTGATAATCCTAAGACACCTTATAGAATATTCGGGTAATAAATGGCAAACCTATACGGAACTGGACCAAATCAAGTCCCTCTAAACTGTATGCTTGGGAACCTTGCGTTCCAGGATAAGGCATATGTAAGTGTTGATAAGGTTGGTATAGGAACCACATTTGTAGATAGTGGAACATCAGGACAGATATTACAGGTTTATGGTGGTGGTGCTTTTATTAGTGGTTCTGTTGGTATTGGAACCACAAACCCATCACAACTTTTGGATGTAAATGGAAATATAAGACTTCGTGCTGGACTTTATGACATTAATAATCAAGTTGGTACGGCAACATCAGTTCTTACATCAACTGGTGCTGGAGTTTCTTGGGTTCCAATTGCAACAGCAGCTCTTCAGGGTCTTCAAGGTATTCAAGGTATTCAAGGTCGTCAGGGAATTCAGGGTACGCAGGGAACTCAAGGAATTCAGGGTATCCAAGGTACTCAAGGTACTCAAGGAATCCAAGGAACACAGGGAACTCAAGGTACTCAAGGTATTCAGGGCATCCAAGGAACTCAGGGAACTCAGGGTACTCAAGGTACGCAGGGAACTCAAGGAATTCAGGGTATCCAAGGTACGCAAGGAACTCAGGGTATTCAAGGAACTCAAGGAACTCAGGGTACTCAAGGAATCCAGGGTATTCAGGGAATCCAGGGAACACAAGGAACACAAGGAACACAAGGAATCCAAGGAACTCAGGGTATTCAAGGTATCCAAGGAACTCGGGGAACTCAGGGAACTCAGGGAACTCAGGGAACTCAGGGTATCCAAGGTACGCAAGGAACCCAAGGTACGCAAGGAATTCAGGGCATTCAAGGTACTCAGGGAACTCAAGGAACTCAGGGTACTCAAGGAATCCAGGGAACTCAAGGTACTCAGGGAACACAAGGAACACAAGGAATCCAAGGAACTCAAGGTACTCAAGGTATTCAGGGCATCCAAGGAACTCAAGGAACCCAAGGAACACAAGGTACTCAAGGAACACAGGGTATTCAGGGCATCCAAGGAACACAAGGTACTCAAGGCACTCAGGGTACTCAAGGTACTCAAGGAATTCAGGGTATCCAAGGTACTCAAGGTACTCAAGGAATCCAGGGTATCCAAGGTACTCAGGGAACCCAAGGTACGCAAGGAATTCAGGGCATTCAAGGTCGCCAGGGAATCCAAGGAACCCAAGGAACTCAGGGTATTCAAGGAACTCAAGGAACTCAAGGAACTCAAGGAATCCAGGGTATTCAGGGAATTACTGGTCCCGTAGCAGGTTCTGCAAATCAAGTTGTTTATAAGGATGGGTCTAATAATCCAACGGGATCTGCTAATTTAACTTTTGATGGAACTACTTTACAGCACGGTGGTCCTGCTGGAACTGGTATTGGAATTAACAGTAATACGATTACTGGTCCTTCTCAAATTACAATTGATCCTGCCGCAATTGGGAATGATACTGGTGCAGTAAGAATTAAGGGTGATCTTTATGTAGATGGAACTCAGTTTGTTGTTAATTCCACTACTATTGAACTTGCCGATGCTCAGGTTGGTATCGCAACCACCGTAGGTACTAATATACTTCTTGATGGAGCTGGAATTGGAATTGGATCTATTGGTATTCGTAAGACAATTACATGGAACAATACCGCAAGCGCATTAACTTCCAGTGAGGATTGGAATGTCGCCTCCGGTAAACAATATGAGATTGCAGGAACTTCAGTATTAAGCGAAACAACTCTTGGAACAGGAGTCACAATCTCCAATATTCGTTCTGCAAATCCAGGGTTAATTTTTGATAGATCGGAAGTATCTCCTACATCAAACGATTATCTTCTTTATGTCACTAATGATGGAACTACTTTAAGAAAAGCAACAATTCAAAATGCTGCTCTTCAAGGAGTTCAGGGCATTCAAGGTCGCCAGGGTATTCAAGGAACCCAAGGATCTCAAGGAATTCAGGGTATCCAAGGTACTCAAGGCACTCAAGGAACTCAGGGAATCCAAGGTCGTCAAGGAATCCAAGGAACTCAGGGTACTCAGGGAATCCAAGGAACACAAGGAACACAAGGTACTCAAGGAATCCAAGGAACTCAGGGTACTCAGGGAACTCAGGGAATACAAGGAACACAGGGAACTCAAGGTACTCAAGGTATTCAGGGCATCCAAGGAACACAAGGAACACAAGGAACACAAGGTACTCAAGGAACACAGGGTATTCAGGGCATCCAAGGAACACAAGGTACTCAAGGCACTCAGGGTACTCAAGGTACTCAAGGAACACAAGGTACGCAAGGAATTCAGGGCATTCAAGGTACTCAGGGAACTCAAGGAACTCAAGGAATCCAAGGAACACAAGGTACTCAAGGTACTCAAGGTATTCAGGGTATCCAGGGTATTCAAGGTCGTCAGGGAATTCAAGGTACTCAAGGCACTCAAGGTACGCAGGGAACTCAAGGTATTCAAGGTATTCAAGGTATTCAAGGTACTCAAGGTACTCAAGGAATCCAAGGAACTCAAGGTACTCAAGGAATTCAGGGTATCCAGGGTATTCAAGGTCGTCAGGGAATTCAAGGTACTCAAGGCACTCAAGGTACGCAGGGAACTCAAGGTATTCAAGGTACTCAAGGCACTCAAGGAATCCAGGGTATTCAAGGTATTCAAGGAATCCAAGGTATTCAAGGTGCTAATAATGGTGGATTTACTGTTACAAACACCACGACAAATACAACCGCATACATTGGATTTGTAACCGTAACTTCTGGAGTTTCTACAATTCTTGGAGTGGGGAATACACTACTTCAATTTAATCCTTCTACTGGTGCTCTTGGAATTGGAACTGTTATCGATATTGTTCCTTATGATACTTTAAATTCTGGAACTCTAAGTTGGGAAGGTTCTGCCGGACAACTCTTCAGTATTACAAATAATTTAACTACTGGTTCTATCTTCTCAGTTAATGATGTTTCTGGTATTCCAAGTATTGATGTAAATGCTGATGGAACAATTCAACTTGCACCTTATAGTGGAAATACTGGAGTTGGAACCACAAACCCAACACAAAAATTAGATGTATCTGGAAACCTAAGACTTCGTGGAGCTCTTTATGATTTTAATAATCAGGTAGGTGCTGCTGGTTCAGTTCTCGTCTCAACTGGTGCTGGAGTGAGTTGGTCTTCTGCTGGGGCAGGATCACAAGGAATCCAGGGTATTCAAGGAATTCAGGGTATCCAAGGAACTCAGGGTACTCAAGGAATTCAGGGCATTCAAGGTCGCCAGGGAATCCAAGGAACACAGGGTACTCAAGGCACTCAGGGAACTCAAGGAATCCAGGGTATTCAGGGAACACAAGGTACTCAAGGTACTCAAGGAATCCAGGGTACTCAGGGAACTCAAGGAATCCAAGGAACTCAGGGTACTCAGGGAACTCAAGGAATCCAAGGAATCCAGGGTATTCAAGGTCGTCAAGGAATCCAAGGAACTCAGGGAACTCAAGGAATCCAGGGTATTCAGGGAACACAAGGTACTCAAGGTACTCAAGGAATCCAGGGTACTCAGGGAACTCAAGGAATCCAAGGAACTCAGGGTACTCAGGGAACTCAAGGAATCCAAGGAATCCAGGGTATTCAAGGTCGTCAAGGAATCCAAGGAACTCAGGGAACTCAAGGAATCCAGGGCATCCAAGGAACTCAGGGAACTCAAGGAATCCAGGGCATCCAAGGAACTCAGGGAACTCAGGGAATACAAGGTACTCAGGGAACTCAAGGTACTCAAGGTATTCAGGGCATCCAAGGAACACAAGGAACACAAGGAACACAAGGTACTCAAGGAATCCAGGGCATCCAAGGTATTCAGGGATCTAGTAATACATCATCTTGGAGTAAAAAGACAACAACTTATACTGCTGTAACTGGCGATCAACTGATTGCTGATACTTCTGGTGGTGCATTTACAATCACTCTTCCAGCATCACCAACAACAGGAAACTCTGTAAGAATTGCTGATGGTGCTGATTGGGAAACAAATAATCTCACAATTGGTCGTAACAGTTCCACGATTGAAGGTGGAACAGAAGACTTTGTACTTGACATCAAAGGTATTACAGTTGATTTCATTTATGATGGAACAACTTGGGAAGTTTATGCAAATGTTGGACCAAAAGGACAAACAGGAGCAGCCGCAGTATATAATACTGGAATTACAACATCCATTTATGTTTCAGTAACCTCAGGTATTGCGACTGGTATTGGCGGTGCTGGTATTTCAACAGCAGATTCTCAAAGAAATAGAAATAATGACATCTTTATTGGACCAGGAATTGCTTATTCATTCCCATCAACTGCTGGTAAAAAATATATCGTTGAGTCAATTCACTTCACAAACGTCTTTAGTAATGAACTTTATCTGTCCGCAAGACAAGACTTCTTTCAATCCTCAAATAACTGGTTGAACGTTCCAATGGCACAAAGAGTGATTGTTCCTTATCAAGGCGCAACAGAGTTATTATTCAATCAACCAATTATTGCCAATCCATCAGACATTCTTCGTTTCCAAGCACTTGCAGGAGTAGGAACAACTGCTGCTGGTGTTGATGGTGGATTAGATGCGTTTATTGTTTATTCGGAGAAATTTGATACAAACTATGTTGGTGTCGGTTCAACAGTTACGTCTTCAAGTGGAACTGAGATTTATACTTCAACAACTTATCCAACTACAGTTCAATCAGTTCGTATTATCAATTACAATTTGAATATTGATATTGATGCTTCAGTATCCATTTATCGTGGAGGAACTGTAGGAGGTATTGTAACCACGGGTGTTCGTCAAGGATACTTAGCATATAATATGACTATACCTAAAAATAGTGTGGTTGAAATACTTGATAAGGCAAAATACCTTGCGACAAACGATAGTATTGTTGCAGTTGCTTCTACAATTAATTCAATTGCCGTTTGTGTTTCTGGTAAAAAGATAGTATAATAACCTAAAAGACTGAAGATATTATGTCTGTATTGATTGCAATGCCTTGTTATGGTGGAATGGTAAGTGATAAAACTGCTAAAGGTCTATTCAATCTTGGAAAAGAATTGAGAACTGCAGGAGTAGATCACGGACTTTTGACGATGGCAAATGAAAGTCTTGTAACGAAAGCAAGGTCCAGAATTGCAAACTTTTTTATGAATAACACAGAGTATGAGTATATTCTGTTTATTGATGCTGATGTTGGATTTACACCTGAAGATGTCTTCAGGTTATTTGAGAGTCGCAAAGATATTGTATGTGGTGCATATCCAATGAAAGGAATTCCACTTCGCTATAATTATAATATCTCACAACCAGAAGTCAAAGAAGGAGACTTAGTAAAAATTGAAAATATTGGATTTGGTTTTGCTTTGATTCATCGCAAAGTGTTTGAGAGTATTTCTCATAAATATGGTGAAGAGTTGAAATATTATCCCGCAACGAATAATAGTTCTTATCCACCAACGGAAAAAGAGTTTCATAATTCCTATCACTACTTTCTGGAACTGAAAAAAGATATGAGTTACTTACCAGAAGATTTTTCTTTTTTTGAAAGGGCAAAGAGTGTAGGTTATGAAACTTGGTTGAATACTTCTATAAAATTAGCACACGTCGGTTCTCACGTTTATCAAGAAGAGTAAGAAATGACACAAGGAGTTTTTGGTCTCAAAAAGGTTTATAAGAAACAGTATGAGAATGTAACGAACAAAAACTTCGCAAGTTGGCCCGAGAGTGCGACTTATGGATACTTTGGTGGTGGTATTATTGCATCTCCACCACCATCATCTAATTTTTGGATAAGCACCATCAGTCGTCTTGATTTTTCTAATGAAACCGTTAGTAATCCAGGAAAGAACTTACCTTCAATAAGATCTGGTTTAGCAGCAGTCTTAAGTAGTTTTTATGGTTACTTTGGTGGTGGTTCTACTCCTACTCTCATAAGCACCATCAGTCGTCTTGATTTCTCTAATGAAATCGTCAGTGATCCAGGAAATAATTTACCTTCAGGAAGAAGTAATTTAGCAGCGATCTCAAGTAGTTCTTATGGTTACTTTGGTGGTGGTGGTATAAACACAATAACCCGTCTTGATTTTTCAAATGAAACCGTCAGTGATCCTGGTAAGAACTTACCAAGTACAAGAAGTGGATTAGCAGCAGTCTTAAGTAGTTCTTATGGTTATTTTGGTGGAGGTACTAATCCTACTCCTGCTCTTATAAACACCATCAGTCGTCTTGATTTCTCAAATGAAACCGTTAGTGATCTAGGAAACAATTTACCTTCATCAATAAGTGAGTTAGCAGGAACCTCAAGTAGTTCTTATGGTTACTTTGGTGGAGGTAGTAATCCTGGATCCACGAACAATATCAGTCGTCTTGATTTCTCTAATGAAACCAATAGTCTTCCAGGAAACAATTTACCTTCAGCAAGACCTAGATTAACAGCAACCTCAAGTAGTTCTTATGGTTACTTTGGTGGCGGTGGTATTCCTCCTACTAGTGGTCTAGTAAGCACCATCAGTCGTCTTGATTTCTCTAACGAAACCAATAGTCTTCCAGGAAACAATTTACCTTCAGCAAGATATAGTTTAGCAGCAGTCTCAAATACCGCAAAGTTTCCCAGAGTGGGCAATAAGACTTATGGGTATTTTGGTGGTGGAAGATTAGGTATTGTTGGTGGAACATATGTTTCTACTATCAATAAACTTGATTTTTCTACAGAGTCTTCAACTGATATTCCCGAAAGATTACCCACAGATTTAAGTTTTGTTGCAGTTGTAAGTGATTCAAATAATGCATATTTTGGTGGTGGATTTACTGGTGCTGTGATTATTTCTAATATAACACGGTTTAGTTTTTCTAATGATACTGACTCGTCTATTTCAAATTTACCTGCAGCAAGAAGTGCTTTAGCAGCAGTCTCAAGTAGTTCTTATGGTTATTTTTGTGGGGGTGCTTCTCCTTCCCCTCCTATTGTAAATACCATTACTCGTCTTGATTTTTCCAGTGAAACCGTCAGTAATCCAGGAAACAATTTACCTTCATCAAGATCAGAATTAACTGCAACTGAAAGTAGTACTTATGGTTATATTGTTGGTGGGGATCCTGGAAATCAAACTACAATAAGTAGATTAGACTTTTCTACAGAAGTAAATAGTCTTCCTACAAATAATTTGATAGGAGGAAGAGCAAGATTTAGTTCGGTTTCAAATGGTCTATACGGGTATTTTGGTGGTGGTGATTCTCCTCCAGGTGCTATAGTTAATACCATACAAAGACTTGACTTTACAACAGAAGTTACAAGTAATCCTCCAGCAAATTTACCGAGTGTTAGACGATCTACATCATCTGCTTCAGGTACTTCTTATGGATATTTTGCTGGAGGTTTTACTCCACCCTTTAGAGATATTATTACTCGTTTTGATTTTTCAAATGAAGTTTGTAGCAATCCTCCTGTGGTATTACCTTTTGATAGATCTGCTATGGGTGGAACTGCAAACTCAAACTAAATAAGACATCTACATTATTCTTATATGAAATCTGGAGCAACTGAAAGTTCTTTTTATTATCTCAATCAATATTATACAATTCCAAATAATGTTGAAATCTCAAGAAGTATAGAAGAATTAGCACAATCAAAGAAGCAATATAAAATTCTGTGGGCCCACGATAACTGCGATCAACCACAACTCTTAAGACTTCCAGAGTTAGTATCGCAGATTGATCGTATTGTTTGTGTCTCTAACTGGGAAAGAGAGCAATACATCAAGTATAACCGAGCACCAGCAGAAAAAATCACAGTCATCCCAAATGGTGTGGATGAGATGTTCCGTCCATCAGGAAAACCAAAATCAAAGACCTGTATCTTCTTTTCTGCTCCTCATAAGGGTATCACACCATTAGTACCCATCTGGAAAGAAGTCATCAAACATCATCCAGATGCAAAACTCAAGGTGTTTTCTTCAATGTCTCTTTATGGTGCAATTCAACCAGGAGAAGGAGAAAATGAGACCATCACAACTGAGAATGGACTAGAGCCTTCACCATTCATTTCCATCTACAAGGAACTCCAGGCACTTCCAGGTGTGGAGTATTCACCTTGTATTGACCGTGAAGATTTACTACCTCATATTCAGGATGCTGCATTTTATATTCACCCAAATGTATGGGAAGAAACCTTCTGTGTCTCATTAGCGGAGGCAATGAGTTGTGGTTGCTTCCCTATCACAACCGATATGGGAGCACTTCCAGAGACATCATTTGGAAGAGGGAAGTATATTCCGATGTCGGGGCAGAATACTCCAAGAGGTTGGTTGCCTGATGATACATTTCACCAAAACTTTGCGAAAGAAATTATTCAGGCACTTTCATTTTTTGATAAAGAACCAGAGACTTTTTATGCTGCGACAAATGACCTAGCATCTCTAGCAATTCATCATTACAACTGGAAAACAATCGCTAGAGATTGGAGTGAATTGATTGAGGTTGTTACAAAACGAGCAGTTTATATTGATGATGAATATATCTTCAACGAAGTTTATCATAAGAATGAATATGGTATTGAAACCTTTGCTCCTGATGATATTGTAATTGATATTGGAGCACATAAAGGATACTTCACGAAGTTGTGTATGGATATGGGATGTAAGAACATTCATTCCTTTGAACCAGAACCAAATAACTTTGAGTCACTCATTCACAATCTCAAGGACTATAAACACTTTCAACCTTATAATCTAGCAGTCTCTGATAAGAAGGGGCAAAAAAATCTTACGGTCGTGAAAGGATGTAACACAGGTCTTCATTCATTTTATCAACCAAGAGGTATTCCAGTCACAGTTTCAACCATAGGGTTGGATGATATACTCGCACATTTTTCTAAAGTATCTCTAATCAAGATTGATACTGAAGGTTCAGAGTTTGAAATTCTTTTCAATTCAAAGTTACTTAGCAAAGTCAATAAAATCGTTGGTGAATATCACAACAATATTACCTCACATAATCTTGAAGACTTGAAAAAATATCTGGAAGAAAAAAACTTTGAAGTTAGTATTACAAGAAAGTTCAATGAGAATAGCGGCATTTTTGTTGCGATAAATAATAAAAAATGAAACTGAAGAATACTATGTCTAATAACTATGAAGCAATTGCTCTTGCGACTTCTAAGGAAGTTCTAGATGACAGTAATGAGTTTATGCTGAAAGTTCTCAACGAAGCAAATCGTTGGACTGAAAGTGAAACAGAACTCGCACAAGGACGCTCTGATTTTCAGATTGAAAAGTTTATCATTCACGATAACTTTACACTTCCTTCCGCATTCAAGGCAGCAATTATCAATCGTAGAAGCGTAGCAGAAGGACTACTCCAACAAATCATTGAAGCAAAAAGAGCAGCAAGAGAGTTTTATTATAAGTGGGAAGGAAAGGATAAGACTCAACCAATCTGGTGGAAAAATCGTCAAGGTGGTGAAGAACTCACTTGGTATGATATTGATGAATTTCATTTTCACAGAATGCTTGAAGGACTCAATCGTGGTTTCAAGTCTTCAGTAGAAGAACTTGAATGCTTTGATAAACTTATCAATCGTCTTGTTGAATTGAATGGTGGTCAGTTAGTTTCTCGTGACCAATATAATGCAGACCAACCAAACTACTGGGAACGCAGACTTGCAAATCAATCTCTTGATGACCTACTTGCTGCAAAGACTGGCGTAAATGCTGGTAATATTCGTTCTATGAGACGCGCAAGTGCCCCTACGGTTCTTCCTGATGATGTGAATAGAACCAAAGGAACTTTTGGAGATCCTAACAATCCTCTTGATTTCCTGAACGCACTTCAGCAAAATGTTGCTGCTGGTATTGAAGAGATTACTGGTATGGATAAAGCACTTCTTTCGGGTATTGAAGAGAAAGAAGAAGCAAAACAAATCACAAGTTCGTTATTCAATCAAGACCTCAAACTAGAGTAAAATGCCAAAGTTCGTAGGGGATGTTTTTGGACTGAATAATGTTTATGATAAACAGATTCTCAATGTAGAACAGAAGAACTTTGCGAACTGGAGCGAGAGTGCGACTTATGGATACTTTGGAGGAGGTGGTACTCCTACTATCACAGCCCTCATCAGTCGTCTTGATTTTTCTAATGAAACCAACAGTCTCCCAGGAAACAATTTACCTTCAGTAAGACTTGATTTGGCAGCAACCTCAAGTAGTTCTTATGGTTACTTTGGTGGTGGTGCTCCAACTCCTACTTCACAAATGAGCACTATCAGTCGTCTTGATTTCTCCAATGAAACCGTCAGTAATCCCGGTAATAACTTATCTCCAGCAAGAAGAAATTCAGCAGCAATCTCAAGTGGTTCTTATGGTTACTTTGGTGGTGGTTATTCTTTTCCCGCTACTTTTATATGCACCATCACTCGTCTTGATTTCTCTAATGAAACAGTTAGTGATCCGGGAAAAAATTTACCTACAGTAAGAAGAGATTTATCAGCAACCTCAGATAATTCTTATGGATACTTTGCTGGTGGTGCTGTTCCTCCTGGTCCTACTTTTATATGCACCATCACTCGTCTTGATTTTTCCAATGAAACCGTCAGTAATCCTGGTAAGAACTTACCAACAATAAGATATATTTTAGCGGCGACTTCAAGTAATTCTTATGGTTACTTTGGTGGTGGTGCCATTGGTGCTGCTGGTCCTATTATAAACACCATCAGTCGTCTTGATTATTCTAATGAAACTGTCAGTAATCCTGGTAAGAACTTACCTGCAACAAGAGCATCATTAGCAGCAACCTCAAGTAGTTCTTTCGGTTACTTTGGTGGTGGTCTTACTCCTGCTATTATAAACACCATCAGTCGTCTTGATTTCTCTAATGAAACCAATAGTCTTCCAGGAAACAATTTACCTTCAACAAGAGAATCTTTATCAGCAGTCTCAGGAGGTCAATCAGTTCTCAGAGGCAATAAGACTTATGGTTACTTTGGTGGTGGTTTTGGTCTTTCCACCATAGACCGTTTAGATTTCTCTACAGAAACCGTCACAACTCCAACACCTAAGTTATCTCAAGCAAAAGTTGATCCAGGAACAACTTCAAGTAGTTTTTATGGTTACTTTGGTGGTGGAGAACTTCCTACTCCTGCTCCTGTAAGCACCATTGATCGTCTTGATTTCTCTAATGAAACAGTCACAACTCCAAGTCCAAAGTTATCAATCGCAAGAGAAGCAAGTGCTGGAGTTTCAAATAGTTCTTATGGTTACTTTGGTGCTGGTAATTTTAGTTCTCTTATAGATCGTTTAGATTTTACTACAGAAATCACAACAGTCGTAACACAAAGACTATCTCAATTGGGTGGTAGGTCAGCATCAGTCTCAAGTAGTTTTTATGGGTACTTTGGTGGGGGTAGTAATTCTGGTAATGCTACTGTTACCACCATAGAACGTTTAGATTTTTCTAATGAAATTATATCAACTCCAAGTTCTAAGTTATCTATAGACAGACGTGCTCTAACAGCAACTTCTAGTAGTTCTTTCGGGTACTTTGGTGGTGGTTATGCTCTTCCTACTGTTCCTACTAGAATTAATCGTTCTACTATAGATCGTTTAGATTTCTCCACAGAAACTGTATCAACTCCAAGTCCTAAGTTATCCCAATCAAAGTCATTTTTAGCGGCAACCTCAAGTAGTTCTTTCGGATACTTTGGTGGTGGTAATACTCCTACTGCTTCTGTTTCCACCAGAGATCGTTTAGATTTTTCTACAGAAACAGTATCAACTCCAAGTCCTAAATTATCTACAGCAAAATTACAGTTATCAGCACTCTCAAACTCAAACTAATATTATGAAAACCTTTTACTTTATGTCTGGACTTCCACGTTCAGGTTCCACACTCTTGACGGCACTACTCAATCAAAATTCAGAGATACACGCATCCACAAACTCTCCACTTCTGGATACGATACACTATACACAAGAATACCTTTTACATAACTCAGAACAATATAAGGCAACTCCAAATCCACAAGGAGCACATAAGGTTTTATCGTCCATACCTCATAACTATTATTTCAATACTCCACAGAATATTATTATTGATAAGTCAAGAGGTTGGGTCAATCAAATCCAACACATTACAGATTACATTACAAAAGATCCAAAGATTATTTGTCCCGTAAGGTCTATTCAGGATATTCTTTCATCGTTTCTTTTACTCATTCATAAAACTTCAAGAGTTTCTTTTATTGATGAAGCACTTCTTAGAAACAATCTTGAAATCACAAATGATAATCGTTGTGATTACCTAATGTCTCCTCAAGGTATTATCGGACAATCTTATCACGCACTTCAACAAGCATTCTCTAAAGGATATAGAAACAATATTCTGTTAGTGGAATATGATGACCTTACAAGAAATCCACAACAAGAACTCAATCGTATCTATGAGTTTCTGGAATTACCTTCTTATTCTCATAGTTTTGGGAATGTCATTCCGAAGTGTGATGAGAACGATGAGGTTTATAAGTTAGACAATATGCATACGGTAAGAAATAAGGTAGAGAAGATACATCGTGATAACTCAAAGTATCTTAGTGACTATGTTATGAATAAATACAATCATATGGAGTTCTGGCGGCAAACAAGAACTTCTCAGTATTCTGTGTTCGGTTTATAAATGCCTACCTTTTCACTTCAGGACGCAAGAACAGAACAAGTCAAAAATGTAGCATACGGAAACTTTGCATATTGGCCTGAGAGTGCGACTTATGGGTATTATGGTGGTGGGTTTGCTCCTCCTTTTATAAGCACCATCAGTCGTCTTGATTTCTCTAATGAAACCGTCAGTGATCCAGGAAACAATTTACCTTCAGTAAGACATCAATTAGCAGCAACCTCAAGTAGTTCTTATGGTTACTTTGGTGGTGGTGATACTACTCCTGGTGCTATAAACACCATCAGTCGTCTTGATTTCTCTAATGAAACCGTCAGTAATCCAGGAAATAATTTACCTTCACCAAGAATTAATTTCGCAGCAACCTCAAGTAGTTCTTATGGATACTTTGGTGGGGGTTATACTCCAGGTGCTCCAGGTACTCTTCTATGTACTATCAGTCGTCTTGATTTCTCTAATGAAACCGTCAGTGATCCAGGAAAGAATTTACCTACAGCAAGAGCAGAATTGACAGCAACTTCAAGTAGTTCTTATGGTTACTTTGGTGGTGGGTTTGCTCCTCCTGTTATAAGCACCATCAGTCGTCTTGATTTCTCTAATGAAACCGTCAGTGATCCAGGAAACAATTTACCTACAGCAAGAAGATTTTCATCAGCAACCTCAAGTAGTTCTTATGGATACTTTGGTGGGGGTTATATTCCAGGTCCTCCAGGTATTTTTCTATGTACTATCAGTCGTCTAGATTTCTCTAATGAAACTGTAAGTAATCCAGGAAAAAATTTACCTTCAGCAAGAGCAGAATTGCCAGCAACTTCAAGTAGTTCTTATGGTTATTTTGGTGGTGGTTTTAATGGTGCTTACTTAAACACCATCAGTCGTCTTGATTTCTCTAATGAAACCGTCAGTAATTCAGGAAACAATTTACCTACAGCAAGAAGATATTTATCAGCAGTCTCAAATACCGCAAAGTTTCCCAGAGTGGGTAATAAGACTTATGGTTACTTTGGTGGTGGTGTTACTGTTTCCACCATTGACCTTCTTGATTTCTCTACAGAAACAGTAACAAGACTAACACCTAAGTTATCTAGAGCAAGAAGTTCTTTAGCAGCAACCTCAAGTAGTTCTTATGGTTACTTTGGTGGTGGTTATTCTTTTCTCGATACTGCTGATTTTTCTACTATCGACCGTCTAGATTTTTCCAATGAAACCGTCACAGTTCCAACACCTAAGTTATCTCAAGCAAGAAGTTCTTTAGCAGCAACCTCAAGTAGTTCTTATGGTTACTTTGTTGGTGGTTATGGTTCTTTTACCTATGTTTGCACCATTGACCGTCTAGATTTCTCCACAGAAACCGTAACAACACCAGGACCTAAATTATCTCAAGCAAGAGGTGCTTTAGCAGCAGTCTCAAATAGTTCTTATGGTTATTTTGGTGGTGGTGCTTTTCTTCCCGCTTATGTTTGTACCATTGACCGTCTAGATTTTTCCACAGAAACCGTCACAGTCCCAACACCTAAGTTATCTCAAGCAAGAACTACTTCAGCAACCTCAAGTAGTTCTTATGGTTACTTTGGTGGTGGTAATACTGGTATTGCTATTTCCACCATAGACCGTTTAGATTTTTCTACCGAAACCGTAACAGTACCAACACCTAAGTTATCTCAGGCAAGAGATGCTTTAGCAGCAACCTCAAGTAGTTCTTATGGTTACTTTGGTGGTGGTTTTGCTCCTCCTTCTGTTTGTACCATTGACCGTCTAGATTTCTCCACAGAAACCGTAACAACATCAATACCTCAATTACCTCAATCAAGAAGTTTTTTAGCAGCAACCTCAAACTCAAACTAAATAAGATACTTACATCATTTTGATATGAATGATTTACTTTCTAATGTTCTAATTCAACCAAAGGTTCTTACACCAGAGGCAATTGAGTTTCTTATTCATCACGCAAAGAATTCTCATCAGGAACAGATGGGAGTTTTTGACCCAGACAAAGCAAATCAAACTGGAGAAGATCATCCGGGAAAAATTGATTTAAAATCAAGAAATGTAAAGGCAGCAGATATTGAAACTATCATTCCTCAAATCAAAGAACTCTATGATAATATAGTTCATCACGTAATCAATCCTTTTTATGGATTCAAAATCAAAGATAGTGAAATGCCGCAACTATTGGTCTATAATCCAGGAGGACACTACCAGGCACACTATGATGCCGTAGCAAAATGGAAGTGTCCTGATGGAAATATCATCTGGAAGAAGTCTATAGACCGTGATGTATCTACAGTTCTTTTTCTCAACGATGACTTTGAGGGTGGAAACTTTGTATTCCCAGATCTCCGAGTAACCATTCGTCCAGAACCAGGACTTCTAGTTGCCTTTCCATCTTCTCAGTTCTTTGCTCATAAAGTAGAACCAGTCATCTCAGGAACTCGTTATACGATGGTCAATTGGATGACCGTTCAAGGATTTAAGACGAAAGCAGAGCAAGACAAAGAATTACAAGATAAATATGGAGTAAAGGTATCTTAGTTGGTAAGTAAGGTATAGCACTTATCATTTCGGTCATAAGCATAGTCAGCATACTGACCATTTTTTCTAACAAAGTGTAGGAACAACTGCATAAAGCGGTCATTCTCGTGAGTTCTCAAAGGACTTCTCCAGTGAGGTACAATCGTTCCAAGATAAGCAAGACCATCTCCAACTGGTGTGACGACTTCTCTTCTTTTACCAGTCAGGTCTTTGAGTTTGATAGGCCACGCAGCATCACCACAAATATTCATCGTGACTGAAATTTCACAAGATGGGCGGTCAGTATGACAGTTCATCCATCCACCTTTATGATAAGTTGTAGAGAACCAATAAGATGGGATGAGTTCTTCTCCAAGTAGTTCTTCTAGAATTGGTTGAACTCTTTTCATTACAAAAGCACAAGAAGGTGGAGCATAACAAGTCAATACTCTACCTCTCTCTGGATCCCAGTGTCCTTCAAGAGAACCTAAGTCACTCATCGCACCACAGAGATTTTGATACTTGATACTAATTGCTTCTTCTGGTGTAATAATTTTAGGAAGATAATACCAACCTTTTCTTACAAACTCACTCATACTTATAATTACTTTATAGTATGTATTCTACCATAAATACATAAAAGTTTGTTGTAGTATAATTTTTGGAATTATAAAATGCCAACCAATCTTTCTACATTTTTAAGTTCTAATTTTGATGGTGCTCAAGGTACTCAAGGTATTCAGGGAACACAAGGCACGCAAGGAATTCAAGGAACTCAAGGTATTACTGGTTCTCAAGGTACTCAAGGAATCCAGGGCATTCAAGGAATCCAGGGCATTCAAGGTACTCAAGGAATCCAGGGCATTCAAGGTCTTGGTCCAACAGTAAATGTTGTTGTTTATGATACAGGTTCCAACGCAACTTATACTGCTCCCGCAGGATTGATACAGGCTTTGGTTCATGTAACTGGAGGCGGTGGAGGAGGTGGTGGTGCTGACGGGGCTGATACTGCCTCTGGTTCTGGTGGCGGTGGTGGTGGAGCAGGAGGAACTGCAATCAAATTATACACTGCCGCAGAAGTAGGGGCAACTGCAACTTATACTGTAGGCGCTGCTGGTGGTGCTGGTGCTGCAGCAGGCGGAACATCAGGAACCGCAGGAGGAAACAGTTTCTTTATTCCTGTTGGTGCTGGTTCTTCAATTACAGGACTTGGTGGTGCGTTAGGATCTGGTGGAGGTGCTCCTGGTGTTGGTGCCGCTGGTCTTGGAGGACTTGGAGGTAGTGCTACGGGTGGAGATATAAATATTCCTGGTGGTGGTGGTGGTTCTGGGGCGGGTGATGATGTTGCCGAAATTGCTGTTGGTGGAGTTGGGGGGGGATCTTATTGGGGAGGAGGTGGTAGAGGAGGAGCAGCTCAAGGTGGTGCAGTTTCTGCAGGCACTGCATCTGTAACTTATGGTGCTGGTGGAGGAGGTGCTGCGAATATAGATAGTACAACTGGTGCTGCTGGAGGTGTTGGAGATACTGGTGTCATTTATATTGTAGAATATACATAAAATGCCGACAAATCTTTCTAATTTTTTAAGTTCTAATTTTCAGGGAACTCAAGGTGTTCAAGGTATTCAAGGTACTTTGGGAACTCAAGGTATTATGGGTATTCAGGGGATTTCTGTAGTAACTCAAGGTATTCAAGGTATTCAAGGTATTCAAGGTATTCAAGGTATTCAAGGTATTCAAGGTATTCAAGGAATCAAAGGGGATCATTTATTAGGACTTCAAGTTTATACCACAGGATCTGGTGCAACCTATACTGCGCCGACAGGATTGAAGAAAGCAATAGTTTATGTAACAGGCGGTGGAGCAGGTGGAGGTGGCGCTGATGGTGCTGCTGCAGACACATCCAATGGAACTGGAGGTGGTGGCGGTGGTGCTGGTGGAACTGTAATTAAAGTTTATACCGCAGCAGAAATGGGAGCAACTGCCACTTATACTGTAGGATCAAATGGTACTGGCGGATCTGAAACAGGAGGTACTGATGGAACTGCAGGAGGAAATACTACCTTTGATCCCGCCGGAACAGGTGCAACTCTAACTGCAAATGGTGGTGCGTTAGGATCTGGTGGGGGAGCACCGTCAACTGGTGGTACTGGTCTTGGAGGACTTGGAGGTAGTGCTACGGGTGGAGATATAAACATTCCGGGTGGTGACGGTGGTTCGGGAGTAGGTAATGATGTTGCCGAAATTGCTATAGGAGGTATGGGAGGTTCATCATATTGGGGAGGAGGTGGTAGAGGAGGAGCAGCTCAAGGTGGTGCAGTTTCTGCAGGCACTGCATCTGTAACTTATGGTGCTGGTGGAGGAGGTGCTGCTAATATAGATACTAGTGCAGGATCTGCCGGTGGTGATGGAATTGGTGGTGTTATTTACATACTAGAATACTTATAGAAAAATGAGAGTTTGTCTTTTAGATACAGTTACAAAAAAAGTTATCAATGTTGTTTCTCTGAATAGTCCAGAGGAACATAATCCAACACCAGGAATTGAAGTTGCTCCACAGCACGATGGAGATATTGGTTGGACTTGGACTGAATCTGGATGGGTTTATCCACAACCACCAGAACCAACATTAGAAGAACTTGCAGAAAAACAGAGAGAACTTAGAGATAAGTGGTTAAGAATTTATGTGGATAAAATTAATGCAATACGATGGGAAGCATTTACTCAACAACAAAAAAATGATTGGATTGCTTATCGCCAAGCACTCTTAGATGTTCCACAACAGGAAGAGTTCCCCAATACTATTAATTGGCCTATTCCACCTGAACTATAAATATTAAAAAAACACGAGAATGAATAACTATTCTAAAATTCTACATCATACTAGTCCATCCAAAAAGAAAACAACTCCTAAAAGTTCTTCAAGTAAGAAAAGAACTTTTGAGGAGTATGAAGCAGATCAGAAAAAAACAGAAGTAGATAAATTACAGGAAAAAACAGAAGAACTTCAAAGAAATGTTCAGTTTCTTGAAAATTATATTGTAAATCATCACGACGAAGTTTATGAACTTCGCCAAGAACTCAAAAATCAAGTAATACCTATACCAAAACAACAATTAAATGAAGGTTTGCTCAATGAACCTCCAGAAATAAAAAACAGTGATCCACTTACACCCCTAGATCAACAATTTGTAACTGTTCAACAACTTAACGATCATTATCAACTTTTCATTAATCGTATCCAACAGCAGATGGCAACGATTGGTGGAGGTGGTGAAACTCAGTTCAAGTTTCTTGATGACGTTGTAAATTTTATTTTCGTCGGGACTATAAATGATCTCCCAAGTCCAGTAAATGGTGTAATCAATCTTAAAGATAACTACACTTATTTCTTCACAACAACTGTAGATTTAAATGGTAATCGTTTAGTTGCTGGAGATAACACAACTATTCTTGGTGGATCATCTGAGAACTGTAGAATTAAATCTACTGGTATTGCTACTGATGTCGCTTTGTTGAGTAGTGTTTATTCTCTTCCAATCAGAAACATTACTCTTGAAGCACCTTATGCAATCAATCTTCAAGCATCTATTCCTTCAGTTCATGCACTTGATTGGTTCGGAGTTAATTTTACCAACTGTGCAAAGGTAGGTATTATTTCTTCCTATAACAACTTCATTATGCTTGATGGTGCATTTCTTAACTCTCAAGACTTAACTTTTGATGGGACAACTGGTACAGTAGGATTTAATCAGTGTCTTTTCACTGGAAACTTTGGATTAGGTGGTTCAAAATCTATTCTCAATTTTCCAAATACTTTTAGTTGCACTCGTCGTATTCGCGCAACAACTTGCTCTTTTGTTGTTCCATCTGGATATACTGGCATTACAGTTCAAGATGGAGTAAATTTTGCTATTGCAGAAAGTTTTATTCTTCAAACTTGTAACTTCTCAGGTCCAGGAACAAAACTTGGAATTAGTACTCATACCAACATAGATGGTAGAGATGCCTTTTTTGATTCGAACAGAGGTATTGATAATAGTTTTGTAATCGGGCAGTATTATATGAAGGATAATGCCACTCAAACTTCTTTTGCATCTACAGATACCTATACTAAGATTGCTGGTATTACAACAACTGCAGGTGCAAGAAACTCAAAATTTACTCATACAGATAATCGTTTAACTTGCATTGCTGGAGTTGAAAGAGAATATCTTACTCAGGTCACTTTAACATTAGTTCCAAGCGAATATACGAATTTTAAAGTTGCTATCTATGATAGTTCTAATGGTGGGGAATATTTGACAGCATCGGAAGTTACAATGGAAGGAACACAAGGAGATACAAGATCTGTTACTCTTACTGATGTCCATAAACATAATCTAAATGATTATGTTGAGATTCATATATCAAATCTTGAGGATACGAACCCAATCACAGTAACAGATTTAAATGTTTTAGTCACTCAGTTAGGATAATAAATACTCTCAAGAACTCATTATGTTTTTATGAACTTCGTAAAACTTGCCTTAGATAATGGTGGTTCAATTCACCCACTCATAATTCCAGCAGAATATACTAATGGAACTGGAATTATGAATCCTTCCATCTTTGTAGATGGAGATAAGATAAGAGTAATCATTCGCCACGTTAATTATACCTTCTATCATTCTGAAAAAAAATTATTTCAACATCAATGGGGTCCTTTGACTTATGTGCATCCTGAGAATGATATGCACTTAAGAACTCATAATTATTATTGCGAACTGGATGATAATTACTCTATCACTAGGTTCAATAAAATTGATACCTCAAAATTTCCTGATAAAGAACTTTGGGATTTTGTTGGTTTAGAGGATGCAAGAATTTTTAAATGGAACGAGAAACTTTATATCTCAGGTGTGAGGAGAGACTTAGATACAATTGGAACGGGGAGAATGGAACTCTGTGAAATTGTTGTCTCTGAAAATACTGTGGAGGAAGTAGATAGATTCCGCATTCCACCACCAAATGATCCGAATTCTTACTGTGAAAAGAATTGGATGCCAATTCTTGATATGCCATTTCATTATGTGAAGTGGTCCAATCCAACAGAAGTGGTTAAAGTGGATCCTGAAACACAAACTTCGACTACAGTTCATATGGCAGATATGATTCCTCTTCCTAGAGATTTGCGTGGGGGATCACAGGTTCTTACTGTTGGAGACCATTATATAACTTGTACTCATGAAGTTGATTTATTCAATAGTGAGGTTGGAAGAAAGGATGCAAGATACTATCATCGTTTTATAGTCTGGGACAAGAATTGGAATATTACTCTTCATACTAAAGAATTTAATTTTATGGATGGTGATGTTGAGTTCTGTGTAGGAATGGCAAAACATAATGGAAATTTTTTAATGACCTTTGGATTTCAGGATAACGCTGCTTATCTACTTAAAGTTCCTGAAGATTTTATGGAGAAGTTTATAAATGAGAATAGTTGATTGTTTTCCTTATTTCAACGAGAAAGAATTATTAGAACTTCGAATTAATCTACTTTATGATAAGGTAGATCAGTTTATTATTTGTGATGCGAATAAAACTCATAAAGGAGATTCGAAATCTTTTACTTGTAAAGAGACTCTTGAAAACCTTGGCCTATTATCGGATAAAATTCAAGTCCTGGAATTGGATTTACCTTCTTATGAGAAGGAACCAAATGCTTGGGTAAGAGAAAGAATGCAGAGAAATGTTGCAGCAAACCTTATACAAGATGATGATATTTTTATCGTAGGGGACTGTGATGAAATCATCAATCCAGATTTTGTTGAGTATTACGCAAATGTGGCAAAACAAAATCCAAATAATATTTTAAGAATTCCTATGATATTCTTAAATGGTAGAGCAGACCTAAGAGTTTATGGACCTAATAATCAACCTGTTCCCTGGGGAGCTGCTTTTTTGTGTATGAAACATCATTTGCAAAGATATACTCTCTCTGATATTCGTGAGTCTTATGCTCTGTGTAAAAATGATATTGTGTATTCTGATGTCTTTACATATGATAATGGAATCGTAGAAGATGCTGGTTGGCATTTTAGTTGGATGGGAGATTTAAATAGATTAAAAATCAAACAGGAATCTTTCCTTCACTGGGATGAAGTATCGCTCCAAAATAATTTTGAAGCAAAAGAAAACTCTACAGATTGTTTGGGGAGAAAAGATCATATCTTAAAAAAATATTCAGTTAATCTCTTGCCTCAAAAAATATTTGAACTTAAGACAGTTCAAGAGTTTTTATTTCAGTCAAGTTCAAATCAAGTAAAGGAAAAGTATTCGCATTTGTTTATATCATGAGAGTAGGATTTCATAGTTTTCAAATGGGTCAACGGGGGACAGAGATATGTCTTCATAAGTATGCGAAGTACAATAGAGAAATCTTAGGAAATGAATCTGTAATCATTTCTTCAATCGCACATCCAACATATTGTTTAGATAGATTCAAAGACTTTGATGTTATTTTATATCCAGAGTATTGGATCAACGACGGAAGAAATGATGCTCTTCGACAAAAGTTAGAATTGATTTGTGATCGAAATAAGATTGATGCATTTTATGCCATTAAGATGGGAGAGAATGATGGAATTATGCCAACGAACGTGAAGACTTTAACTCATTGTGTCTTCAGAATGGATGATCCACACGGTACAGTTTATGCTGGAGTTTGTAAGTATATGTCAGATAAACACGGTGGAGTACATCCATACGTTCATCATATTTTGGAAAAAGATGCCCCACATATTGAAGATGATTTGAGAGAAGAACTTGGAATTCCAAAGGGAGATTTAGTTCTCGGAAGACACGGTGGATATGAAACTTTTAATCTTGACTTTACTTATGGTGCTATTTCCAGAGCACTCAGTTCTAGAAAAGATCTTTGGTTTGTTTTTCTGAATACCAAAGAGTTCATTCAGCACGAAAGAGTCATCTATCTTCCTTGGACTATGGATGTAGAATACAAGTCTAGATTTGTGAATACTTGCGATGCTATGATGCACGGAAGACTTGATGGTGAAGTTTTTAGTTTGTCTCTTGCCGAATTTTCATTTCGGAATAAACCGATTATCACTTGGAATCCTGTAGAAGTTCCTTGGTATTATGATGTCGGACACATATATTTGATGAAAGATAGCGCAATATATTACCAGGATGAGAACGAACTATATACAATACTTACTAACTTAGATCAGAACAAAATTAAAGATTACGATTGGGGTGAGTATTGTTATTCTTATACTAAGGAAAGTGTTATGGAAGAATTTAATGAGGTATTTTTAAAATGATTTTGGCAAAAAACTTATCACACATCAATACAAATCATAATTTAGCATTTAATTATCTTCAATCTCTCTTTGATATTAATGATCATAAACATAGAGTTCTTGATATTGGGGCAGGAGCAAATCCTTGGGCAATTGAATGGATTACTCACGTTGTAGATAATTTTTTAGAACCTAAAGATATTAGTAATGTATCTAAAAATGAGATTAAAATTTTCAAAGTAGATATTGATGATCCAAGAGAATGGAATGTTGTATTAGAAGATGTTGAAAAGAACGGTAAGTTTGATTTTGTAATCTGTAGTCATACTCTTGAGGATGTTAATAATCCAAAAATAACTTGTGAAATGATTAATCATATTGGCAAGGCTGGATTTATTAGTATGCCTTCAAAATATACTGAACTAGTTACATTTGAATATAAATCAAATTGTGGATTACCTTACAAAGGATACCATCATCATAGATGGATATATCAACTTAATAATGACACCTTGATTGGATTTCCTAAAATGAATTTTCATGATTATATTCAATTTGATTTTGATAAACAGAAGGCAATTGCTTCTGAAATTGCTTTTTTGTGGAAAGATAGTTTCAATTATGAATTCGTAATTCCACATCAAATGCTTGATAATAGAATAGGACCAAACAAACTTTTAGATCTTTTTGAAGACGACGATCTTGTACTTTGAGGTATTGAAATGACTTTTAAATTAGATGCAAAAAAAGAAGTAGCATTAGATTCTCCAGATCATCTTTGTCCCGTTGGGTGTGTGAATGATAATTTTAGTTCGATTGGATTAATATCTGAAGTTATACAATATTTTGGTGGAAAAAAAATTTCTGTTCTTGATTTGGGTTGTTCTGGTGGAAAGTTTGTAGTTGATTTTATTGAAAGAGGGCATGATGCAATCGGATTGGAGGGAAGTTCTAATTGTTTAACTGGAAGCGGAAAATACAACTGGGACAAATACCACAATACCAATTTGTTTCTTTGTGACATTACAGAAGAATATCAGTTGTATGAGAACGATGAGCCTTTAAAATTTGATTACATTCATTCGGAGGAAGTTTTCGAACATATCTCTGTGGATAAGATTGATAATATGCTGAAACAGATTAAAAAGCATCTAAAAGAAGATGGAATCTGTTCCTTTGGTATATCTAAAATTCCTCATGAAGTTGTAATTGATGACCAATTATACATTCTTCATCAATCAGTTTTTCCTCCAATCTGGTGGAAGAATAAACTTATTCAAAATGGATTTGAAATTTTAGATAATGGGCGCAATGATGAAAATTATTTTGGTTATATTTTTAATAATGTAATTAGAACAGATTGTCAGGAAAGTTCTTGTTATTTTTGTTGTAGAATACAAAAAACTCAACAAAAATATAATTCTTCTGATTTGACTGAACTTCTTCATAATTACATTAATCAACCAGAGAACGCAGAACACAACTTTGATTTAGCAGTTTATTATCATGACATCGGACAGACTGCTACAGCAGTTTCTTATTATCTCCGTGCGGCAGAAAGAACAGATGATGACCTTCTTAAGTATGAGTGTCTGATTCGTGGTGCTATGTGCTTTGATTCGCAGGGTACTCGCAACTTTACTGTGAAAGGTTTTCTTCTACACGCTCTTGCGATTTGTCCCAAAAGACCAGAAGCTTATTATCTGATGAGTAAGTTTTATGAAAAGGAAAATAAAGATGGAAGTTGGAATGAATCTTTCACAATTTCTTCTATAGGATTGAAAGTTGCTGATTTAAATCCATCACCACTGAGAACAGTCGTGAATTATCCTGGGGAATATGCGCTTCTTTTTCAGAAAGCAATCAGCAGTTGGTGGTGTGGGTTGTGTGAAGAATCAAGAGATTTACTTTTAGATCTTCTTAAGAATTATCAGATGGCAGATACTTTCCAACAAAAAGCTATTGATAATCTTAAAAAAATGAATGTTGAAATAGATTTAAATCAGTTATTTAAAAACAAACTTCCTATGAACATCAATAATAAAAAAATCTCAACTGAAGATTTTGATTGGGGAGTATTATCTGATGAGGAAAAAAATATCATTGGGAAAGAAATATTTCAAGATCATATCTATGATAGATTTTTTTCAGTAAAAGAAAATGACATTGTAATGGACATTGGTGCAAATGTTGGAGCATTTTCTTATTCAGTATTAAATAAAAATCCAAAACATATTTACTGTATAGAACCTTCTGTCAATTTAATTGACACTATCAAAAATAATTTAAGTGGATTTCCCGTAACTATTATTGATTCTTCAGTTTCTAGTGAAACTTGTGATTTCAAAGAACCTACTGAAAATGATTACATTCATTTTCATCAAGGATTTTATAAATCAAAAACCTTTAAAGACATTCTTAGGGAAAATAATATTAATCACATAGATTTTCTAAAAATTGACTGTGAAGGTGGAGAATATGATGTATTTACTGAAGAAAATAAAAATTTTCTCTTGAATAATGTTAAGTACATCGCAGGTGAGTGGCATTTTACCAGTAATGGTAATTCTATGGAAAAATTTAGAAATTTTATAAATCTTTATTTAAAGGATCATAATAATTATAAAGTGTTTGAACTGAGTGGTAGAGAAATAACTGATATAATCTTCAATGAAGACTTTCTTGTACCATTTGAACAATGGTATAATGAATATGGTCATGCACAGTTTATGATTTATATTGAAAATAATATCGAAGATAAAAAAAAAAGTATTCCGGTGATTGGAACGGCGGTTGTAAATAATTGTTATTGGATAAAACGTCTTTTAGAAAGCGTTGATTATCCAGTTGATAATTTTGTTATTATTAATAATAATGGAAGAGGTCAGCTTGATGAAGAATTAAATAACTTAACCAAGATCACCCACAAATATATTAAAAATATTAAAGTTTGTCATATGCCAGCAAACATTGGATGTGGTGGTGCTTGGAATTTAATTATTAAATCTTATATGATGGCACCTTATTGGATTATTGTGAGTGATGATGTTGCTTTTTGCCCTGGATTCTTAGAGGAAATGGTTTCCGTTGCCGAATCTGATTCTGAGATTGGAATAATTCACGGACACGCTGGAGACTTTGGTGTGGGTAGTTGGGATGTATTCTTAATGAGGGATCATGTCGTTCAAAAGTTTGGATTGTTTGATGAGAATTTATATCCTGCTTATTGTGAAGACTCTGATTACATAATGAGATTTCAACATCATTCCATTAAAAAAGTAATGTCCCTGAACTCAAATTATTATCACGGGCACGGGGATAAGACTGAATATTATAAAGAGGGATGTCAAACACAAAAAAGTGAACCAGAACTTAAAGAAAAATTAGATCATTCAAATAATTTAAATATAGAATATCTGACAGAAAAATGGGGACCTGGTTGGAGAATGTGTAGCCCTGAAGATTTACCATTTAAAGGAAAGGAACATTCAATTTCAGAAACAACATATGATTTAAGTTTTGTAAGAAGAAAACATCTAGGATTTTAAAATGAATAATTTAATTAATTTTCCTGTCATAAATTGTGTGACACTAGAACAATCTAGTCATAGGCATCAAATTATTTCACAACAAGTTGAAAAATATAATTTAAATATTAAATTTTGCTATGCTTATGATGGTGTAAATAATTCTTTAAGTGATATCTCTGATGTTTCTAGTCCTTTTTTGGGTGAGATGAATCGAGGTGAAATCTGTGCGGTTATATCTCACCTTAGGGCTATATCTGAATGGTATACAAATACGGATGAGGAGTATGGATTTTTTTGTGAGGATGATGTTTTACTAGAACTAAATGAAAAATGGAATTTCACATGGGATGATTTTATTAATCATTTACCTTCTAATTGGGGAATCATACAACTTTCTTTAATCAGAAACTTTGAAACCGAAACTTCTGATAGTGCAGATAGGTTTATGAAGTTTCATTCGTATGTATGGGATAATTGGTCAGCTTGTTCTTACATTGTTTCAAGAAGATATGCAAAACAACTTATTGATTTTCACTGTAAAGGGGAAAATATATTTGATTTAAATCTACCATATTATCCTAATACAGTTCCTTTTATTGAAAATGTTTTGTTTAATGCAGACAATAAAGAAACAGTATATACTCTTCCATTGTTTGTAGAAAATACGGAGATTGCGTCCTCTTTTTATCCTAAGTTTATTGAATCAAATCTTAAGGATAATCAGAAATATTCTTCACATTTAGTTCGTGATTGGTGGGAAAAATATGGAAAATCTAAATCGGTAGAATGGTTTTTCAGTGAAGATTCGGAAGATCAAGAAGAAACAAACTTTTTATTAGTCAATCCTGGATATGTAAAAACCAGAGGGACTTGTTGGATTGTTGATAATTTTTATGAGAATCCAGATCAGATGAGAGAATTTGCTTTAAAACAAGACTATCTTGAAGGTGGTCTTGGAAGAGGATTCATTGGTAGAAGAACTCACCAGCAATTTTTATTTCCAGGTTTAAAGGAAAGATTTGAAGAAATAATGGGTAAAAAAGTTACGGGATGGGAAGGATATGATATGAATGGTAGATTCCAGGTTGCTTGGGCTGGAGAACCTTTAGTATGGCATTGTGATAATCAACAATGGGGTGGAATGTTATATCTAACTCCAAATGCTCCTTATCAATGTGGAACAACTTTATATGCTCATAAACAAACTAGAGCAAGAACTTTTCATGATGAAGGATGGGATGCTGCTTGGAAAGATATTCCTGGAGATCCACATTTAGATGGAACTCCTTGGGAACCTGTAGATGTTCTTGGAAATGTCTATAATCGTCTTGTTATTTTTGATGCTAGTGCCATTCATTCTGCTTCAGAGTATTTTGGTACGGTGATGGAGAATGCGAGATTGTGGCAGATGTTCTTTTTTGATGCTGAACCCGATTGACAGAATCATATAATTCTCTTATAATATCAAAGTCTTCAACTTCTTTGTATCTTTGAGAATGAAGACCTTCTCTGTGGTGGGAGAAGTGAAATGGTGGTATAATAAGGGGAGAGAAATCTCCTCTTTTTTCTTATATAAATTAATATAAAATAACATAAACTATGAACTTTACTGTATATTCAAAATCAGAGTGCCCTTATTGCTATAAAGTCAAACAAGTATTGGAATTGACAGGAAGCAACTTTGTGGTGTATAATTTAGGAGAAGATTTTACTAGAGAAGAATTCACAACAGAATTCGGACCTAACGCAACATTTCCTCAAGTTCTTTGTGAAGACAAGAAACTTGGGGGTTGTATAGATACAATTAAATTTTTGAAAGAAAAACAAATTGTCTAAAGTAAAGATAAATAATAATGACCACAGAAATCGTGGCATTGAAGTTCTATTATATGGAGGAAACAGAAAGCAAACCTATCCTTTCCATATCATTTTTGAGAAGATGGTATGCTTTCTAAATCGGGAAGTTACCATTTATTTTGAATTTTCTTTTTCATTAAGGAAAAAAATAGTTTCCCGGAGAAAAAAAGATGTTAGCAGTTAGTTTAGTTTTCGGTTCATTTTTAATTGTTTTATTTTTTATTCTTGGGATTGTGCTTGGATGGGTTTCTAGAGAATATATGATGGAGCATCAAGACAAACCAAAACTACACCCAGAGTTTTTTGATCAACATGGTAATGTAATTCCTGATGAAGTGGTTGCCGTAACCTTTCAAGAAGGATTGTTTGACGATTATGATGATGAAGATGAAGAAGAATAATATTATAAATTAACTTATAGAAAACTTTATTTTTAATTTTTATGACTACAAAACCGACTGTGACTAAAAAATCACCAACTACGAAGATTTTAAAAACAACTACACCAAAAACAAAGGCAGCAGTTGAAACAATTCCAGATCTCCCCACAAATCCTTTTGTGTTTGAAATTTTGAACGCTGTCTGTAAGCAAAGAAGCAATGCTAAAAAAGTAGAGGCTCTCAGAAAATATGACCATCCTTGTCTAAAAACACTTTTTATTTGGAATTTTGATGAAAGTATTATTTCTATGCTTCCAGTAGGGGATGTTCCTTATGCAAGCGTTGGGGAACAAAATTCTTTCAGTGGAACTGTTAGTGAGAAGATTACTGATGCCGTTTCTAAAATGGAAGAAATAGGTAGCAATTCTCTTGGATCTCAGGATCAGGGACGTTCTTCAATTCGTAAAGAGTATCAAAAATTTTATAATTTTGTAAAAGGTGGCAATGATGGTCTGAGTTCTCTTCGTAGAGAAACAATGTTCATTAATATTCTACAAGGACTTCATCCACTTGAAGCAGAAATTCTAATTCTTGTTAAAGACAAGAAACTGCAAACAAAATATAAGATTACAAAAGAAATTATTGTTGAAGCATACCCTGACGTTCAGTGGGGGGGACGATCATAACTATAGTTTGGAGTTTAGATAATGAGAAATAAAACACAAGAAACGTCTGAAAAGACTTTAAAAGAAGAAAACCATATGGAATTTTGGACACCAGCGGAAAAAGAATCCTGTAAGTCACGCTACGGTTGTGAAATAATGGTTGAAAATGGTTCTTATGCTGAAGTCTGTACCAAAGAAGCTCCAAATGATGCTTACATTATCAAATACATGGTAGATGATAAGATTTGTTTTGATCTTACAAGAGGAACAAGAACTCGTTTGTTTGATATGTACTGGGATAAGTTTCGTGATAATCTGAAGAGTATTAGTTGGGGTTATGGTAAGCATAATCCTAAGACTTGGGGATATAAATCTCCCGAAAAGAAAAAGCGAAAGTGATTTCCCATATGGGGTAAAAAATTTTCGGGGTAAAAATTCCCTATTAAGATTTTTCAAAAAAGTAGCGAGATGATACAATTTAGTATCTATTGCTACTTTTTTTATGTTGTGATAGAATATATACTATAACGTTCATCCTACGGGACGGAAGTAAGCCGACGCGGAACGGATCGTTCATTCGCTATTCGCAAATAGCGAACGCAAACGCCGACTGAAGGAACGCTCTTTAACCTAAAAACTAAGGAGAACCCTAATGTCACAAGTCGTATATCGTGGTGTTTCTTATGACACCGAAGTTCGTCGCCAGCAACAGCAGGCACAACAGCAACCCCAACAGTATAATGAGACTTATCGTGGGGTTAAGTTTGTAAAGGAGGTGAAGTGATGAAAAAACTCAACTTCCTGCAACTTATCAAAGAACAAAAACAAAAAGAAGAGCGTCGTCATTTAGCACAATTAGCACAACTAATCGGAGCAAAATAATGGCAAATCTCATAGTCTCAATGAGTGCTGGAATCGCTCTTTTGACTATTATTTTATCAATGTATATTCAGTGGCTTTATAAGTGATATTTTTTCCAAAGAGAGGATTGACAAGTCCTCTCTTTTTTTGTATAATCAAAACAGAATATTAATCTAAATGGATAAGGACAAACTTAAATTAATTATTCGGAATATGGAACTGCTCTTGGACGCACTCAAGGCAGAAGTATATCCAGATACTCAGCAATATAAGTATGATGATATTCGTCCAGAAGAAGTTGATTATGATGAGGTTTTTAACTAATGTCGGTAAGAGCAAAAAAACTTATAAAATTGCTTGGAAGATTAATTAAGCAAGATCACTTATATTCCGATGAACAATTAAAGGAAATGAAATCACAGTTGCGAATTATTAAGGAAGAATTTGCAGAACTAGAAGTAAAAACATCAAAAGGATTTGGTAAAAAATGAAACCAATTAAAGCAAAAGACCTTCTTGAACTGGATCGTCATATGAAAGTTGTAATGATTCGTCAGACACAACTTCCTCAGACTCTTGTTTATCAGGCGGGTAAGAACGATTATTCGGAAGATCCCATTCACACCAAAATGACTCCTGGTGAAAAAGATTGTGGTAAATGGGTAATTGAACAACTTCTCGCAAATGAAAGAGGTCATTGGGGACCGCTGGAGCATCCTGCCATCTCTCTGGACTGTGTTGGATTCGTTCATAATGTGATTGTTCAGGCAAGAACTCACCGTGTTGGAGTATCCTTTGATGTTCAGTCTCAGCGTTATACTGGTCGTCGCGTATTGAAGGTTGCTAAGGGAGAACTGAAACCAGAAGAGGTTTATTATGTGCGCCCAGAAGGTCTCTACCTGGACCGTAAAGGGCACAAGTACGAATGGACAAGGGAAGATTATGAAAGGCAGTTAAAGTTCTGTCTGGCGGCATCTGAGAGGTATGCTGAGGGTTACGAACAGCGTGGTATGGCAGAGGAACATCTTCGTGACTACCTTCCTCAGAACATTCGTCAAAACTTTGTGGTCTCATTCTCTCTTCGTGCCGCACTGCACTTCTTAGACCTGAGAGCAAAACTGGATGCTCAAGTAGAGATTCAGGCACTTTGCGAAGGTATGGTCCCTGTAATGAAAGAATGGGTTCCTGAAATCTTCAGTTACTATGAAGAAAAGCGTCTGCACAAGGCACGTCTGAGTCCCTGATCTAAATAATCTTACATATTATTAAAACTTATGGCAATATATCCAATTATTCATAAAGAAACTGGCGAAAAGAAAGTCGTTGAAATGAGTGTTAACGACATTATGCAGTGGTATAAAGACAATCCTGAATGGAAAAGAGATTGGTCTGAGGGGTGTGCTACTCCCGGTGAAGTGGGAGATTGGCGCAATAAATTAATTTCTAAGCATCCTTCATGGAATCAGGTATTGGACAATGCAAGTAAAGCACCAAAATCAACTGTAAAAAAACTCTAATATGGCAAGAAGAAAAAGAGCAGAGCAACCAATCGGGGTTGGTCTTACAACTCGTCAAATGAAGCGTAAAAAACCGTTAAGTGCTGAATATCTAGTAGATATTGACCCACTTACCGAAAATCAAAAGAAACTTTTTAATTCTTATGCCGCCCAAAAGCACTTGGTTGCCTATGGGTGTGCCGGTACGGGTAAAACTTTTATCACTCTTTATAATGCTCTTCGTGAGGTTTTGGATGAAAGAACACCCTACGAAAAAATCTATCTTGTTCGTTCTTTAGTTGCCACAAGAGAAATTGGATTTCTTCCCGGTTCTTATGATGATAAGTCGGACATTTACCAGATTCCTTATAAGAATATGGTGAAGTATATGTTCCAACTTTCAAGTGATGCCGAATTTGAGATGCTTTATGGCAATCTCAAGGCACAGGAAACCATTAAGTTCTGGAGCACTTCATTCCTCAGAGGAACCACTCTCGATAATTCTATTATTATTGTGGATGAGTTTCAAAATATGTCATATCACGAACTAGATTCTATTATCACTCGTGTTGGTGAGAACTCAAAGATTATGTTCTGTGGAGATGCGTCTCAGAGCGACCTTCAGAAAACAAATGAGCGTAATGGAATCGTTGATTTTATGACCGTATTGCGTAAAATGCCATCATTTGATATAATCGAATTTGGTGTAGATGATATTGTTCGTTCTGGACTTGTCAAAGAATACATTATTGCAAAACTAGAAGCAGGTTTTTAATGTTTAATCATCTTGATAATGTACTTCCTCAACTTGAAAGAGAAACAATTGATGGAGTCCGATATTATTCCGTACCCGATGAAGACCAACTACTCAAGTTGGTCTCTATCACTTCCGTAACCAGTCATTTTAATAAGGAAATCTTTGTTAAGTGGAGAAAAAAGGTCGGCACAGAAGAGGCTGACCGTATCACCAAAGCAGCAACAAGTCGTGGAACAGACCTACATACTTTAGTTGAGAACTATCTTTATAATAGGGACCTTCCTCCTGTTCAACCCATATCAGATTTTCTTTTTAAGATTGCTAAATCTAATCTGAATAGGATTGATAATATCTACTGTCTGGAAGGAGCTCTATATAGTAAACAACTTGGTGTTGCCGGTACTACTGACTGTATTGCCGAGTTTGATGGAGAACTTGCCATCATAGACTTTAAGACTTCTAAAAAACCAAAACCAAGAGATTGGATTGAGAATTATTTCGTTCAGGCTATGTTCTATGGAATGGCACTTTACGAGATGACAGATATTAAAGTTAAAAAACTTGTAATTATTATGGCGTGTGAAAATGGTGAATGTGTTGTTTATGAAGAAAGAGACCTGAACAAATATATGAAGCTTGTTGTGGAATATATTAAAAAGTTTGTGAATGATAAACTTGAACTAATGTCTGCTTGACTAAACTATTATTTTATCTTATAATACATATTATTAATGTTAAATTATGGCAAATATATTAGAGACATTTCTAGAAATTAATATAGAATCTATGGAACAAACGGAAACGAACAAAGAATTAGAAAAAGCAATAGAAGATAAGTTTCTTACTCCTTCCAAGTTTGCTTTAGAAATTGAAAAAATAGTTGCGGAAGAAAACTGCAATTATATTGATGCTATTTGTCATTATTGTGAAATCAACGGTATTGATGTAGAATCGGTTACTAAACTAGTCTCCAAACCTCTCAAAGAAAGATTAAAGTATGATGCGATTAGTCTTAACTTTATGAAGAAAACTTCCCGTGCTCGTTTGCCTATCTGATGTCACCTTTTGAAACTTATCAAGCATATTTGGGAATTAAGAATCATTTCACCAATCCCAAATATGATTACTTTAAATATAAAAAAACAAGAGCAACACTTACATCATTTAACAAACGCAAAGACCGATATTTTTTCGAGAAAACCAGTCGTAAGTATTCCGATAAAGAAATAGTAGATTTTTTAGTATCAAACTTTATAGTAGCAGATAATCCCCAAAGCATATGGATTGGCGAAATTATCAATTCTGGAGAAAGAAACTACCAGGAATGGATGAAAAGACAGCAGAGTTTGAGTTACTTGTTCAAGGAGCAATCAACCGAATTGTTCTCGGAAGTAAAATTAGAAGATGCTCTGAACTGCTCCAAAGGGCATCCACCAATTCTAAAAAAATTCCTGAGCGGGAAGATTTGTATTGAAACTTTGGTAATTTATGATATAATATTCCTGTTCGGGAATAAGTTTGACAGGAAACTTCTGGACCCGGTGTGGGAAACCGTAAGTTTAAAAATTAAAAAGTATATGCCGTTTCTAAATATTGATGTGTTTCAGTACAAGCGAATTTTGAGGGATATTGTAAATGAGTAGTTTTTTTGATTCTGAACTTATTCAGGAAGAACTAAAAGAAATTCACGAACTTCAGGAGTTTATATACAAAAGTATTTTAACTTTTGGTATGATGCCCCGAGAAGACAAACTGGAACACATTGAAAAAATGACACGACTGCTTGAAAAGCAGCGAATTATGTACACCAGACTTTCTCTTTCTGACGACCCAGAAGCGGTAGAAATGAAAGAAAACCTAAGAAAGTCAGTTGCTCTGATGGGATTTCCACCAGAGACTGATATGAGCATTCTTTTTGGTAGTATGACAAAAACTATTGAATCACTTAAAAAGTATCTTGACTGATAAGTGATTTTTTGTTATAATATCTAAGTAAATCTCCCGAATCCAAACTATCCGAGGTATCTAAAATGGGTTTTGCCGACCTTAAAAAACAATCTAAACTTGGTTCTCTCACCGAAAAACTGGTGAAAGAAGTTGAAAAAATGAATAATAATACATCATCTGGCGATGATCGTGTGTGGAAACTTGATTGCGACAAATCTGGTAATGGTTACGCAGTCATTCGCTTTCTGCCTGCTCCCGATGGTGAAGATCTGCCCTTTGTGAAACTTTATAGCCACGCCTTTCAAGGTCCTGGCGGTTGGTATATTGAAAATTCTTTGACCACTATGGGGCAAAAAGATCCCGTTTCGGAAATGAATACCGAACTGTGGAACAATGGAACTGATGCAGGTAAAGAACTGGCACGTAAGCAGAAGCGCAAACTGACTTACATTAGCAATATTTACGTTGTGAAGGATCCTGCTAATCCTGAGAACGAAGGTAAAGTCTTCTTGTTCAAGTTTGGTAAAAAAATCTTTGATAAACTCACTGCTGCAATGCAACCTGAGTTTGAAGATGAGGAAGCAATTGACCCCTTTGACTTCTGGAAGGGTGCTAACTTCAAACTGAAGGCAAAGAATGTTGCTGGTTATCGTAACTATGATTCCAGCGAGTTTGCGAATCCTTCTGCTCTCCTAGACAACGATGATGAACTGGAATCAGTCTGGAAAAAGCAATATTCTCTTGCTGAACTCGTCGCTGCCGATCAGTTCAAAACCTATGACGAACTGAAAAAGCGTCTTGGTTATGTTCTGGGTTCTAAAGGTTCTTCCCGTGTGGATGAAGAAGTTGAGAGTGAGGACAACACCCGTGGTTCTGCTCCCGACCTTGATGACGAACTCCGCAGCGAACTTAATAATTTGAAACCGACTCGTCGTGCTCCCGTTGAGGATGATGATGACGATGCGCTTTCATACTTCGCAAAGTTGGCATCTGACGACTGATTCTGTGCTATAATACGGGGGAGGTCAAGGGTCTCCCCTTTTTTTATGAAATCTGATTACTACATTGACCGAATTACAAAAAAACAGGCAGAAGAACTTCTACTGACCTATCACTATCTCAAAGATATTTCAAAGGATTTTAAGTCTGGGTATAATTATGGACTTTTTAAGAAGAATGATTTCTCTCCTTTAAATATTGGACAATTGCTTGGGGCAATAATTTTCACGGGTCTCCCTGTTCCAGAAATTGCCAAAGGCGCTTTTGGTCTAGAACGAAATGAACAACAAGGACTTTTTGAACTTTCGCGTCTCTGCATCCACCCAGACATACAATCTGGTGAGCATAATATCACTTCTTGGTTTGTTTCAAGAGCGATTAGACAGTTACGGAAGGATACTGAAGTTAAAGCAATTATCTCTTACGCTGATAGTGATTTTCATTCTGGCACAATCTATCGCGCTTGTAATTTCCAATATTGCGGACTCTCAGACCCAAAAAAAGACTTCTACTTTGCAGACGGAACTAAACACTCTAGAGGCAAAGTTAAAGGTGCTGCAGGAGAATGGAAAGAACGCTCCCGCAAACACCGATATGTAATGGTCTTTGATAAGTCTTTAAATCTCTTATGGTGAGGTAACTCTGGTATTCTCGGTCTTAATAGTCTTATTATCTACATATTGCGATGACTTACCATAAGTCATTTCTCTTCTAGTATCAAGAAGAACTTGTTGTAAATATCTTGGTTTTAGGACGTAAATACCTCTTTTTTCATTGTTCTTACGAACTTCATATTCGTAATTAGTTATTCCATTAACAGGATTGAGTGTAGTAATAATATTATCTGGATTTGGAATTGTAAAATCAGAATCCACAACTTTACCAGCGGGAAGAATTAAACGATCTTGCGAATCTTTGACTTCTGTAGTTTCATAATGGTGAATTGCATTCAAATCTTCACCATAAATTTCTTCCGCATAATCATAAATTTGTCTATCAGAAAGGGGCCATTGATCTCTTACATTTGTAATTCCAGCAGTTACTAATACAACCCAATCATACTGAACACTTCCGTAAAGTTCTTCTGCAACAAGTTCTGGACGTGATCCATCGGGAATTTGATACTTATCAAAGATAGTGAATACATTTTGTAAGTCATCACGAAGTTTAACTCTACGAAATAGATTTTTTACAAGTAAATAATCACTTGAAGACTTTCTATTCGATAAGAATGATTGATACTCTAAGTTTGGAAGTTCTCTGAAATAGCTCATTAGAATCCTGTTCCCTCTGCGCCTATTCCTGTATCGTAATCCTCAGCATATATTGGGCTGAGTTCTTTAAAAGTAAGACTTAAAACTATATTTACTGGTGCTCCATCAGAATAAGTTGCGTAAGTTCCAGAACCAGTATAATTAACTCCTACTCCAGTAAGAGCACAAATTTTAAATCTATTTAGATATGGATGACGATTTCCTCCACTCATATATTCAAGTCGGAATACATCAGGTGCCTTTAAGAATAATCCACTACCAGTTCCTACTCCTTGTCTTTTTGCAGCACTATATTTTTTAAATTTTCTAATGATTTGTTTGACTACTTGTGCTTCTTTTTGTGAGCGAGGGACCATATCAAATGCAAATGAAAATGGCTGTCTTAAAGAAACACCTGAAAAAATTAATTCAATATTCGAGTTAGTGACTGCTCCTGCGTATCTTGAAAGAGTTTTATCAATAGATGTATTTCCTCCAAATAATATGTTAGTTCCTAGTTTTATTCCTAAAGCAGTATAAAATTTTTGAGCTGATCCACCAGTAAGTTCATCAAGTGCTGTGTTTGCAGTGTTTTTTATTGCGTTTATATCTAAACTTCCTAAATTTTGTAATAAACCTGCTGTTCCTGCTTCTAATGGATTTAAAGAACTTTCTCCCCATCCAGTAGCATTCGTATCCTTTATGTCTTCAGGAATAGGAAGTATAAAATAATCCAATTCTTTCTTTACATCTCTAGGATCTCCTGCTGTTGGTGCTGCAAGAGGAGTGGGACTATTTTGGACAGGTGAAAATCCTGGAGCTTTATATTCAAGCGCAGTAATCTTTAAATAATCATCAGAAGAATCAAGCTTAGTAAGTGGATATCTTAACAGTTCTGCCATTTACTTTTTTAACTATTTAGACGAATATTTCCAAAAGGTAGTTTTCTTAAATCGCTGAGCTCTTCTTGATAAACCTCATACATTCCTCCAGCAACTTCATCCCAAGTATATTGCCTTTCTTCTCCCCAATGATAATTAAATCCTCTAAATCCCCACTTATATACATTCGTAACGGCAACTAGGGGGTTTTGATCGTATCTTGTATTTGGAGTCTTAGCATTATAAACAAAAATGTAAAATGCTCCTGCTCTTGGGGGGTCTTTAGTTTCTCTAAGAATGCCCATTAGTTCAAGCATTATATCATCCGCTCTTTCAGTTCCATTCAGTTCTTTTACGAGTCTTGCTACTCGATTTCTTTTTGATTTTTGTTGAAGAGTCTTTCTTGGCATTACTTGATACCGAGTTCGTTTTCCGTAATTACCTTAAATTCGTATCCACGATCAGCACACCACTCTCTTGCTGCTTCCCACTTGGATTGATTTTTGGCATATTCATAGACCTCACTGATATATTGCTTAGTTTGTCTCTTTGGTTTTGGTGGAGGAATTGTTTGTCTTTTTGGTTTAATCTCAATCATATACTTTTTAATTGCTCCACTACTTTCTTTCACCTTAATTAGAAAGTCGGGAAAATAACGATGAGGTTTTCCGTCTAGTGGAGATTTATACCAAACAAACATTTCTTCATTGGACCATTCTAAAATGTTTTCATTTGTATCACAATATTTCATAAATTTACGTTCCCAACTTGATCTATAGTATATTTCACAGGGATTTCCTTTATATTTTTTTGGAAATTTTGGTGAGTATTTCCCTTGCAAAAATTTTTTCATTTATTTTTATCCCATTTCCATTGCCCCTTTATTCTTCCAAGCACAAAATCTTGTCCCGGACTTTCAATAGATCTTTTATTAATTTTTCCATTATTCCACCACTTTGTTCCTTTTGATAAACCCAATTTATCATTTGGGGGCCTTATTCCTTTTTCTTTTAAAGTTTGTGATATTTGTTTGCGTTGTTTTTGTCCTTCTTCTGTTTGATAGTAATTTAATCTATCTATTGATTTTAATTTTTTATATTCTTCTGTATGTTTTTTTCCAGTCCAAAAATTTCCGTATAATTTTTTATACTCTTTTAATCTTTCACCTTTTGGATCAGGTGCAGATTTTCCTTTATTTTTTAAACTTATTTTATTTTTAGTTTCTTCCGTATGATTAAATCCCAGTAAGCCTTCTCCACCTAATGTTTGATTATATTCTGGGTTAATTTTGCTAATCCAAAATTTTTCTCTTTCTAATAAATTATCCCAATCTTTACATTCTTCTATTTTTTCAATATAAAAATTTTCTTCTCCATATTTTACTATTGCTTTTGCTATTCCACAATTTAAATGTTTTTTATGTTCATTAAATCTTTTATTTAATGATCTAGATGTTATTCCTATATATTTTTTATTATTGATTTTATTAATTATTTGATATACAAACATTATTTTTATGTTAGGTCTCCCTTATATTTATAATTTAACTTTCCGTTGTAAGAAGACATCTAAATAACTGTAGCATAATACTCATATAAGGTATTTAGAGTGTCGACAATAAGACCCAGAAAAATATCTACTTTCAGATCACTCTTTGGAAATCTAGCACAAACATCTCATTATCAAGTAATTTTTGGAGGACTACCTGTTCCCTTGACAAATTATTTGATACGCAGGTCAGTAACTTTACCATTTGTTGCTGAAAATGCGGGTCTGCTTTGTTTCAATGCATCTCTTCCAACAGCATCCTTTGCCACTAAAAATGTTGATGGAAACTTCACTGGAGTTAGTGAAAAATTTGCTACTGCCAGAATGTATGATGAAATTGGATTGGATTTTTATGTTGATAGTAATTATCAACAAATGAAGTTTTTAGAATCTTGGATGGAATTCATTGCAAGTGGTTCTCATAATCCACTTGGAAGTAGTTTGCCGCCAGTCAATCAGGCAAATGCAAACTACTTTATGAGAATGCAATATCCAGAAACTTATAAGTGTAGTTTCACTAGAATTTTAAAATTTGATAGAGATTATAATCAAGAAATAGAATACAGGTTTATAGGTCTTTGGCCTTATGCTATGAGCGCACCTACAATTTCTTATCAATCATCTGAGATTATGAAAGTTTCTGCGACATTTAAATTTGATCGTTACATTGCAGGAAGAGCACTCAGCATCAACACTTTTATAGGTGATGATAATAACAAGCAATCAACTCAAACTGGAGATGTAACAACATCTAGACTGATTCCAGTTCGTGGTAACAGTGGTGTTGTTTTTTATGACGCTAATATAGATACGAGAACAACTGCTGAAGTTAATAGAAGATTCTTTGATGCTCAAGGACGCCCAGTTATCAACTAAATAAATTTACTGAAGTTTTTAGGTTATTATGCCTTTACCAACAATTGCAACACCAACTTATGAGTTGGAAATTCCTTCATTAAAGAAGAAAATTAAATACAGACCTTTTCTAGTTAAAGAAGAAAAGATTCTGATTATTGCGATGGAGAGTGAAGATCCAAAGCAAATTGCAGACGCATTAAAAACTGTAATTGGAAATTGCATTCTAACTCGCGGAATTAAAGTTGATCAATTATCAATCTTTGATATTGAATATCTCTTTCTAAACATTCGTGGAAAATCAGTCGGTGAAGATGTTGATGTTCTTTTAACTTGTCCAGACGATGGAACAACACAAGTTCCTGCAACAATTAATCTAGATGAGATTAAAGTAGTTGTAAAATCAGAACATTCGAGAGATATTAAACTTGATGAAAGTTTAACTTTAAGAATGAAATATCCTTCAATGCAAGAATTCGTTAAGAATAATTTCTCAAACGAAGATAATAGTGGAATTCAAGATACTTTTAATATGATTGCTTCTTGTATTGAACAAATTTATAGTGAAGAAGAATCTTGGGCGGCGGCAGATTCTACCAAAAAAGAATTAAATGAGTTTCTAGAACAACTGACTTCTCAACAATTTAAAGAAGTTGAAAAGTTCTTTGAAACGATGCCTAAACTTTCTCATACTGTTAAAGTTAAGAATCCAAATACTGGCGTCGAAAGTGAAGTTGTACTTGAGGGTTTAACATCTTTTTTCGCCTAGGAATGGCGCACGAAGATCTTGCGTCATATTATAAAACTAACTTTGCTCTCATTCAGCATCATAAATATTCATTAACAGAGTTAGAAAATATGATCCCTTGGGAGCGCGAAATTTATATTACTTTACTCCAACAGTATATCGAAGAAGAAAACCTGAAGAATTCACCGAATGGCTAACGGAACTCCTACAAGTAGTATTGAACTGATAGGTCTTCAAAGTCAGGTAGAAGGAGTTCGTTCGGAACTTGTTTCAACTAATAACGGTCTTATAGGAATTGCAAATTTAATTCGCACTGACGGTGCCCAAGATCAGCAAAGACTTTTAGATGAAAGAAGAGATCAACAACTTTTATCTGAAAGAAAAATTAGAATGGGTCAAGAAGAAGCACTTGAAAGGCAAGTATCTGCTTCTTTTGTAGAACCTGTAAATAAATTAGAAAGAAATTTAAGTTCTACTTTTGGTAATATTCAAAAAGCTTTAAATTTTTTGTTTGTTGGTGCTGTTAGTGGAGTATTCTTAAAAGGTTTAGGTAAAGCAGTTGATTTAGGTAAAAGTACTCTTGCTGGAGTTGGAAGTCTTTTAACAAATATTTTTGGTGCGATAGGATCTGGACTAGGAACTATTAAAAATGGTTTTGGGTCAGTTTTAAAGTCTATTGGTGGGGTTGTGGATGATATATCAAAGGGAATATTATCTCTTGCTAAATCTCCATTTAAAGCTATTGCTGATGCTTTTAGTAAATTATTAGGAAAAGGAACCCCAACGCCAACACCTACTCCAACTCCGAGACCAACAACTACTTCACCTGGAGGTGGTGGTGCTTTAAGGTCTCTACAAAGATTTTTGGGACCAATAACACGACTTGCTTCTGGATTTGGTGCAGTTTCTTCTGCTATGGAGGGGGATTATGTTGGTGCTGGAGTATATGGCGCTGCTGCATTATTACCAAATCCACTTACAGGTTCGGCAGCTTTAGCATATAGTTTTTTTGGAGATCAAATAAAAGAAGGGTTGTCTAATATTACAAATCAATTTGGAAATTTTGATTTTCAAGGTTTATCTATTCCAAATCTTTTTGGAATGAATGATGGAGAAACTAATTTAGATGCCTCAAGTGCTTCTGCAGGTTCTGCAGGAGAAGTGGCAGCTCCTGTTACAAGCACAACAACTTCTGCAGCACAACCAGCAGGACCACAACGACTTCAAGTAATTCCATTTAGATCCGACCAATCTCAAGTTCAAACTCCACCAGCACAGCAAAGGAACTTACAACCTCCCGCAGAACCTGCTCCAGATGTTGTCTATCTTCAAAGTGGCAATCAACAAGAATCTACAGTTGCTTCTAGTGGAGGTGGAACTTTAACTGATGTTCCATTAATTCCTTCTGCAAATCCTGATAATTTTTACACATTATATGCTCAACTAAATTATAATGTGGTGATATAAAATGGCAATAAAACCTACAATTTCTCTCAAAGGTTTAAGATCTTCAGCAGCACAGACAGGGAAAACTGCTAAATCAATACAGTCTTCTTTAACTTCCAATATAAAGCAAAAAACAAATTTATATTCAAGTATTAAAACTATTAAAAAAAGAAGAGAAGAGAGAGATCGAAGAAATATTTTACAAACTCAATTACTAGCACCCACTCTTGTCAGAGCAAGAAGGGGTCCAAAATCTTTAGCGACAACAACTCAACAAGGATTGAGTATTGGTGATAGATTGATGGGATTTTTAAAGTATGCAACTGCAGGATGGCTTTTGAGTAATATACCAACCTGGTCTGCACTAGGAAATCAACTTGTTAGAAGACTTAAAACTGCTGGAAGTATTTTAAGTAATTATGGTGATGAGACTCTAAAAGTATTAACGGGAATTACCAATGTTTTTGGCGCAGCTCTTACTAATATTTCGAGTTTTGATTTCTTAGATAGTTCTTCAAGATTAAAAAATTCATTTGAAAATTTAATGACAAATGTTGATGATTTGGGAAAAGGAATTATAGATGCATTTAATGTAATTCTTCAACCTTTTACTGATATTCCTCCACTTGGTTCAGATCAATTAGAAAGAGAAAGACAACAACAAGAACAGGATAGTGGAACAGGACAACCCCAACCACCATCTGGAACTCGTGGAGGAAATTCTGATTTTTGGACTTTGGTTGCAGTTGTCTCTAGGGAAGATAGTGATCCTCAAGGGCAAGCAGACGTAGCACAATCAATTTATAATCGTGTAGCATCTGGTGCTTATGGATCTAAAAATATTCGACAACTTATTTTAAGAGAAAGTCAATATCAACCAACTTGGGAACGTCCAAAACCAAGAAGTGATAGAAAACAAATACCAAATCCAGAATGGTATGAAATTACTGACGCAGAATCTGCAGCAAAAGCAACTGGATTTTCTGTCTCAACTATAAAGGGAGTTGCTAACAATATTACAAATCCAACATTACAAAAAGAAGCAGTAAAATTTGTTGGTGGAAGGACAGATTTTAAAGCTTCAAATAATCGATTTTCTGGATCAATTCAAAGAAAAGCAGGTGATAATAATTTTGGATGGCAGTATGGATATAGTGGAACAACAGTTGGGCAAATTCCAAATTTAGGTTTAACACCGCCATCAACATCTCCACCTCCAGCAAGACCTGTCCCATCATCTAATTTTGCTCCAGTTTCTGGAGATAGCGGTTCTTCTATGGGAAGAAGACCTGCAAGAGTTCCTTTTAGTCCATTTAAACCTAATTCAGGTGCTGTTATAACTTCTGTTATGGGATTGAGGAAGGGAAAGCCTCACACCGGATATGATTTAGCATCCCCTTCAGGAACTCCACTTTATGCATATTTTTCTGGTATTGTTACACATGAAAATCGTGCTCCTGGAAGAGGTCCCGATCACGGAGCTGGGTATGGGTATTGGATTATATGGAAAGATGATGTTTATGGATCATATCATTTCTTTGGTCACATGTTAAAGCCTGCTGAAGTTAAAAAAGGTCAAAGATTTAATCAGGGAGCATTGTTAGGATATGTTGGAAGTACTGGAAGATCTACTGGACCTCATTTACACTGGGAGATCTCAAAAGATGCTCCAGATTCAATGGGAAATTTTAAAACTCGTGAAGATATTCCAACCTGGTTAAAAAATCACCCAATTAAGAAAACTCCAACCCAAGTAACACCTCAATCAAGACCATCAGTTCCATTAGTTCCTACTCCAGCAGCAACTACTACTCAAGAAGAACAGCAAGCACAAATAGATAGTTCTTATAGAGAAGGTCTTGCGGAAGGAATAACGCAAGAAAGACAAGGAAGAAAAGTAGTTGTAATTGATGATAGAAGTTCTCCCATCATACAACAAGTTGTGTCAGGTGGCGGTGGTGATGGCATTACATTTTCAATTAATGAATCTGCCTTGTTAAATAATTTTATAAAAAATAAACTTCTCTTAGATTTAAATTACGTCTAATGTCAATTAAACAGTCAATATTTGAAGAAATTACGATTGAATCAAATGATCAGTCAAGAACTGTAGATATTACATCAGGTTCTGTGATGATTGATTATTATGAGGATATATTCTCACCAACCATCACTGCAAAAATCAGAGTTATTAATACGGGTAATACAGTTGTCGGTGCAGATAGTAAAGATAATCAATTACAAGCAATTTACACTGGTCTTCCTTTAAGAGGAGGAGAGAGAGTTGGAATGAAAATTGCTGGAAATAGAGAGGGAAATCCAGGACTAGATTTTTCATTTGATCCTAAGACTTATTTGTATGTTTCTAGCATAAGTGATGTAATTGCCGAGAACAACAAAGAAAGTTTTACTCTTCATTTAGTGTCTAGGGAAGCAATCACAAATGAGACAACTAGAGTTGCTAAAAAATATGCAAACTTACCAATTAATGAATCCGTAAATAAAATTCTTACAGATGTATTGAGAGCAAATAAAATTGGTACATTAGATCAAACATCAAATAATTATTCTTTCATTGGTAATCTTAGAAAACCATTTACTGTTCTAACTTGGTTAGCTTCAAAAGGTGTTCCAGAAAAATCGGGAAGTGGCACGGCGGGGTTTTTCTTTTATCAGACAGTTGATGGATTTCAATTTAGATCAATTGATTTATTAACTCAACAACCAAAAAAAGAGACCTTTACATATAGTGAAGCAACTGAAACTTATGATGCTGAAGGTCAGAGAACGAATAATGACTTTAAAATTTTAAATTATACGATACAAAAAAATCAAAATTTAATTGAAAAACTAAGATTAGGAACATATTCAAATGTCAGATATTTTTTCAATCCATTAACAGGATCTATTACTGAACCAGGCAAAGTTACATTCAAGTATAGTGATTATGCAGACAATACAAACAATCTTGGAAAAGAATTAATTAATTTACCTAAAATTTCTGATAATGCTGGGAAAACTTTAGGAGATTGTCCGACGAGAATTATTACAGGAGTTCTTGATGTTGGAACAATGCAACCGGGAATTTCTACAAGCACAAATGCAGATCCAACAGAATACCAATCGCAAGTATTGATGAGATACAATAATATGTTTATGCAAACTTTGAATGTGATGGTTCCTTCAAATACAAATCTGAGAGCTGGTGATGTAATTGAATGTCTATTTCCTAAGATTTCAAGAGCATCTGCTAGAGAATATGATGAGGATCAAAGTGGTCTATATATGATTAAAGAGTTATGTCATCATTTTGATGCTACTCGTTCTTATACCTCTTTAAAATTAATTAGAGATACTTTTGGTAGAAAATAAACAAATATGTTAGACCAATCATTACTTCAAAGTCATTTTATAGGTAGGGATGGTTTCCGTTGGTGGTTGGGGCAAATTCCTCCTGTTGAAGTGTGGCAAGAACAAGCAGATAAAAATGGTTGGGGTCTTAGAGTTAAGGTTAGAATTCTTGGTTATCATTCTCTTGACCCTAATGATTTGAGTGATGAAGAATTACCTTGGGCTCAGGTAATGTTGCCAACAACTGCTGGATCTGGTGGTGCTTTTTATGGCACAAATCCAAAAGTAAGACAAGGTGATATGGTAATTGGGTTCTTTATGGATGGTGATAATGCCCAAATTCCTGTCATTATGGGTGTATTGGGAAAGACGGATACTTGGGGAGATTTAAATTATCAAAATCCATTTACACCTTTTACTGGATATACTAAAAATATACCAAAACCAGATTTATCTATGAGAGGATTACCTACAGGGACTCCTACAAATGAAGGTACTATCACTTCAGGAGGAGTACCTCCGGCAATTGATCCTAATAAAGGACAAACAGCATCGAGTGCAGTAGGAACAAAAGTTGTATTGGCAAATACTTGTGAGAACACAACTCAACCAGTAATTAAATCGGAAATTGATAATTTACTTAAATGGATTCAAGATAAACAGGCAAAAATTGGCGAATATAATTTAAAAGTTAGAAATACTGCTGAAGTTATTAAAGGTGCTTTGGGTTGGGTAATCAATGAGATGTTTAAAAGGTTAGAATTATTTCTAGTGGGTGATGAAAAAAAACCTGGAATCATACCAAGAGGAATACAAGCTTTATATATTGCAGTTTATGGAGCAACATACGCTGCTACTCAAAATCCAGCAATTGCACACGAAGCAGGATGTAGGGCAGAAAATGCCTGTATTGTTCCAGTCCAAATACTTGAAAAGGCGATTATTTGCATTAAAAATGCAGTTGTGGATGGGTTAGCAGGATTTATAGTAGAAATTCTAAACTCACTTATTCAAAATGTAAAATCTTTTGTAACATGTGCCGCAGAACAATTTATTGGTGTAATGTTAAACGCAGTTGTAGATCAAGTTTCTGCTGGTTTAACTTCTGCCCTAGATGGAATTCTTAGTATTTTGGGAGTTGCTTTTAATGTTGCTAGTTTCTTACGAGGAGGATTAACTGGTTTATTCGGATCTCTTGATTGTGGGCAAAGTAATACAAAATGTGACGGAACAAAAGAATGGATTATTGGTGTTGGCCCAAAAAATCCTCAAAGTACTAATCTTCAAAATATTATGGATGCAGTTAATAATGTATCATCTCTTGTGGAATCAACGGTTCAAGGAGTATCTGGAGTATCACAAAGTTTTCAAAATTCTGTAGATTCAATCAATTCGGCTGTGGATATTTTGAATGGAAATTCTTCTCTAGAATTTGGGGGAGACATTAATTCTTGCTATACTGGAACTCCAACAAGTTGTGGTCCTCCAACTCTTAAGATTTTTGGTGGGGGTGGTATAAATGGCGCTGCTGCTCCAATTTTTGGATCTATAATTCAAAGTACATCTTTATATCAGAACGTTTTCCAAACAACTAGTATTATTGGAGCTACTATTACAAATGCAGGTTCAGGTTATCGTTTCCCACCATTTGTTGAAATCACAGACAATTGTGGATTAGGATACGGAGCAAAGGCAAGATCTGTAATTAATGATAAGGGAGAACTTGAGGCGATTTATATTGTATCTCCTGGAATTGGTTATCCAATTGGAGATCAAGAACCTAGTGGAGTTACGGATACTGTAATTCAATCTTCTGGTCTTAATTACTCTGAAGGTGATACGGCAACTGATGATTTTGGAAATGAATATGATTTAACTATTGAAGATGGGCGTATTATATCTGCTAGACCAATAAATAGTGTTGAAATTACAGATCTTCCTAGAATTACTGTAAATTCTGAAACAGGATTCGGTGCTGTTATAAGTCCAGTGTTTGGTCCTATTTTCCTAGGAACTAAAATTCAAACACAAATAGATTGTCCAATATAATTTAAAATGGCAGATATCGCACTAAAATTAAATTATGAAGCTAAGGACTTTATTAGCGTTGGTCCAAATTTCGTAATTACAACTAATGATCCTCGACCAAACGCAGATTCATCATCAATTTTTAACATATATTCTTTTACCAAAGAAAATAATCAACATCTTCAAACTTTTAATGAGTCTGGATCTTATAAGATTTTAAATGACAGAGGTATTGAAATTTCTGCGGGTAAAAAAGGATCTGAAGGTGATGTAGATATTTGTATTACGGGTCAGGGTGGAGATATTACAATTACAGCAACAAGTACTGGTGCAGTCAAGATAAGAGCACATACTGTAATGATAGAAGCTGGAGAAGATTTAGATCTAAAAGCAGGTAGAAATGTTAATATAAATGCGGGATCTGGAAGAATTAAATTAGAGGCTGACAAAATAGATGAAATTGCGATAAATGGTAATGCAGTTACTAATAATTTCCTTGTGAGGGCATTTTCTTTGGCACATAATTATGATGCAGTATCTCAAATAGCACAAGGTCAAGATTTACTTTCATCAATACTAGGATCTGTAGGAGTAATCTAATGGGACTTATTTCACTTGTATTAAAATTTTTAGGGTTCCCAGATTTTCCCGAAAAAGGAAAAAAAACCTTTAATTCCACTGAAACTACTTTTGGTAGTAATGTAATTATTTCAGGAGAAACCGTTCAGCAAAGTAATTCTGTAACATTAAGAGAAAAATTACTTTGTGGTAACTTATGGATGCTTAAAAATCCATTTGATCTAAAACCAGTAATTCCAAATATTTTTGGTTCTTTTGGAATTATTGCTGGATGGTCTGGAGTCTTTGTAACTGGAATCACACAAACTCTTGGAACAGTTTTTGAAATTGGATCATCTATAAAAACAGGTGCCTTAGATGTGGATTATTCTGCAATAACTAATAATTTTGCAGGATTAAAGGCTGACGTAGTTCCAGAGCATTTTACTGTTACTCCATCGGATGATTTAACCTCTCCAAAGGGGAATTTAAATGGGTTTTGGTCATTTAATGGATTTAAAATATCAACAGATCCAGATGCAACATCAGATATTCGTTTAAAAAAGAATATTGAGAGATTTGAAAATGGTCTGGATATTGTTTTGGATTTAAAACCAGTTCGTTTTGATTGGAGAGAAGATAAGTGCCCTTCTTCATTTTTACAAGAATTCAGAGAACCTGATGATGAATATGGTTATCCTGGAAAAGTTAAAAGACAATATGGACTTATCGCACAAGAAGTTGAGGAAATCGCTCCTGATCTTGTCGGTGAAAGAAAGATGTATGATGAAAATTATAAGTTAATTCGCTATGAAAAACTTGTTCCTATTTTAATCTCAGCAGTTCAGGAACAACAAAAACAAATTGAAGAACTCCAAAAACAGATTAATGATCTAAATCAACAAAATAAATAAAGAACAAAGAGAGATTGAATAAAAATGATTGATGAAAATTTGAGAAGTGATGTTCTTAAAATTCTTGAAGACGAACAGAATCAACTAATTGGGGCCTTAGAATCTCAAACTAATTTAACTGTTCCCGAAACAATTACAGTTGTTGAAACAGAACAAAATTCTGATGGAACTTTAACTGAAAAGGTTACGGAACAACCTAGTAATTATATCAACGAAGGAGTTGATTCAGAACTTAGATCTAAGTTCGCTAATGAAGCAGAAACTCTTCAAGCATTCTGTAAAATCATAGATGATGAAATTATTTCTTTGAATAATCAAATTAATGTAAAAAAAGAACAAATTGTTATTTTATCTGACGAAGCAGCAACTGGTAATTGTTGGCCAGGAATTGCCTACAGTGGTGGTATTTTTAGTTTTCTGGGAACATTTTATGGAACTAATGTTACTGTAAAGGAAGAGGTTGAAAATCTTCGTATATATCCAAATGTCGCAGGACCTACAGCAAGATATGATATACTTAATCCCTTTGAACCAGACTCTGTAAATAATCTTACTCCTGAATATTCTGGATATGGATATCGAAATTTGCAAGATCCTAATTTCTATAAAAATAAAGATAGGACATTAACTGGAAATAAAGTTGATGGTAGTGGAGATAATATAGGAAATGGTAGATTTGATATATCAGAAACTCAATCTGATCATAATGCAAGAGTTATAAGTGTATTTCGTACTTATAGTGGCGCTACTAATCCTGCCAGATGCGTTGGAATTGGAACTAGTATTCGAGTTTTATACAACGAAATTATTGATCTAAGAAAGCAAAGAGATTCTTTAAGAGAAGATTTAAACACAATCAAAGAAAATAAAAGCGAAAAAGAACTTGCTGCTTGGGGATCTAAAAGAATTGATAATCAAATTGTAGCAAGAGAAACAAAGAATCTAGGAGCAATTGCCTCAGTTAAAAATTATAATACTGATGTAACAATAAATGCTGATGCTACTGTTTTATATCTAGATGTTGGAGATCCTGATTCATATTCGGGTATTGGAACAATTTGGTATGATAGAAGTGGATATGGAAATAATGCAACGATATATCCAATAGGTACTTCTATTTCTTATAGTATTTCTGATGGCAATTACTTTACATTTAATGCAATTGATCAATATGTACAAACTGGAATTAAAACAACAAATCAAGCTAATGTTTTGGGTGTAGGAACAACCTGGACAATGGAAACCTGGTTTAAGGTTAATGGAGGTCCATCCAGTATCTTTAATTCAGTTGTATCTGCTGCTGGCACAGTTAGACCTATTTCTGGCATTATTACTGGTATTACAACCACAAGTATTGCTGTAGGTCAAAATGTTGTGGGATTATCGACTATTGTTTCTGTTGGAACAACGGTAACTGCAATTGGAATCGGAAGTGTTTATATCAGCCCCAAATCTCTCAATAATGATACAGTTTCATCAACTTTTAGTTTTGGAAATTACTTGAATTATGCAAACACAATTGTAGATGTAAATTCAACTTCTACAAGCACTAATATGCTGGGAGTTTCTTATGGACAAAGTGGAATATTCTCTGGGATTTCTAAAAACAGATTAATCTATACTGTTTCTTCTGGAGCTGCAACTACAACTCTTGTTGGATCTGCAATTACAAATGGTGCTTGGTATCACGGTGTTGTTGTAAGAAACGGAACAAATAATACCAAACTCTATGTCAATGGTGTTGGAGTTGCTACTTATTCTGGGGATGTTGCTTTGGGAACCGCAAGTACAACTACAACTAAGATTGCTGCCTGGACTGATGAAAACATTTACTCTAATATATCAGTATCGGTCGTAAAAGTGTATCAGAGATCTTATACGGATGATGAGGTCAAGAACAAATTTGACGCTTCCAGAGGCAGATATGGGATCATTGGGACTTGACACCCGCCCCGGGGTGCTCTATAATACGTGGGTAATCAACAAAACCACCTAATGAGTATCACACAAGAAACTGTACAAGGCATTGTAATTGACGTATGCACTAAGTCCTTCTTGCTTCTCAGCGATCAAGGAAGTACCAAAGAGGTCAATTGTGAAACCACCGAGCAGTTTATGAATGTGTTGGAAGTTGTGACTGCCAATCTTGAACCTGACCAAATCCAATATGCAGACCTTGCAGTTTATGGGCAGTGATGCTATACTATAAATAACGAAAAAATGGAAGTTTTCACCGTGGAAGAATTTCAAGAACGTTTTGACGAACTGATTGAGAGAGTTGAAAACGGAGAGAGTTTAGGTATAATTGGTGAAGATGGGCGGACAGCAGTTATGATGCCTGCGGATGAGCAACTCATACGAATATACACTGAGTTGAACAACGAAGCACCCTGATTCTCGGGGTTTTATGGGACTGTCGCCTATTGGTTAAGGCCCACTGCTTATAACGGTGTGAACTGTGTTCAATTCACAGCAGTCCTACCTTGCTGGTTTAGCAATCTGGCGAATGCAATCGACTCATAATCGATGGGAGGCGAGTTCGATCCTCGCAACCAGCACTTGACCACTACAACTCTATGAGTTATAATGGTCTCACAAGCGAGTATGGTGGAATCGGTAGACACACCAGACTTATGAAAATTGAGCCTCATTTAGGAAACTTTATGAGTGTAATTCCTCAAATTCGGTGAAACCTGTAAAATGGCAATACCGAGCCAAGCATCGTAAGATGAAGGTGTAGAGACTAGACGGGGAACACCTAAACCGAAAGGTATGGTGAAGGTATAGTCCAGACCACAAACCGAAAGGGTAGTGAAAACTATAGTGGTAAGAAAATCTGTTGGGCATTGCCCGTGGGAGTTCAAGTCTCCCTACTCGCATTAAAATAAATATAAGATGTCGGGCACAAAACCCTATGTCTTTTAAGTACAGAATCAGTCACGCATACTGTTGGTACAATAATGGTAGTATGATTGTGAAAATGTACTTCATCAACGAGATTCCCTTTACCTTTGATGAGCTCCCAGACGGGCACTTATACGACCAAGAACTCTGTAGAACAGCAGACAAATATAGAGCTTTTGAACCAGAAGACTTATATAAAAACTCGTTCTATCTTATAGACGAAGAGGCACATCCTTGCTTGTTCCCAATGGACCTAGAAAACCCAGAGGATATGCCACCAGATGTAGAATATCTTTTTGATGAGGAAGATTTGACCAGCTAAATAAAAGATAGCAATAATTTAGAAGTCATAATACGATGCCTCTGAATAAATTAGACAATTTTATTAAGAATACCGAAGGTCGTATTCTTTATGTAAATCCAAACGACCTTGATTCTACTGATGGTATTGAAAATCAAGGCAATTCTCTTGCTCGTCCATTTAAAACGATTCAGAGAGCACTTTTAGAAGCGGCAAGATTTTCATATGTACGGGGAAATAATAACGACCTCGTAGAAAAGACGACAATTCTTCTTTTTCCTGGAGAACATCTAGTAGATAACCGCCCAGGATGGGCAATTTACGATAATTCTGGAGCAAAAGCAGTTAGTAGATCGGGGTCAGAATCTGTTGCGTCTTCAGTATTTTCTCTTGGTTTAGAATCTAATTTTGATTTAAACCAAGAAGATAACATTCTTTATAAGTTCAATAGTTACTATGGTGGTGTTGTAGTACCAAGAGGAACTTCAATTGTTGGTCTAGATCTTAGAAAAACAAAAATTCGTCCAAAATATATTCCAAATCCAACTGATGATAATGTAGATAATTCTGCAATTTTTAGAATTACTGGTGCTTGTTATTTCTGGCAATTCTCCATGTTTGATGGGGACTCAAGTGGATTGGTTTATACAAACCCCGATAATTTTGGTGGAGTTTATTTATCAACACCTAACTTTTCTCACCACAAACTAACTTGCTTTGAGTTTTGTGATGGTGTAAATGAAGTAAGTTCTTATGGTCTCACAGACCTTGATATGTATTATAGTAAGGTCTCTAATGCTTATAATGCATATCGTGAAATTCGTGAAAAATTTCCATCTGATTCTGATGGATTTGCAAAGAGAAATCCAGAATGGGAAATTGTAGGAGCTTTTGCTTCAGATCCACTCGAAATTTCTAACATTATTTCTGGAAATGGTTTTGTAGCAAGTGCTGTTGTGACCGTGACAACTACACAAGAGCACGGTTTAAATGAAGGAACTCCGATCAAAATTAAAGGAGTTGGTGATGGCACTGGTCTAACGGACAACTATAATATTTCAACTACTGTTCAAAATATTCTGAGTCCAACTTCATTCACTTATCTTTTACCTGCACTAGAATCATATGTAACAATTTCAGCAAGTCCAAGTTTTTCTGGCGCAACAGTTACTGTAGAAACTGATACTGTATCAGGTGCTTCTCCGTATATCTTTAACTGCTCTCTTCGTTCAGTTTGGGGTATGAATGGACTTCATGCTGATGGAAGTAAGGCATCTGGTTTTAGAAGTACCGTTGTAGCACAATTCACGGCAGTTTCTCTACAAAAAGATGATCGAGCATTTGCAAAATACGATAAACCATCGAGAACCTATCAGTCCGTAAATTATAGTACAGTTTATGGTGCTGCTTTATCGGAAGGATCCTCTCAAACAGATGAAAGTAAAGTCTATCATTTAGATTCCGATGCAATTTATCGACAAGGGTGGGAATCTTCGCATATTAAGATTTCAAATGATGCATTTATTCAGGTAGTTTCTGTATTTGCGATTGGATTTAATAAGCATTTTGATGCTCAAACTGGTGGCGATGCTTCAATTACAAACTCTAACTCTAACTTTGGACAGATTTCTCTAAGTTCTTCTGGATTTAAAAAAGAATCATTTGAAAAAGATAATAGAGCATTTATTACATCTATTATTCCCCCAAGAGCAATTACTGGAGTAGAAGAAGAAATTGATTGGGTATCTTTAGATGTTGGATTAACAACTTCAATAGGAGTTACGAAAGGAATTTCAAATCATTTATATCTTTTTGGATTTACTTCTCCAGATAATCCACCATCATCAATTACACAAGGATATAGAATTGGTGCGAAATTAAATGATAAATTGCATTTGATTGGACTAGGAGTAACTTACTCAGCTTCCATCTATATGTGTGATAATGAAATCAGTATATCTGGTTTTACCACCGCTCTTGGAAGTACAAGTTCTGTTAAAACATATACTGTAATTTCTGGTCCTACTGCAAATTCTTTTAATGTTGGATCTAACAGTGGTATTTTAACTGGAGAAAAAGTTAAAATCATAAGTGATGATGGTGATTTGCCCGAGAATATTGAAGCACATCAAACATACTATGCAATTAAAGATAGTAGTAATGCAATTAAATTAGCATCTTCATATACAAACGCACTTCAAAATCAAGAAATTGATGTTTATGGTGGAACAAATCTAAAAATCTTGAGTCGTGTTTCCGATAAAGATGTTAGAGAACTTGGATCTCCAATTCAATATGATGCTGAATATGGTAATTGGTTTATTCACGTCAATTCTGGAAATGAAATTTATAATGCATTTGCTGCTGGTGGCGTTGAAACTTATGGAGAAACAACTGACGTTGCTTTTGTAAAGAGAATTTCTGACGAAAGAAGTCTAGATGAAAAACTCTATAAGTTTAGAGTTGTAATTCCGAAAGAACTATCAAACTCAAAAGATCCAGAATCTGGATTTATTCTTCAAGAAAGCAGCACTACTGGATCTAGAAGTAGTGTAGATTTTACGAGAACAAGTATTGGAAGAACTGATTATGATTACAATAAAAATCCAAGATTCATTTCAACTTGCACTGAAAGTTCTGGTACAGTTACAGTAATTTCTGAGCTCCCTCATAATATCCAAGTGGGTGAAACTGTTATTATTAGAAATGTTAAGAGCTCTACAAATTCAACTGGAACTTTCAATTCTGGATATAATGGTTCATTTGAAGTCACTGGAGTTACAGATGTAAATACCTTCAGTTACTCGACCAATAACTTAGTTACAGGCGCTACTCAAACGACAGGAACTTTTACGAGTAATACAAGCGTAAGAGATGAAAATCTTCCAAGATTTGAACGAAATGATTGGAAAGCAAATCTATTTGTTTATCGTAATGAAGTAATTTCTCCTTATATTCAAGATAAGCAAGATGGAATTTATCATCTGTATGTTTTAAATGCAAATAATCAGGTCACTGAAGAATTTACAAGTCTAAAATTTGGACAACTTCCTGCTGATCTTTATCCTCAATTAGATCGTGATAATGTAAATGATAATCCAAGATCAGCAAAAACTTATGCAAAGCGTGCTCCAATTGGTGATGTTGTAACAAATGATCTGAAAAAAAGTATTACTAGAGAAACATCTGACTTAATACTCAAAGAAATTGGAATTGGACTCTCAATTTCTTCCTTTAATTCTGGAACTAGTACAATAAATTTCTCAAGATTCCACGGATTATCTGGTATTGTAACTGGATCCGTAACACCAGGTTCTACATATAATCCAGGAACTTATTATGGGGTCAAACTTTTAAACGGTTCTCAAACTGGAACATGGAATGGAGCAACCGCAAATGTTGTTGTGTCTGGTGCTGGAAATTCCATCACTTCTGTAAATATTATGAGTCCTGGATCTGGATATAGTGCTACTGCATTATATTTTGATCAAAGTAGAATTGGTGTTGGGGATAGTGCTGCAAGATATACAATCACCACAGTGGGAATTTCTACAAATATTGGTGATGTCGTACAAGTTACTGGAACTGGAACTACCTCTGATGGATATTATCGTATATCATCTGTTCCATCTTCAACTTCTGTTGCAATTGCTAGAACAAGTGGAGATCCCACAATTCTTTCGGGACAGTATGCTTTTGTTGTAGGTCCCTCTATACAAATTACATCCTCAAATTATACTTCGGCAACAGGAATCACAACATTTATAACTTCTTCTGCACATGGATTGTTAGTTGGAAATAAATTTAGAATCATAGATTCAAGTAATAACAATCTTGGTGACTATGTTGTAAAAGACAGACAAAGTGTAACCTCATTTACGGCAGTTACAAACCAATCAATTTCTGCAGTAAATGGTTATGTTCTTAAGCACGGTCTATCCTCAAATGGTGGGGTTTCTGATGTAACAGGAGAAAATCTTGGTAGTCGCGGCGTTTCATTTTATGATGGAAGAGCATTTAAACTTAATGCTAGTGTGACATCTACCGCAACAACAATCTTTATCAGTAATATTGTTGGTATTGCAACGGCGCAAAGATTACCTCTTGGATCTTATATTCAGATTGATAATGAGATTATGAGAGTTACCAGTGATAATAATTCCACTCAAGCAACTGTAGAACGTGGTATTTTTGGAACTGTTTCAGAGGCTCATGATAATGATTCCTTAGTTCGTAAAATTGATCCAGTCGCAATTGAATTCCGCAGACCTTCAATTATTCGCGCATCAGGTCATACTTTTGAATATCTTGGATATGGTCCTGGTAACTATTCAACTGGATTACCTCAAGTTCAAGTTAAGACATTATCAGAAGCAGAACAATTCTTCTCACAAGCTCAGGAAAGATCTGCTGGAGTTGTTGTCTATACTGGTATGAATAATAATGGCGATTTCTTTAATGGAAACACCAAAACTATTGCAGCAAGTGGAGAAGTTGTTTCTTATGATATTCCAACTCCAACTGTAACTGGTGAAAATTCTAAAAAACTAAGTTCTGTATTTGATGAAGTTACTATTAAAGATAGACTTCTCGTTGAGGGTGGAGTATCTGGAACAGTTCTTTCTCAATTTGACGGACCAGTTACTTTCAATAAAGAAATTAAATTAAAAGCTGCTGGAGTTTTTAGTGCTGGATTAAAAGTTACAAATAATACTCCATCAACATCAACAACCACTGGTTCATTAATTGTATCTGGTGGAGTTGGAATTGGTGGAAGATTAAATGTTGGTGGAGCAGTTGATTTTGATTCAACTCTAAATGTAGATGGTGCGGCAACTTTCCAAAATAGTGTAACATTTAACAGTTCTATTGTAGTAGATTCAAACTTAAGATTCAATGATAATGATCATTTGTATCTTGGGAATGGAAATGATTTAGACATTTATCACGATGGATCAAACAGTTATATTAAAGATTCTGGAACTGCTAGTTTAATTCTACAATCCAATCTCTTAGAAATTAGAAATGCTGCTGGAACAGAAACTCTTGCTACATTCACAGAAAATAGTGCCGTAAGTCTTTATTTTGATAATTCAGTTAAATTATCTACAAAATCTGCTGGTATTGATATAACAGGACAACTTGATGTAACTGGAGATATCACTGCTTTCTATACTTCTGATCAAAGATTAAAGGATAACATCGCTCCTATTCCCAATGCACTAGATAAAGTATTATCCTTAAGTGGTAATACTTTTGATTGGAATGATAAATCTGGAAAAGAAGGAACAGAAGTTGGTGTCATTGCACAAGAAGTTCAAGCAGTTCTTCCTGAAGTGGTAATTGAAAGAGATAATGGATATCTTGCAGTCCAATATGAAAAACTTGTTCCCCTCTTAATTGAAGCGATTAAAGAACTTAAAGAAGAAATTAACGAACTTAAAGGAGTTAATTGAAGATGGCATTACAAGCATCTGGTCCGATTTCTTTTTCTCAAATTGCAAATGAATTTGGAACACCACCTGGAATAAATTTAGGTGCTTATAGAGTAAGTCAAAATGTGGGGTCTTTAAGTAATCTTGCATTAGATAACGCAGTAAATGCTTCTGGAATTGTTACTGCTTTAATACCCCAATCAGGTGCTATTAAGTTTAGTGATTTTTATAATAAAAAATTGAATGTTATTGTTGATTTGTTTTCAGTTCCAGATTATTCTCAAAGACTTGTTGCAAGATCTAGATATCCAAATAATTCTATTCCTATAATTCCTTCGGGTGCAGTAAAAAGTAATCCATCTAGTACATCGGGGACTAGAATAATTATCAATGTCAATAAAATTATTGGATCCTCTAAAAATAATATTAATCAAGTTGCCGTAAGAACTGGATCTTGGGATACTAATACTCAATTAGAGATGCAAATTGGTCAAAATGCACAGATTTATGGTGCTGGTGGAAATGGTGGTGCAGGAGGATCTAACTCTCAAGCAGGACAACCTGGAGGTTCTGGAACTAGTGCATTGGGAATTGATTATCCAGTTACTGTAGTAAATAGAGGATATATTCAAGCAGGTGGTGGTGGAGGTGGTGGGGGTAGTTGGATTAATAGAACCACTAGAACTGGATCTTTCACTCGAAATAGAAGGGAAAGAAGATCTGGTGGTAATGGTGGTGGAGGAGGAGCTGGATTCCCTCTTGGAACTGGAGGACCTGGCGGATCTGGATCCGCTAATAACGGAAATCCTGGATCTTCAGGAACACTTAGAACTGGCGGCCCCGGTGGGACAAACGGTGGAACTGGTGGTGCAGGTGGAGGAGGAGGAGCTGGTGGACGTTCAGGAACTGCAGGTGCTGCAGGCAATGCAGCAGGAGGTGCCGCTGGTGGTGGTGGAAGAGCAATTATCATTTATAATAATGGAACTGGTACAACTATTAGAAATGTTGGTGCCGGAACTATTATTGGAAGTACGATTATCAATACAATCCCACAATAATAAATAACTAAAAATACTATAAGAAATGGCAAATAATTATAGAAAGTCATTTAATTTTAGAAGTGGCGTTCAGGTTGATAATGATAATTTTATTGTAGATCCAAATGGATTAGTCGGAATTGGTACTTCTATTCCGACTGAATTTTTTGATCTTCGTGGAAATGCAAAAATTGTTGGATTAGTTACGGCAAATAATCTAGCAGTATCTGGAGTCTCCACATTTTATAATGATGTAAAAGTAGGAACAGGAATTACATTTAACCCTTCTACTGGGGCAGTTAATGCGACAACATTTTATGGAAGTGCTGGAGGTCTTACAGGATTTTATGCTGTTGCAATTGATGGATGGTACATAGACATTCCCAACTCTGGAATTTTTACAACATTTAAAGTTGGTATAGGAACTACTTTTCCTCAGTATTCTTTGCAGATTGGAGAGGATCCTATAACTGGGACTGGATTTTCTGTAGATGAATTGACAGGTAACGTATATACTACTGGAATTATTACTGCAAACTCTTTTGTTGGAGTTGGAACAGGATTAACTGACCTAAATGCGTCGAATATTTCTTCGGGAACAATAAGTTCGGAAAGATTACCAGTTCTTCCTAATGCTAAAATTCCAGATAATTTCCAAGTTGCTGGAATTATTACTGCCCTAGGTTCATTTAATGGAACTCTAGTTGGGATTGCATCTACAGCAAGAGATTTAACTTCTAATGCTACAATTAATATAGAAGCAGCAACTGTTGGAGTTTCTACAATTTCCACAAGACTTAGAACAAGTGGGTCAGTTGGAGTGAATACAGATGTACCTTATGCTGCTGTTCACGTTGTAGGATCATCGAGCACTACATTACATCTTACTGCAGATACAACTAATATTACTTTAGGTAGAAGTTTAAGTCCGACGGGAAATACTGGAGGTCTTAGATTTGGTAATACGAATGGATTATATCCTTCAAGCACAACTAGGTCTTTAGACATTATTAACTATGATACTGGAAATTTAAATTATTATTTACATTATGGAGTCTCTGGAGTTGGAACTGGCAATTTCAATTGGATATATGCTCCAGATTCAACAAATGCATTGATGACCTTGACCTATGGTGGAAGACTTGGTATAGGTATTACAAATCCAACACATAGTCTTGAAGTAAATGGATCTGCACAAGTTACATCTTTAAATGTTAGTGGAAGTGTTTATGCAACTGGTGTAGGAGCTACTGTAACTGTAAGAGATCTTTATATTTTAGATGGTCAAAATGGTGTAGTAGATGCTGACGGATCTTCTTTGTTTGATTTACCATTAAACTTTACCTCTGGAATTTCAACATTCTATGATCTTAAAGTAACTAATTTGGGACTTTTTGAACAAAAAATTGGTATTGGAAATATAAATCCATTAGAACCTTTACACATTGGTGGTGATTATTTAATTGATCCAGAAGATGCTGTAGTTATTAATTCTTCTGGAATTGGAATTGGAACAACGGCACTTAGATATGGAGCAGGAATTGAAGGAATTAGTGTAACAGCATTATTTGGTTCAGTTGGAGTAGGAACAACTAATCCAGATAATCCAAGTGATCCAGCTGGAACAAGAGTACGTGTAGATGGAGATGTGGCAATTAGAGCTGGAGATCTTTATGTTGGTGTCAGTACGGCAAGGGGTGTAATATTAACATCTCCAAACGGAACAAAATATCGATTAACTGTCTCTAATACTGGAACTTTAAGTACTGTTTTAGTGCCATAACAACCACTTTCCAAACTGGCACACAGGGGGTCGCAAGACCCCTTTTTTGCTGCTATAATACTTTCATATTCAGCAGAGAACCGTGATTCAACTCCGTCCTCACCAACAGACTGCTCTGGATGCCCTCGCTCAGCATTCTAAGGGTATCTGTGTGTTCCCGACTGGTGGTGGTAAGACCAACGTGGGAATCTTCGATGCTATGCGTGAGTTTCAGTCTGACGCCCCTAAGACCGTTGTAGTGGTTGCTCCTCGCATTCTGCTTGCCGAGCAACTCTCCAGTGAGTATCTGGAGTTCATCACTACCGTTGCTGTGCTTCACGTTCATTCGGGTGAGACGCACCACTATAGCACGACCAAACCCGCAGAGATTTACAACTGGTGCCGTCGTGCCTACAAGCATCAACTGATTTTCACCACCTATAACTCTCTGCAGCGTCTGGTTGATGCAGATATTGAGGTGGATACGATCTACTTTGATGAGGCACATAATAGCGTTCAGCGTCACTTCTTCCCTGCCGTTGAGCACTTTGCTGCTGAGGCAAAGCGTTGTTATTTCTTCACCGCCACGCCCAAGTATTCTGTGACTGTGGGTAAGGCAGGTATGAACGACGCTGATGTGTATGGTCAAATCATCGCTAAGGTTCCTGCTCCTGAACTGGTGGAGGGTGGTTACATCATTCCCCCTAAGGTCATCACCGCCCCGATGCGCCTCTCTGTGAAGGGTGAGGACATCGCCCAGCGTGACTGTGAGTATCTGCTCCAGATCATTCAGGAGAACCCTGTGGATAAGATTCTGGTGTGTGCGAAGGCAACCAAGCACATCATCGGTCTGCTGTCTGAAACTGACTTTGCCCAGCAACTGGAAGAGGCAGGATACTCTGTGCTTCACATCACCGCAAAGCACGGTGCTTTTATTGACGGTCAGAAAGTCAATCGTGAGGTGTTCTTTGATACGCTGAATGAGTGGGGCAAGGATGCCGACAAGAAGTTTGTGGTTCTTCATCACAGCATTCTTGCCGAAGGCATCAACATCTCTGCTCTGGAAGCGGTCGTGTTCCTGCGCTCTATGGACGTTGTGGGCATCGGGCAGACGGTTGGGCGTACTCTGCGTCTTCACCCCGCTGACGCTGCTGGAATCCGCTCTGGTGCGCTTCAGGCGGGCGCTCTGGAGTCCTACACCAAGTCCTATGGTCTGGTGGTCTGCCCCGTGTTTGACCGTGCTTCTGCGGGCACTGCGAAGGCAGTCCAGAACGTCGTGGATATCATCTTTGAGCAGGGTGACGTTGCCGTCAGTGTTGTTAGGAGGTAAGATGACTGAAGAATTAAAAATCTATGCTGAACCAATTACGTCTTTGTATTATGTAAAATCTAAAATTCCAAATAAAATATTGAATCTAATAAACGAGGACATTGATTATCTTCTAAACAATAAAGATGAGTTTAAAAAATGGAATCAATATTTGGCTGGAAATATTTCTGAAGAATATAAATTTTCTGGGAAAAGTTATGAATTATTAGAAGAATTTGTTTTAAAAATCGCTGAAAATTATTTTTATGTTATTGAGGATGAAAAATTAAACCCATATAAAAAATATGATCATTTTGATACATTTTTTAACAAAGAAAGGACATATATTCTTGAAAGTTTGTGGGTAAATTTTCAGAAAAAATATGAATTCAATCCCATTCACTCCCATAGCGGAGATTATTCTTTTGTGATTTGGGTTCGAATACCTTATGATCTTCAAAATGAATTGAATCAGGATAATTGTAAGAATTCAAATCAAGCATTCAATTCTTTGTTTTCCTTCTCCTTCACTTCTGCATCTGGAGATATTCAGTCTTTGACATTAGAAATAGATAAAACCTGGGAAGGTGTTATAGTAATGTTTCCATCTTGGCTTATGCACACAGTATATCCTTTTTATACTTCAGATGACTATAGAGTCTCTATTGCGGGAAATATATACCTAAGAGAAGAAATGTAACAAATGAAAAAAACATATGATGATCAATCAAAAATCTCAATTTTTCCAATATCATTTTTCCAGACAAAAGTGGAAAATAATGATGAGATTAAAAAAGATTTGGTTTCTAAAATTCTTAAAGATTCCGAAGACCTTCAAATCCCAGAAGGGTGGTTTACTCATAAACTAAAAACTTCTTTTTCTGGAGAAAAACCAGGGAAAGAAGTTTTCTTTGGGGAAGATAATACATATCAATCAATTTTAGAACAGAAATACGCAAGATGTTTTGATAGGTTTTTTGATTATAATTATCAGATTATGATTGATGAAATATGGTATAATTGTTATGCAAAAGATGAATATCAAGAGGAACACGATCACTTGGGGGGACCATTTAATAATGTACAGTTTTCCTGCATTCACTTTTTATCCTTTGACAAAACTTCTCATAATCCTCCAGTGTTTTCGGATCCATTGGAACAGGTAAGGAATCTTTCTTTGGAAATGGAAAGAAATATGTATGATTCTAAATATTCACCACAAATTGAAGAAGGTGATTTTATTATGTTTCCCTCATATCTTCGTCATTCTGTTTTACCAAAAAATTATAATAGGAAGTATCCAAGAATTACAATAGCTATGAATATAAAAGTTTTACAGTATGGAGAGCAAGGACAAAATGACTATTAATGTTTATGATGAATTTTTTTCTGAGGAAGATCACCAGTTTATATTCAACTATTGTGAAAATGCCTCATATTTCTATGGAGAAAAGGATAAGGAATATGATGGCCCATACTATGAAAATTATGAAAAAGATCTTGCGAAATATTGTACTGGATTAGTTCATGAAGTTTATTTTTATAGGGATGAACTAAATGAACTTCCTTCATATGAAGAAGTGTATTTGCCTGGTGGTGGATGTAATAAATTCATAAATCAAAGAAAATTCTTTGATTTATTTACTTTGGCGATAGAAAATAGATTTCCAATCTATAAACAAAAAGATGTCACTCGTGTGTACATTAATTGTTTTGCCCCCTTAGAGAACCCATATTTTCATACTGATGGTGATATAGGTACAACATTTTTATATTATCCAAACAAAAGATGGGAATTGGATGAGGGGGGAGAAACTCAATTTTTTATTGATAATAGCATTTATGGAGTACCACCTATTCCAAACCGCCTAATTTATTTTGACGCTAATTTACTTCATAGGGCAACTTCTTTTCGTAGCTCTCATAGATTTTCAATTGCCGTCAAGTATCAAATGCATGAAAGTCCCAATTGGAAAGATTGACCAAGACACTTTTTAAACTGGCACATAGGAGATTTACAGAACCCAAATATTTTACTATAATACTAAGGTAATCCACAGAAATCCATGAAGTACAACGTCATCTTCGTCGCTGGTAATCATCGTCTGACTGAAGAAGTTTATGCTAACAATCCTCGTGAGGCACAGGATGTCGTCAAGGCACGAAATCCTAATGCTCGTATCGTGAATGTGACTGCTGGCAACAGTCGGTAAGAGATTTTCAAATGCGTTGTAAAGTTCAACTCTATGTTGCGGGTAAAGTCTTTGACGAAATCGTTGAAGCAAAAGATTATCAGGACGCAAAACAAACTGCTCTTGCCCGCAATCCAACAGCAAAAGTAATTAGTGTAACTGCAATTTTCGGATGAATATTCAAAACGAAAGTCTCTTGAATCCTAAACCAGGAGACCCAAACGGTTATGTGACCAAAGATTTAAAGTGGGCAGCAGTTCCTTGGGGAACTCAGTTTATCGTGATTTGTAATGGGCAGCAGGTTCATACTGCTAAGACACTCACACTTGCTAAAGAGTACATTAAAAAGAAGGTTCAACAAACTCCAAGAAAAAGAAAGACCACTTCAAGTCTTGAGTCATATTTAACGGATTCTAAACCTGATTAAATACTAATAGCATAAAAAAAATATGACAGAAGAAACTCAAATTGATAAGTGGAATCGCGGTCTTACACTCTTTGAAGAAAGTGTATTGAAACCAGATCACGAACTTCGTAATTGCGCTCATAATCAAAAGTGCTATCACGAACTGATGTATATTCGTGAGAATGTGCTTCAATACCTTAAAACACTGAGAAAATGACTTCCACTTATGTTTATCTGCTAATCTTTGTTTGTATAACGTACTTGATTGCAACGGACGAAAGTATTGCAAAGGCAGTTTATTTGAGTTCTCAACTTGCAAAATTTCAGTTTGAGAAGTTTAAGTGGTGGATTCGCTACTCTCCAGATAATCCTATTGTTCGTTATTTAATGTGGAGACGAGCATATAAACTTGCAAAAGAATTGAGAGACGAGTTAGAATCAAATGCTAAATAACCCAATATGGAGACTACATATGCTCTCTACTCAATACCGATTAAGACTTGAAGAAATCTGTAGTCGTATTGCCAAGCACGAAGCAGTCGGTCTGGAAGATATGATCTGGGCGGAAAAACTTGCAAAAGCAAATCAAACTGCAGCAAAGTTTCTTCGTCAGGCAAGAAGAAAAGCAGAAAATCCTGATATGCAAGAAGGAGATTTAGATGATTTCCTAAACCAACTTGATATTGGTGGATTGGGGCACGAAAGATTTGGTAAAACTGGATTTGATAGTGTTGATGAGATTGTAGATTGGTTCAGCAGAGATGATGAGGATGGAGACTGGAGGAGAAGAGACTGATGCAAGCAGTATTGTATTCTAAAGAAAAATGTCTGGAATGTGATAGAGCAAGATCACTTCTGGAAAGTTTAAATATTTCTCATTTAGAGTATAAACTTGGAAGAGATTATAATGAGAAACAATTCTATGCTGAGTTTGGAGACCACGCAGAGTTTCCTCAGGTAGCGATTGACTATAAGCATATTGGAAGTCTTAAGGAGACGCTTCAGTATCTTAAAGAAAAGCAACTTATATGACTTGACGAATAGCAAAAAGCACTCTATAATATCCGCATATACATTTTGATTATGGAATACAAACCCTATAGTGTGGAATGGAATCGGCGGAGGTATCTTGCCGAAGCAATTCAACAATACTTTGATACTGATGCTTCTGTAGATATTGTCCTAGACGATATTGTGAGTGTTCTTGAAGAGAATGTAGAATATCATAAGAGTCGTGCAGAAAGATTTCAAGAAGTATTGGATGGTTTGAAATCTCTTCCATACTAATAAGATGTGTTAAGAATTCCACACAGAACTCCTACATAATGCTAGAATAATGAGGTCATAAAAATGAGCGAAAATTCTTTGTTATGATATTCTTTGTGCGTGGAGGTATTATGCACAATTTAATTTCTTACAATCAACTTGCTTCTTGGAACCACTTAGATCAAACAATAGATAAATTCATTGAGGAAACTGAAATTATTAACGATTACTATCAGTGTTTAATTGAGTGTAGTGATAATCAAGCAGAGTGTAAACGAATTTGTAAAGCAATATTGTCCTCCTAGACCAGTTTAGAAACCGTCCATCGACCCTTGACTTTCCCAGTCAGGGGTCTTATAGTATGTTCATTGATCCCGCAAAACCTGCATTATGTATTCCGCAAAAGTTACATTGAAGTATGATTCCGTTTGGGAACATAAAGGTGGCATCTACGATGATGAGATTCTTCCAGAGGAACACTATACTTTTCAGGTTCCTGCCGAAGACCTCAATGCCATTCAACTCTTTCAACTCTTTGAGAAGTTCTGTTATGCTATGGGACATAATGCTGATGGTATTGCCAAGGGTGCCGCATATGTCGCATTCAACGAAATGCGTACTGTAGAAGCGATGCGTAAGACTGCCGAAGAGTATGACCTGATTCTGGCAGAGGATTATCACAAAAAACTTGTAGAGTATGATGCTCAACAGGATAAAGATATTAAAGAACTGGAAGCAGAAGTTCGTGACCTTAAGGCAAAACTCTCCCGTCTTGAGAATCTTGATAATCCTCAATATACTGATGAGGAAATGGATGCGATGAGTGCTGAATATATTGCCTGGAATAGTCTTATTCCTGGTAGTTATGCTGCTGTTGAAAATGGATGTAAGTGTCCTGTGATGGATAATGAAGAAATGCCAGACGATAAAAAATGGGTAAATGGTGATTGTCCTCTTCACGGTAAAGTAAAATGAAACCAAACACATATGTAATTCTTGAGCGAGCAGTAGAAGAAGGAGCACTTCTCGGATATCGCCGTGCTTTCAAACACGTTGAAAATCCATCCGAGGGTGCTATAGTAGATGCGATCACAGAGGCAGTAATGCTCTCAGTGAGTGAAGTGTTTATGTTCTCTGATGTTTCTACTGGAGATAGTTATCAATGAATGATATACATTATGGTTGGGTTGTGAATACTCATTATGACTGGATGAATATGCTCGTCAAAATGAAAGAAAAGAAACCACATCGTTTTGAGGAGTTTCAGTATTCCAACGGCACTATTTACCACTACATAGATAGAATTCAACAAGAACAGAACTTATATGACTGAGAGAGCATCGGAATTTATGAAATGTATCTGGGATGCCCGACAGATGGGAGCAGATACTGAAGAGAAACTTGTTGCATTTATTCTACGTTTAGCATCAGGACAAATCAAAAATTATACAGCACAAAATGATTTGATTGTGTTGGACCAAAAAGATATGATTGAACTTGCAAACGAAATTGAGAGCCTAAAATGAAACTCATTACATTCAAACATCGTGAAGATTTTGGGAACGAATACTATGTTCAGATTCTTCACAATAAACGCTGGGCACTTCTTCAAGCATCTGTAAGTTGGAATGATTATCCATCTTGGCCTTATATTCAAATCAAATCAGGAACTGGTAGTACCTTGAGTATTCTGTTCTGGGCATATAAGTTTGGATTTGATATTGGAGTGATTGAACGCACTTGGAATTGGAACCGTGATGAAGAAGATGAAACCACTACCTGATAAACTACAACTTGATATTATGTGGGCAGTCGCCACAAGTACCAGTATTGAAACTGGCATAAGACCCCACTACGGGTTCGCAAAGATGCTGTATGATGAACTCAACGACATTCAACCACCAGTAGGACTTGGAAATGAGAAAGGTCACAGTCAAACCTAAAAGCAGCAAGGCAAAGAACCGCCTTTTCAACATTATGGAAAACAATCCTGTCTGTACTGTGGAACAGGAATGTGATGGTGATTTGTTCCTTGTTTCTGAAAATCGTAAGTACAGTTTCTGGGTCAGTATTCGTACTGGAAGTAATCGTTTCGGTGACAAAACCTGTAAAGATTGGGAGATTATTGAGGAGGCAAACTAATGAGATTTCGTAACATAGAGTTCCGTTGGAGCACCTGTAACAAAAAGTATGAACTTATCCGTTGGTATAAGGCAGAAGTAGATGGTTGTGAGGAGAGAGAGTATTGTTATGTCGTTGCTTTCTTTGATAAAGAAAAAGAATATTACTCTATGAGAACCATAAGTGATAGATTCTTTGAGGATAAAGATGCCTTTGTAGTAGGTAAGTATGGTCTGGAGTTTCTAAATGCAATCTTTGAGATTGAAAGAATTGAAGAGGAACTGAAATAGGACACTTGAGAAACCGTCACAAGGGCACTTGAAAACAGTTGCTTTTTCTGTTATGATACTTTTATAGATAAAAAACAAATGACGATTTTTAGATACAAAAAAGACCAAAACCTTTATCTTCTTTACGAACAGATGAGACCCTGTTATAATCTTGTAGCAGTTCCTTATTTTCCAAATCAAGGAGTTCTTGCTAAAAGTAAGAGGAATATTTCTATGGAAGATTTTATTGTGGTTGCTGAACGATGACTGACGAAGAATGGGAAACCGCACTCAAAAGTATGAATGAGGGTGTGAAAAAGTGGGTGGATGAAGAAATTGATAAAATCAAGTATAATATCATCAAAGACATTATTAATGAGGAAGTGAAATGACCTATAAGTGCCCAAGATGTATTGAAAGAGGACAAACTTGGAGTGGTGATGCTCCCAAGTGTGGTTTTGACGAGGACGGAAACTTCCTTGAAAACAACTGGAACTGTGCTACACTAAATGCTCTTCGTGAGATGGGAGAGGAAGGTAGAGTGTGGTGTGACGAACAGAATGTGACGATTATAAAAAGAGATGATGTTGGGCACGGTATTCTGTCTTGGTATAAAAGTCGTGGAGCAACTGATGACTTTCGTAATGGATGGTTTGAGAAAGGAACACTTAAGTATGCCCAAGAACTTCTTGGTGATATTGAACCTGATTTAGGAGATTGGTGATGACTAAAGAAATTGAACTGCTAAAACAAGAAATCAAAATGCTTCAAAGTAAGTTGGAGTTTTTGGAAGAGATTGAAACACATAAATCTCAACCAAGAATGACCCTTGAAAATACTGTTGAGGGTGAGATTGTCTCTTATAATGATGAGATTTATTATCGTCTGGAATATCCAACTGCTGTTATTTGGTATAAGAGAAAAGGAAATATTGCTGTTAATGCTAGTGGTGTGAAGTTGGTATGTGTTACTGACTTGGAAACTCATCGTCTTCTTGAAGGACTTTGGTTTAATGAGGTAAAACACGGAAAGTATCCTGATGAAGTAGAATGTCCTGATGAACCAGAGTATTATGATGAAGTAGAATGGGATGAGAAAGATAATCCAAAACCTATGGATGATGTTGTGAATAGATTGGTGAAAAAATACCAAGCACAAAAACTCTGGAATAGGGTAAGAGATGAACTTGGATATTCTATTGATTTGTGTGATGAGATTGTGGATTTGGTGGAGGACTGGTTGCCGAAAGAACAATCTGCTGCTGGGTCACAAAATGTAGATACTGAATTACTTGTAGATGGTTTCAATCACGCAATACAAAAAATGAAGGAGATGCTACGATGACTAAACAATATCCAATACAAGACTGGGAGTTTGTTGAAGACATAGAAAATGCCTTCAATGAATGGTTTTATGGAAATCATACTGAATGGACTTGGACTGTTGAATGGTTTGCGGGAGACTGTTCTATTGAAGACCCAAAGACCCGTGAAGACCTGATGAGAAAATGGGTGTATGCTGCGTTTTATGAGGGTTTTATGCGAGGAAAGTATGCTAAAATAGAAGACCAAGTAGGATTGACGAACAATGACTGAGAGAACCGACGACTGGCGCACAATCTTTGGAGACCTCACAGATGCTGGAGTTTATGAGATGTGTGAAATCAACGCATATAAATTAGCATCACACCTTGAGGAACTCTACCTGAAAATTGCCGAACTGGAGGCAAAGGTAAATGAGAATTGAAATTACTTATACACCACATCCAACAAAAGGATACACGGCAACAATCTGGGATGGTCCTGATGGAATTGATGAAGACAGTTTCGTTTGTCGTAGTCTTGGAGAATGTTTTGAGCAGATTGTAATGTGGAGAACACTTAACGCACAACAATACAAAGATGACTGAAGAATACGGGCACATTCCAGATGGGTTTATACTCAATCCAGAAGAAATCCAAGAACTCCGCAAACAAAAACACGAACTGACTGAATACGGCAAAGAGAAACTGAGGAAACTTATGAACCACGAAGAAATGCTTGAAGAGGCAGCACGAAGAGAGAGAAGTAATCGTGTGCTTCAACGATATAATGACTTCTACAATCTGGAATGTGCTGGACTACCTCACGGAACACCAATCACCCCAGAACAACAACAAGCAATCACATTAGATTGTATGATTGCTGCTCTGCGGTGTGAGAACCTCAACCGTGAATATAATGAGATTGCGATTGCTGATATTGAGGACTTGATTGAAGGACTTTATCAACAAGGTAAAGATTATCTCCAAAGAGTAAAAGAATTCAAAGATAGTGCGGAGGGTGTAGCATAATGTTATCACCCGCAGATAGAATTGTAGAAGCAACTTTAGCATATACTCTCCGTCCAAAAGGAAATGATAGGGAGAAAGTAATTGCTGCTGCTCTGGAGTTTGTAATTCACGAGTACCAAGATTATCGTGAGTTTGGATGTGGTGAGAGGGTTATTTCCTGTGCTGATTTATGGGAACTAATTGATGAACTGAGGGACACGGAGACACTTGAAGAACTGGCACAAGACCCCTCCACAGGGGCACCAGATGCCTTATAATACATAAGAACACACAGAACTCCAATGACTTTTCAACCTTACAATGTAGTTCCTGGAACTCAAATTGTTCATAGTACCACTGATGTTTATGAACTCACCGATGAGGCAGAAGGAATGATTTATCGGGTAGAACTCCAAGCAGATAATGTAGGAGTTTATATCAAATCTGGGGAGCGAGGAATTGAAGAAGGTTCTAAAAACATCAGCGAAGATATGTCTATCGCAAACAAAGAACTTGCGATTGTTGTTGCTCGTCGTATTCTTGAACTTTATCAGGCAAACTGAAATGAACCTCACAACCCGACAACTGAATATTCTTTCCATTTCTCTTACTATGTTTTATGATGAGGTTGCGAAAGACGGAAGTAGTGCTAAAATGAAACAGGACATTAAGGAACTTCACAAACTGGTGAATGATGAGTTTGCTAAATCTTTTGCTAATTCACAATGAACGAACTACAAAATGTTGATGAACTCTTCTTGGATAATGTGAGCGTTCATTATGAAGTAATGGGAGATGATGCCGTTTGGTTCTCATTTACACATCCAAACGGTCAAATAGATCATTTCAACATCGTTCGCAAAGGTAAGAAACTTTCAACACTTTATAGTTGTAATACTGGAAATGTGAATGGTATGAATGTAGAAGAACCTACGATTGTTCCAGAGCATCGTTATTGAGGACACCTGATGACCTACGACCAACTCTATGATTATGTGGTGAAGTATGTTGCTTCTCCTCATACTACCATCACAGAACACGACCATCGCCGCACTTGTCTAATTCTTAGTGCATTTATGGAGTTTATCCTTGACTGTCAAGAGGAAGGTGTGGATGCGAATACTATTGACATCACTGACTTTATACACAAAAAACTTGATGTGATTGAAGGAAAATGAGATTACCAAAATGGGTTATATCAATTCTGAATGGATTTGATAGCATCTATATTGCCATTATGTTCCGTTTGGATTATAATGACAACATAGACCGTTGTGCCTTCTTTGAGGAACTCAATTATGGTTGGTGTCAGATGCAAGATGAATACTCAATGTCTCAACCAAACTTTGACCCATATAATCTGTCGGGTAGAGACCCTTATTATTCTTATGTGATGAGTAAGAAATGAACCTACCAACATTCATAAACAAGTGGATAATCGGATTTAAACCGATTAAGTACTCAAGTTTCTGGTGGTGGTATCGTTTGATGTCTCACGAAGGATTTCGGTTTGATGATTATCATATCTGGGGAGAGTTTTGGCACTCTCTGAATGGTGGATGGTTGGATATGAACTATCAATGGGAGTTTGAAAAGTTCTGGGGTAAAGGTGCCAAACCTGAAAGAATTGTATTACCTGCAAAGGACTTTGATGCACTTGTAGAACGCTTGAATGAACCGCCAGATCCTGCTATAATGGAAAGGTTCAGAGAAATACTAAACAAAAAAGCACCTTGGGATGTAGAAGAATGAAACAAACAATCAAAAACTTATGGGAAAGATTTGTAATTCATAAGTATGTCTTTGCTGGACTTCAATGGGGAAATAATACTTCTTTTGGGTATAATGAAAATTGGAAAAGAATGGAGTATTGGGAAACCAAATATAAAGAACTTGGATATGTTCCTGTAAGTTATGATGTTTGGGTTTCTTGTAGTCAATATCAATCAAAATTGAGGATGAAAAATGAGCAAAATTGATTATTACCGTACTGTACTGTCTGGTATTGTGATTGGTGTGGTGTTGATTAGTGGATTTTATATCTTCACGACAGAAGATAAACCACCAACACCAGAATCAAACTTCACGGTGGTTGATAAGTATAAAGGATGTGATGTGATACGCTGGAATCATAATCAATTTGCCGAATACAAATACTTTTTATACTGTGATAAAAAATGACCGAAGAACAAAAAGCACTATTGGAAATGGTCGCAGAAGAACTTGGTGGTAAGTTAGAATATTGGGTTTGTGCCGACAAGTTTAATAGTTCTCGAAAAATTATAATTGAATATGATTTCCAAAGAAAAGGCACAAATCTATCATAATATATGGTCTTGTGCATATCGAAGAAGGTACAACGCAAAAATGAAATGTGATTGGAACTCATATGATAGAGAACAAGAAACTATCCTAATGTGTTTGAACATGAAGAATGCCAAGTGGTGGAAATTTGAGAGTGAGAAATGACTGAGACCTTTACACAAACGTCAAATATGCCCTATAATAGGCATAGATACAAATTAGTCTATGAGAACCAAAAATCTATAATCTTTGAAGATTATGAAGACGTACAACTTGCGTGGTTTCAAACTGCTTCACAATTTCTAAGTCACATTGAAGTTTTAGACAAACCAACAAAATCAAAAGGATTTAAGTAATGCTTAGCAGACCTCTTTTAGGAACCGATAAAAAGAAAACCAAATTAAGTTGGTTGGAGTATATCTGGTTTTCTTGTATCATTCAAGGATGGTATAATTGCTGGTATGCTTTTAAGAATTGGGGCGACTTGATGGGCAATAACTATCAAGAATATGCACTTCTTATATCTGACGACCCATTAGAGCAATGTGCTATTTATTTTTGGGATAGTTTGGAAGACGACATTTATCCTAAAGAGTTTCTTGAAAGTCTGATGCAAATGGCAGATGATGTGGAAACTGGTAAAGTTAAGACATATCCAATGGACGAAGTTATGGATAGAGTGAAAAACCTTGTGGGTGATATGATTGATGATGTAAATTTGAATGAGGAATTAAATGAAGATGACGACTGTTGAAGAGTTCCCTTACGACCAATTCCCCTGGAAGTTGGTTTATAAGGATGGGAAAGAAGTACGGAAGTGTTATTTTGAGTGTGAATCACACCGCAAAAAACACATTGAACGTTATGGATTAAAAAAGAAAGATATTAAACTCAGCTACAAATTTGAGGTAAAAGAATGACTGAAAGAACTTACAAAGATAAAAACAACAATGATTGGTATTGGGAGGAAACTCCAGAAACTATCGAGGCACTCAAACAACTCCATCAAACTGTAAAGGAAGTAAATGAACGAAAGGAAACTAATTGACGACTGCTTTTTTATTGAACAAAAGAAATGGGGAACTTGGGACTCTTATGATAAAGAAGGAAAGTGTATTATCACATCTCTCACTGAAAACGAATGTATCAATGCTACCCGTTTTTATCTTAAAGGACGGCAGGAGGGTTTCACTGAATCCAGATCTTATGAAGGTGAAGTAGGTGGAAAACTCTGAGTTTCCTTATCATACTTTAGATCCTACTACTCCTTGGTATGAGTTTCTTCAGTATTGTGAAATCTGCCATCAGTTGAATGTTCCAAGACAACCATCTGTTGGTAGGTTTTATGCTTATCGTCGTTATTTAAAAGAAGTTGGAGTATTGTAATGACTAGTACTAATTGGTTTCAAAAAAAGTGGGGATATTCAGAAGTTCCTACTGATATTTTGTTCAGGAAAATAGAAGAACTTGAGCAAAAAATTGTAAAGTTGGAAGAAGAGAATATTGAAACCACTAATACTCTCTATGAGATTATGAATTCGGTTGATGCTGTGGATGCTCGTATAGATATTCTTGCAGAGCACTGTAGGATTTCTGGAGATGTATGACGATTTAGATACCTTTGAAAAAGCATTATCACACTTTGGAACAAGAGTAGATGTTATATGTGCTATGGAAATGGGAGGCAAAATAAATGCTGAAATTGCTTATCAAAATATTAAGCTTGAACTCAAAGAACTCAAAAAAGCAAGAAAAAAATATAAAAAGGATCTGTAGTAAGTGTGGTGAGGAAAAACCACTTGACAAAGAATACTATCAGGTTATAAAATCATTTAGAGAAGGATTTAGTTTTTATTGTAATGAGTGCAACAAACCAAAAGGAAGAGATTGATTCTCTTAGATTTACAAAGAACGAAGACGGTTCTTTTTCAGTGGAATGGGACCCACAAGACCCGAAATGGAGTTTCCTTAACAACTTGACTTCAAAGGAAATCCAGATTATAATGGCACAAGCAATTCAAGAATTTACCAATGGCATTTGATTACAAAGAATACTCTTTGAATAAATTGGAAGAATGGTTGCACGATTGCTTGAGTGCAGCAGAAGCATCGCCACAGGAAATTTACGATAAAATCAAAGAAGTAGTCCGAGAAGAATACTATTACTACAAAAATGGTGCTTCTAGGACGAATGAACTTCTCCAACTTCTGAATGGAACCGTACAGTTTCATATTGATCCAGCAGGAAATCAAGTTCAATGTTCTGTTGAAGATACCTCAGAATATTGTAAAGGTGCCTGGAATAGTTTTTGGGAGAATGAAGAAGTAAAAGATGATGGTATGCGTCCTTGGGGACATAGTGATATGGAATATCTTATAGCAAATAACAAGGATAAAGTAGTCAAATGGCAACTTCCAGTAGAATTGGATGATACGAATGATGAGTATTTTGTATGTTTCCCAGATGACTTGTTAGAAGCAGCAAATCTTAAGAAAGGTGATGCGGTAGAGTGGGTGGATCGAGGAGATGGAAGTTATTTACTTAAAAAGGTGGAAAATTAATTATGGCATTATCACAATCTGTTGAAGAATCACTGAAAGAAGCAGAGGCATCTTTGCGTAATGCACTGGCATATGCTGCACGTCAAGAACGTCCAATGGTGTGTAGTGTGATTGCGGATATTATCTCACGTATTGAATCATTACAAACAACTGACAGTCTCCTAGATAAATTGGAAAACCGCAAACCAGGAGATGCTGGTTTCTTTGGAACAATGTTTGGAGAATAAACAATGACTGAAGAAAAACCAGTAGTAAGTTCAGAAGAATTACAAAAACCAAATAATCTTGGCAAGGCACTACAAGAATGGTGGGATTCTGACGCTTGCAAACAACTTCAGAAAGAAAATGAAGAAGCAAAGCAACGAGCAGTAGGAAAGTATTTTATGCTTTCTGAATCTGACAAACTTGATATGGTTCAAGCAATCTGTTATATTATGTGCAAGGCAGAAAGTGAAGGAACTTCTCATAGGGGACTTCAGGATGCTTTAGGAATCTATCCTGCAGGATTCTGGGTGGATCATCTTATGGAGGTTCATAATTCCCTTTGGTCTTACTATCACGACCAAAAGAAAGAAAAAGAACTAAAAGATGATTTGGATGCTTTAGAAAAATTTACAGAAAACAAAAGAGATTATTAAGTTTCTACATAATAGTAAAGGATTTGTGTTAGAATCCTAACATTCTAATTAATAGCGATGACACTTTCTAAAACAAGCACAGACTATCTTACTAGAGAAGAATGGAACGAACTGAATGCTTTAAGAGAGGCAATTAATTACGATCCAAGTCAGGTTTGTCCTCAAAAAATGGAAAAATTTACCGAACTGTTTGTAAGGTCACTATATGGTAAAGGTGACTCTGTATCCTCACAAACAGAACCAACAAATTATTAAAATAAATACTACAACTAATTTTATAAGTCCTATGGACAATATCGACCAACATATTGAAAAAGATAAGCAAGTTCTCGATGATCCCACTATCTCTCCGCAGACACGTCGGCACACTGCAGAAGAATTAGAAGCACTCAAGGCATATAAAGAACATCATCCAGAAGATACACACGATCCAACACCTCTTGAACTGTACTGTGATTCACATCCTGATGCATTGGAATGTAGATTTTACGAAGACTGAGGACACTTTAACAACTGGCACACAGGGGGTTCTCAGGGCACTGGGGACCCCTTATAATATGAATAATTCAATTCAAACCATGTATCCCTCAATTCTTATTGAAGTTGTTAAGTATTTGAACTCAATCTCCATTGATATTACCGAAAGTCATGAAGACGGACGAGTGAATAGTATTGGTGATGAGCAAACAATCATCAATCTTCTCATCAAAAAGTATGGTGATAATATTGAAATTCCCAAAGCAAGGAGTTGGTGGGATGTAAAAGTATTTGGATATCCTCTCAATATCAAATCTTCCAAGTATGGATCTGCTGCTGATAACTTCTCTTCAAAAGCAGCAGTTCTATATGCTCTTACCAATCTTCCAGAAGAAAAAGTAAAAGTAACTTCGTGGAAGAAGTTTCAAGACGCTCTTCTCAATCACAGTTCTGAAGATAATCATCGGGATTATCATATCTTTTCCCTGAATAAGCAAACCAATCAGGTTCATCTTTCTTCATTGAAGACTCTCAGTAAGATTACTCCTAATGGCAATAATCTCCCATTTCAAATCAAGTGGCGTGATAACATTCAACCCGTTCAACGTACTCATAGACAAGCATATGAATTTCTGGTAGAATGCTACAAGGAGTCTGTTCGACGTAAAATTAGTGCCCACGATGGTTTTGAAGAACTTTGATCTACATCTAGGAGATTGTCTAGAGATAATGGATGAGATTCCAGACGAATCCATTGATTTTATTTGCTGTGATCCACCATACGGAACTACTTCTATCAAGTGGGATTCCGTGTTAGATTTCAATAAGATGTGGGAGCAGTATGGAAGAATCATCAAACCTAAAGGTATGATCTGTTTGTTTGGTTCTCAACCATTCTCAGCACAACTTATTTGTTCTAAGATTGACTGGTTCAAGTATGAATTGGTCTGGAACAAAAACAAGTGTGGTTCTCCTGGTCTTGCAAAGTATAGACCTATGAAGACACACGAAAATATTCTTTTGTTTGCAAAGAATGCTGGTGGTACATATAATCCACAGATGGAGAAAGGCGAACCATACTCCCGCACCAGTAAGAATCCAGAAGGATATGTTGGTCGCAAAAACGATCACGGATATGGTATGAAACCACGCAAATCGTTTAGTAATGAAGGAACGCGGTATCCAAAATCTATTTTGAATATTTCCCGCGATTTCAGCGCCCAACAGCAGGTTCATCCAACTCAGAAACCAGTTCCTCTGCTGGAATGGTTAGTGAAAACTTATTCCGATGAAGAAGAGATTATTCTTGACAATTGTATGGGATCGGGTTCTACTGGAGTTGCTGCTGTCAAGTTGAATCGCAGATTTATTGGAATTGAATCTGATCCAGAGTATTATCAGATCGCAAAAGAAAGAATTGAGTCTGCTGTGCCAGTTGAAGAACTGGCACAGTTCCCCCAGAATCCCCTGCTGGATGCCCTATACTAACAAGGTAATCAACGAAACGCCTCATGGCAACCCGCTCTCGCATTGGTCTTGAACTCTCTGACGGTTCTGTGCTCTCCGCTTATCATCATTGGGATGGTTATCCCGAATGGTTGGGACGCATTCTGAACACTCATTACAACAGCAAAGATGCTGCTGCCGAACTGATTGACGGTGGTGATATGTCTTGCTGCTGGACTGATGAAATTTGGGACGCAAAACGCGATGAGAATGATGATTGCATCGTGAAGAAGTACGGTCCAATGTATTACTCCCAAAGGGGCGAAGAATGCCCTCCTCGCCTTGATAACAACATCGGTGAATACCTTTGTGATGGTGAAGAGTATGCCTATCTCTTCCGCAATGGTGAATGGGTGTGCTACAATATGAATCAGTTTGAGGATAGCAAACTCCCCGAAATCGTTGAAATCCCCAAAGGAGCACTCGCAGTATGATTAACTTCATTTCTGGAACCATCTTTGGTATTATTGTTGCAACGATTGGATTCACTCCAGTTGCTGGTGCCCTAGATGGTATGATGCTCAACCTACAGAAAACTACTGTAGAAATGAATGCCCCGAAACTGCCTCCCCCCTAGGACAGTTCAATAACTGGCACACAGGGCATCCCAGACGCCTCTGGATGCCCTATAATACTTTCATACGCAACGAACCCGATGACTTCTGCTTTTCTCACCAAGGACTTCAGTGACTTCTGTGCTCAACGTGATGCCCAGAATACCATCCAACTGAATGTTGTTAAGTATTGCTGGCAGTTGTGTGAAGCACTGCGTCAGAACTACATTGACTACAGCATCAAATCTCATCAGCGTTCCCTTGAGCGTGGTGAGAGCGTTGATTATCACAATGCCTGCATCACCGACCTGAAGAATGGTAAGTGTGATTATGACTTCACCTTTGAGTCTGGTAAGAAATATCACAAAATCATTATGAATGCCAATGGTTCGCGCTCGGTTCATGCTTTTGTGGATAAGAAGACTGGTGAGGTTTATAAGTCTGCCAGTTGGAAATCTCCTGCCAAAGGTGTTCGTTATGACCTTCGCATCATTGAGCAGCGTGAATGGTTGTTTGAGAATGCCGATTGGGCGGGTTCTTACCTCTACGCTAAGTGATTATGACTGCTAAAGACAAACTTATCTTTATTTCTTCGTTCATTTGGTTTTTGCACTGGGGTCAATGTCTTACATCACGTATTCTGGATATGGTTATTCTAAACTCCTCTGTGAGGATGTTGCCACTTGGTTTTTGAATAAGTTTCTGCCCCGCCATAAGATTGATGTGGAGATTCTACATCGTGGTTTGAGAAGAGAGGGTGCTTATGGTTATTGTGATGTTTCAGGAGAAACTCAACGCCCCCGTGAGTTTCTGATTGAAATGAATACTCATATGGATGAAGAGTTGTATATAAAAACTCTTTTACACGAACTGACTCACCTGCGGCAGTGGGTGGTAGGTTCTCTGCGACTTCGCTACGGAAAAATGTGTTATAATAAAGAATCTGTGGAAGATACGGATTATTGGGATCAACCGCACGAAATAGAGGCGCTGGAACAAGAAGAAACACTATATCTGGAGTATATGAGAGAAAAGCACGGTGTTGATTTAGATGATACAATTACCATTACCTTTACAAGACCAAGACATTTGCTATGACATTAGACAGTGGAAAACTGATGTATTCGGAAGGTAACAACGATGAGTGTTACACGCCAAATTACGGGGTAACTCCCATTCTGAAGTATATTCCCAAAGATGTGACCGTCTGGTGTCCATTTGATACGATGGACAGTGAGTTTGTCAAGCAAATCTCAAAGCAAAATGAGGTTGTATTCACTCATATTAAGTATGGACAGGACTTTTTCACCTACCAACCATCTAAATGGGATGTAATTGTATCCAATCCACCATTCACAAACAAGCGTAAGTTCTTTGAGCGAGCACTATCATTCAACAAACCATTTGCTCTGATTATGACTAACACCTGGTTGAATGACAGTGCTCCAAAGCAACTCTTCAAGGACAAGGATCTGCAACTGCTGATGTTTGATAAACGTATGAAGTTTCATAGCCCTGATGGTCGCCCGAATGATAAGATCACATTCAGCAGCAGTTACTATTGCTGGAACTTTCTACCAAAACAAATCATTATGGAAGAACTGACTGTGCCACCTTCCAAACTGGCACAACGGTCTCCAAGCGAGGCGGTTTTGCCATTATAATTACAAGGTAATCAACGGACACCACCCCAGATGCTTCCTTCTTACAGTGCCATTTCCTTTCATTCTAAAGAGGAGCACCAAGCGGCACTTTATGATGCCTGCCTGATGATTGTCAACACCTACAACGGTTCTGATATGTTGGATGGTTATTCTGTTGATGATGTGACTGCTTATGGTTTTATGAAGTTTGCCCGCAATGTTCTCAATCAAATTGCCGAAGGTAACTGAAATGATGACTCAAACTGAGCAACAACTTGATGAGTTTTATGATTATGTTTTCTCCTTCTATGGTGAAGGTGGCATCTATCCAATGGGTGCAACTCTTCCTCTGATTCAAAAAGCAACAAACGACATTATCCAGATTCTTCAAATTAAGAATGAAGAGTTCTGTGGTGATAGTATTGACCGCGAACTGGTCCGCGATCTGCTGATTTCTAAGTACAATCTTGTGTTCCCCCGTAACTGAAATGGCACTTTCCAACAACACAATCATCAAACTGTCTGAAGCACTGTCCAAGGATGTTGCCGATTACATTATGGATCAACCTGAGTTCTTTGATCTGATGGTGCAGTTGATTCCTGAAGCGATTACTGCTAAACTGGGTAATGTAGATGATCGAGTCGCTGCTGAATTGTCGATGTGTATTTCCGAACGTCTTGTATTGAAAGGAGTTTGAAATGAAAAAACTATTTGCTCTTCTGCTTCTTCTTCCTCTTCCTGTATTTGCTGGTGGTCCGCCGTTTCGGTATCAAACAACCTGTTACCTGCAAGCAAATCAAGAGTATCTGATTGATGACTGTGTGGTGATTGAAACTCGTGAGAATAATGGAGCACTTCGAACTCGCAATATTTTCTCCAATCGTTTTGGTCTGACAATCAAGTCCCGCTTTGATGAGAAGAAAGGGTTTGTAACCTGGGATTCTCACAATCAGTTTGAATACAAATGGGAATATAAAGTTGGACAAATTACTGGTGCTGGCGGCACGACGGCATACACTTATGTAATGCCTGGTCTTCTTCTTCAAAATGTATCTTGGGATTAAAAATGACACAACCAAACTCCAATCTTAAAATTAATGAAGTGCAAGTAAGTCTGAATGTGCACGAAATTGGTACAATTCTATCTGCCCTGCAAGAACTTAACCTGGCACAGGAAAATAGAATTGCACGGGAATATGGAAGTGTTCCTGCGCTCTATAATAAGTTCTATTCTCTCTTTGAACATATGGATACTTCACAGACTGGAATTCGCTACGACCTTACACCTTCTTTCTAAAAATGCCAGAAACTCTTACTTCCTTATGGTATCAGTACTATCATATCATTCAGCAGGATGCTCCTGAACTGATCGATGAGTATTTGGAAAGCACTGCTGCTCGTCTTGAACTTCCTGTTGATTATTTGATTTCTGAATTCTTATGAATAATGATATTAAGATTCTACTTGCTCTGGAACAACTGGAGAGCGTGATGAAACTGGTTGAGGGTAATCAGTGGGAAATCTTCATATCCCGTCATTTGATTCCTGTTCGCTGTGAGTTGAGACGCCAGTTGACTTGTACGCAGCACTCTGTTAAAATAAAGAAGTAATTTACACAACACGATGAAATATCTGTACATTGTTGACTATTGGGTTCCATTTCCCTCTTCCGAATATGGAGGTTTGATTAATCTAATTGCCGAGTCTGACACGGAAGCATTTGAGATTCTTTCTTCCGAAGAACAATTTGACGAACGTTATACTGAGCGGATTATGGAGCGAGTTGTCAATGCTCAACGATTTGAACTTGTAGAAGATTTTCAGTCTGGAATTTTGGAGGCATTTACCACATGACACAACTGTATCGTATTGAAGAATTATTTACGAATGATTGGGAATTAGTCGATCCATCTGCATCAAAACTGACTAAAGAACAGTGTGATGCTCGTCTTGAATCTTTGATTGCTCAAGGTGTCAATCCAAACTATCTCCGCGCAGTTCCTGATGTTGATTGACTTTCCACATTCTGCTCCCGAAGGATATTCCTATGAATTTGAAGATCATAATACTCGGGTAGTTGCTATATGGTTGCGTCATCACTGCACCTATAGCTTCGCTGAAGGGAAAACTGTTAGATCCATCTGGGGATTTTATTCTTCAAAGAAAAGAGAATACTATGCACCCATCAACTCCTCTAAGTGTGGAGATAAAGTAAGTATCGACAATACCACACCGTACTCTGCAATGCAAATCAAACGAACACCATTAGAATCTGCATTTGTATGACCTACTCTCCACAAGTCAATGACTACGTAAAATGGACTGATTATGTGGAAGGGTGGGTGTATTTCAAGTGCAGCGACTACATTACGATTGAAGCCTGGGTTCGACCAAAAGATATTGAGAACTATCAAGCCTGTTCTCTACATCGCAATGATCGTTTATTAGTTCTCTGTTACAATCATCAGTGGAATCAACTTCATAAGGTAGGATATCGAACTGATAAACATTCTACAGAAATTATCAAGAAAGAAGCATAAGTATGAAAAAAGGAAAAATGCTCTGGCGCTGGTGGGCGAAGTCATTAGGACAAAAAGCAAGCAACAAAGACTGTGAAGCAGATAAGGTTGCACTCATTCGCACGATTATCTTTGCCACTTACTTAATCACAAATGCATTTATTGTTGCAGGTGTAATTCGACATTGGAATGATTCAAATGAAGTACCAAGTACATTATGTCAAGCAGAAAAAGAAAAAATCATCGAAGCAAATCGCAGGCAATTTCCTTACGATTGAAGATGCGATTTGGTATGAGAATCAAATCAAATCACAACAGGGGCATATAAACGTTGAAATCATACCAGTTCTATAGAGCGTCAGGATAAGATGAATACTCCAATGGCATAAATATTTCTAAAATTTAGAAATTCAAATGGAAGCAAAAAACGTTAGAGAACTAATGGGAGCCTATGCTTCCATTTATGAAGAAAAAGGTAAAAAGAGTGACTGTGTAGATAAAGAAGACAAAGGTGCTCATAATTGCGCTAAGAAAGTCTGCCACGAACAGTTTGGTGAAGGAACTTGTATTTTCGGTCAGCATTCTGTTCCTGATAGTAATGGTTTTGTAAGTCACTATGATGTAATCTTCGAACACGGTATTGAGAAGAATGTTCCTGTAAGTGAGATGGAAGTTCTCATCAGTGAATCCCATATGAAAGAAGGTCATCGTTATGAAGGAGAACAACTGGATGAATTCCTTGGATCGGGAGCAGCAACTATGGTTGATCAAGCAACCAAAGCAGTTCAAGGAGGTCTTCAGAAATTAGGAGTGCCAATTAACAGAACTGTAAAACCACCGACTACTCAAGAACAACAAAAGAAAAGAATTCAACAAAATCAGGATGTAGATCTCTTTGATATTATCAAGGGTCATTTACTTGATGAAGGTTATGCTGATTCCGAAGAAGCAGCACTCAAGATTATGACTTCAATGAGTGAGTCTTGGAAGGAAAGCATTATTGAACAATCTGCCATTGGTGCAAGAGCTGCTAAAGTAGTTGATGATCAGAGACAAGGATATCACGGAGACTCTGATGCAATCAATAAATTAAGAGATGATCTTTCTAGATCAATGGGAAGATTGAAAAAAGGTCAAGGACCTGTAGTTACTCCTGGCGGTCTTCCTGGAGTCTGATTTTACTTTTCATAATTCTCCAGAGGGTCTTCACCGACTCTCTTTTTTTATTATCCAAAGAACCAGTAATATCCTCTCCAACTAAACCGACCAGGATTCTTAAGACTCTTCACAATACCTGTACCTTTTCCTTTTTCACTTAATTCACGCACTGCTGCTGCTATACTTTCGAACCGAACTTCAATTAGTTCGGTTTTTTTATTGACACCGAATACTGATTTCTTTTTACTCTTCTCTTCCATAATCTGCCATTTATGACCATATGCTGTTCCACCAGTTCTAGCAGCAAGTAGTATGTTAGCATTTCTACCAGGATCGCCAGTAATCTCTTTTGCTGCTATTCTTGCATTCTCATAATCAGTACAGATACCAGTCACTAAGTTCTTACTTCTAATCTTGAGTCCGCAGTGCTTACCATTTCCCCTGTTTTCTTCTGTTAGAGAACCCCAAGATTTGTATTCCGATTTAAGTTTAATTATTTTGGGTTCAGGTTTAGGTATGGGTATAGGAGTTACATTCTCAATTAGTTCATTATATTCAGGTTGATGTTGATCTATCCAATATAATTCTTTATCATTCAATAAACGTTCATCACATTCATCTATCTCTTTAATCATAAAGTTATTATTACCATACTTTCTCATCGCACGGTGTAATGGTTTTGAAGACATTTTCAGTGCTTCTTGTATGTGTTGCTGCCACTGTTTGTTCATTCCCTGAGTGGTCTGCCCAACGTATTTGTGCCCGTTTTGTTTATTGAGAATGAGATAGATGATTCCTTGTGCCATGTTTATAATAGACTATTCTCTGTATCTATAACACATAACACTTAAAATATAATAGATAATGTTATGTTTTATAGGGGTAGTGATTTTGGATACAATTAGAGTAATATTTGAAAAAATATATGTTAGTAAATTATAACATTCTCAATAAATTATGTTAATGAGAATCAATTAGGTATATTGTTGAGAAATGCTTCTGATACCTTGTAAATGCTTGTAAATGCTTCTGATACCTTGTAAATGCTTGTAGTTCTTGTGACCTAAGCGAGCGTACCATAAGACTCGCAGTTTGTCAAGCCACACCGCCGCCCCAGATCCCCAGTCCCACACAGAAGACTCATAATACTTGACAGACTTATGAGTTCGTGGTAGAATCTAGACGAGATACACATAAAACGCAACATCTAGTCTAGAATATCAGCATAAACACACAATTCTAGACGAGATCGCATATATACTCACATAATCTCGACTAGACATGCAGCATCTAGTACTTGCATCTAGTCGAGATTTGTGCTACACTTCTAGTTCAATCACATCTCGACGAGCTTATGTACGACGATTACGATCTCGACTATACATACTGCAATGATCATTCTTATGATCTAGACGAGTATTATACACTAGATACACAAGATCTAGATGAGGATTATGCACGAGATTCACATGATTACGAATCGCTTGCATATCGTCACTACGCATGATATAATAATCATACACACACCACAAGACCCATGATCGCACAGAAACGCCGAGTATTGGTAACACTGGAGATTGAGTGTTATGATGATCTAAATGTAGAAGATTTAGATTGGAAAGAAATATTAGAACTCGAAGGGGACGAGGAAGTGCATTCTACTGTCAAAGAGTTCGATCCGTTCTAAGAATGTGACAGTTCTCGAAGTGGCACACACCCCCTTGATATCCTGATCAGGGGGTGTTATGTTGTGTCAGTACTGAGGAATTCGCCGTGACTGAAGTTAAAGTTCGGGTCGAAACTAACGATGGTTGTGTTACCTTTTGGTATGAGAAGTCCAGAGGTAAGAACCCCACCGAAGTTGTCTGCAATCGTGTCACAAACCAGCTGATGGGTTTGAATATCAAACAGGTGAGTGTGACAGTTGCCTAAGTGTCACAAAGGGGGTTGCATAGGACCCTAGGACCTGATACATTACATTCGTCGCTGAGATTCCCAATGATTTTCGCCATCTCCAAACTCAACAACTGCACCTATACTCTGGATGCAAACAATCAGCGGGTTCTGATGTATGCTCCGCTGCTGCCTGATGGATCCTATGAGACTGCAGGATCTGCCTATGATTGGGTGGAGTGGGACCGTCTGGATGATGATATCCTGGAAGAGGCAGATCGGATTCATAAACTGCTGCTGGCGGAGGTGTGACACTCTAAGAACTGGCACAGGGGTGGTTGCGCTTCTGCCGCCACCCTGTTATTCTACATTCATACCAAACAAATCCAATGACTACCTTTCTCACCAAAGCACAGCGCCAGATCTTGATTGATTGGTATATTGACTGCCTGATTGAAACTGAGTCTGAGTTTGTTGATGGAAGTGAAGAAGCAGAGCGTCAAAGTTTGGCGTCGATGAATAACTCTTACTTCTATGAGTATGTTCAGGAGATGATGCCTAACTGTATGCAAGATCTTGCAAAAATGAAATAGGGTGTGACACTCTGAGAACTGGCACAGACCCCCTTGTGCCCCGCCTGAATCCCTGTTATCTTAGTTTCAGGTTGAGGGGGGCAATAAGACCACCCCGCTGCCGCCCTACGGGTCCACTGGGCATTCGCCTGGCAGCAAACCTCAACCTTTCCAACATTCTTTCCCGAGACCCTACCGATGAGCGTTACCTTGACCGTGAACTACAAAGAAGTCTTCGCTGCTCAAACTGTAGAAAAGATTGATGAATTGCTGGAAGACAACTATGCCATCGATGACATTCTGGAGTTCATTGATGCTCGTAATGAGGAGGATTTCGTTGCCTTCTATGAAGAGTACGTGACTCAAGGTGAGAATCTGGGTTATGATGTTGTGGATGCATTCGTAGAGTATCACGGGATTTCTTACGTAGAGCACACTGGAGATGCCTATCGTGGGCATTATGATTCGGGTGCTGACTTTGCCGAAGAATACTATAGTGATGTCTATGGTGATGTTCCTTCGTTCCTTGTTGTAGATTGGGAAGCAACTTGGAATCAGAGTCTCTATTATGACTTTGATTTCGTAGATGGTTATGTGTTCAGTAGTAGTTTCTAGTCTAGATCTACACACTATCATACAGATCTCGTCGAGACCTACACACATCTCGACGAGATCATCACATCATCATACATCAATCTAGTGCATATGTCAACTAGATACACACATCTAGATCATCACATATACATCTAGATTGCATATATAATACAACATATATGATGTGCGAGAGTTCATCCTATCTCTGGTAAACAAAATAGGACATAATACATACGTGACGAGTAAGAATAAAAAAATACAGGACGATTCCTGATAGAATAATTTATTTTAATTCTATCACTTAGGAATCATATTATTGTGCCTAAGATTCTTATAATAACTCTAAGAGCTTATATTATTATCTTCAACGGGAACAAACCTAGTCTAATGGGTATTTTAAATATTGTCAAGCCCCATTGTGCCAGTTCGTATAGTGGCACAAGATCGGTTGAATTCCGATGATCACCTGGTATTGTACATTCGTTCCTGAGGTTTTGTTTATGTGTGGTCCTGCTTTTGATTATAGTTTCCAAGATTTCCTGAATGATGCCTCCCCCGAAGAATGGGCAGAATGGGAGAACAAAGCTGCCGAACTTGAGGTTCCTGTAGATTACTATCTCCAAGAGTTCGTTGCCTGTGCCAGTTGAGAGAGTGGCACAAGGGGGGTTGCAATGCCCCCCAGACCCTGATACATTACATTCGTCCCTGAAGGAACCCACCAATGTTTGATGAACTCTGGTCTGAGATTCAAGATGCTCCTGGTGAGATTTTTGACCTGAACATTCCCGAACTTCGTGATGATGAGAAGTTCGATTTTGATGGTTATCTTGCCGCTGATTATGATTACTGAAATCCTTCGTCTTCTTAACAATTTGACTGACGAACAGTTGGATTCGTTGGATGAAGAGAAGTTCGCTGAATCTCTGTTCTACATTAACACCGCAAATGAGAACTCTTACACTCCAAGTCACCGAAGTTTCGTTTGATTTTGATGATCTTGACTTCACCGAAGAAGATCAACAGCAGGTTGTAGATTCTGTGGTTGGTAATGTCTTTGAGGTGGAAGTTGATGATGCTGATGATGACGAAGCAATCGCTGATGCGTTAGTCGAAGAGGTGACTGATTACGCTGGTTGGTGTGTCTTTGGTCTTGATTTCGTTCACATTCTTTCCTGAATCATTATGGCACGAACTCTTCAACAACTCAAAGAATCTGTTGATCGTTTGATTGAACAACAGGGTGCAGATGCTCCTGTCGCTGCATTTATCTTCACCAGCGAAGATGTATTCGT